TCAAACGTGGTCATAGCTTCATACTCCAATAGGGTTAAGGTTTTACAGCTGTGCAAAACACAAGAGCTGCGAATATCGGTGTAAACAGACTGAGGGGCAGCATCCATATGATGGTGAGGGCGTCACCCCACCACCAAGCAGCTGCAAACCAGCAACATATGAAATTAAGTACGGTGATTGCTGTTACAGTTGCACACGCAGTGCATAACTGGTCACGGGCCTTGATCTCGCCTGGCCTATACTTCATCTGACTCTCCTTTAGAAAGGGTAATGGTACGCATCACCCTTAAATGCCAGATTATGCCGTGCTCTTAATTACCGTCGTCTACGGCCCAGTCAGGGGTATCGTGCTGAATAGTGGGCGTGTCGACATAGAAGGGCCTGATACGTTCAGGAGGAAAGAACACCTCCTCATTCCGATTAGGCCTGGGCGGTGCATCAGGGATATGTGGCTCACCGATCGCTGATGAATAGAACTCACCCTGTGTCTCGGATATGAAGTTCAAGTACTGCTGCGTATAGCTACCAGCGGCAGCTGCGTCATCCCTAGACAGATACGTATTAGATATCGGCGGTACGTGACGGTACTGGCGTAAGAATTCATCCTCTCGCATACGCCTGCGAGTGTAGGCGTTGACACTCTCTTGGGCCTCAGGAGACATAAGCGCAGACAACGGCAGTGACTCTACCGGCGGCAGCGGAGTGGGGTTTGGAGGCACATAAGGCGTGGGCATCGGGGCAATGGGCATACCCAACAGTTGTGCATCGACCATGTCGTCATATGACTGGAGCTCTCGCGGTGCCGCCGTAGATGGTGCAACATCATACGTTGGCGTCATGATGTAGTCACTTAGCAGACTGGTGTTGCTACGAGGCGTGCCTGTGGCAGTCATATTCGCGAACGGGTTATCCGGGTCTTCGAGGATACTCCGCTGGATGTGCGCGGCTTGCTCTTGCTGTGCATTTGCAGCCTCTTGAGTCCACGCATCGCCCATTACGCATTTGACGGTAGTTTCCTCAGAGATGACGTGCATGTTCATCAGCTGGAGATACTTACCGACCTTACGCTCCTGGGCTTCCTTGGCCTCTTGCTCAGCATGTTCAAACAAATTCGCTTGTGTATTATGCATGGAGGTAGTGTACATATCTCTGATAGATAAAAAAAGACCCCCATGTGAGGATCTTCTTCCCCCGCTAGGGCATCAAACGTCGCTGCTCTTCGCCCAGCCACGCATGATACTCCATCGCGAGGTGCATGGAGTCTTTAGCCCGCGGATCAGCGAGCCAGTTGACAATGAAGTCAAACAGAGCATGCAGCTCTGCAATGACCTGCTGCCATGTCCAACCTTCCTCGAGGCAGCCCTCAAGGATGCCTGCTGTCCCACTCTTGGCGAGACGCAGGCGATGCTCCAACGGGATGTCGTAGATGACATCCAGCCGAGCAGCTTGGATACAGTGGGGCAGTCGTGCCCCTTTTTGTAATAGTGTCGCGTCGGCTAGTTGTTCAGGTGTTGGCATCCCAGCTCCCTCACTAGCTCGACGTACTCGTTGATGATACTGTATGTATCATTCTTACCTTCGAGCATCAGACTGACAAACGCTACCACGTTAGGTAGCGCTAGAGGGGCCATGTCTGGCCTCTCTGTGAAATACCGGCGAACAGCCGGTAAGGCACATGTAGCGAGCTCAGCTCGCTCGACCAGTGGCATGCCTGCACACTGCATAAAATCTTCCTGCTCTTCGCGCGGAGCTACAGCAAGCTCCACAATAAGAACAAGAGCGATCGACTGTCTTGGTGTGATTGCACTCATAACGAACTCCTTTCGAGTAACAGCCTGCTACCAGAATGATAACAGCACCATATTAACATGCCGGGTAAACAGTGGTTTTTAAGGGGCAATCTTGTTCAGCTGAACAAAGTCTGATGGCTAAAAAAAGACCCCCACGTGGGAGTCTTTTAGTTTAAGCCGTAGCTCCGAACACATGCTCTCGCATGGTATCGGAGAGCATTTGTTCGAACGGGTGCCCTTGCACCTGTTGACGAACCCATGCTTGTTCCTCAGGACTGCCACTCGAGAATGGCACCCAGCCGTTCTCCGAGTGGACTAAACACCCGAATACCAGGTCCGATCGCAGAGCGACCGTACCGAAGTTGATTGTGCGATCCAACATTTGAATCCTCCTTGTTGCAGGTTGTTGCAGAAATACAAAAGCCCCGGCGCTGCAACACACCGGGGCTTAGGCGATCGCACCATGGCGACCGTTGAATTATTTACGTGTTTACCCTCACGCCGGAGCCCAGGACTATTGGTCCTGGTAATCTTCGAAATCAAAGGTCTGCGTAGCGGCTTCATTGGCAGCCTGCGATTCACAGACACCAAAGCCGCCGACTTCCCTTTGGAAGTCCGTGACCTGTCCCTCGATGTTACGAGGGTCGTTCGGATGTGCGATGATGCACCTCCTTCGTCTAGAGGAACCCTTACGAGCCGTGCCCCAGGCACGTATTAGGGTAATACCGACGCCGCGTACATCACGACATCGGTGTCCAACATGGCCTCGTAGGGGCAACCCTGGAGACCTAGCACCGCTGACCATGCGGCTTCGGTGCTTAGCCCGCCAGCTTTCGCTATGCGAGCACGCTCAGCCAGCGAGGGATATGTCCTCTCTAGCTTGAGCTCAATCTCCCGATGCCTCACAGAACGCAAGGCATCGGGGTTGGATGAGACCATCACGTTGATCGGCCGATCGTAACCGCCAATCGTGAAACAACGCTCATCCTGTGCCGCGTCGATGACAATGACGTCAACGTCCGACACCCCTCTTGCATCCAGCAACCCGCCAGATGCAAGCTGGGCACCTTTAGGAAGGCGATGCAACACCCTCCCGAAGATCGACTCTGGGGACTCCAGAGCCCGAGGCCGCTTTGGGCAGCACTCGATAACTGCGGGCCATACCCACCCGCAGCCTTCACATCGGTAACTCATGGTCACCTCCGTTGGTAAGAGAAAAGAAACAGCATAGTGGGGCCACCTCCTAAGGACCCCTCACAGCACTCTGGTCATTCGTCCCCCCGCTGTTAACAGGCGGGAACCGCACCATTGCGGCTGCTGTGCTAGTAGCGTGGTTGTTAAGGCAGACCACCCTGCCAACGAAGTTACTCGAAAGTGTAACCTCGTAACGCCTCCAATTTGGCCTTAGCCTCATTGTCCCATGACCAGGGACTGAAGCTCATAAGAACCCCCTTAGGGTTCAACGCCTTGGCCTCATCGCCTTCGAGGATGTACTGGTCATCGCATGATGTCCAGGTATCATCGAAGTAATCGACCAACACTTTGTCGGCCTTGGCATCCATTTTGGCGCCGTCTCTTCGCACAAATTGGTACACCTGGTCGGAGTCGTTAGACCCCGCGTACTTCCAGGAGTACGTGGATACGATCATACGCTTCTGCGTATATTCCTCCTTGTGCGCCTCAGCAAGATCTTCGTCAGCAGCTGCATCAGCCGCTGCGATGTCCTGCCGAACCTTGTCACCCATGTCCAGGGAGTTACCCCAGATCTGGATGAACCCCTTCATCAGGGGCAGCACCTCTTCGTCGTGATGCCGGAACTCGGCGAGCATCTGGCCCACCTGTTGTCCAACGATCTCTCGCTGAAGATGTTGGACCAGTTCCGGCAGGTGGTCCAACTGCGGCTCGATCGCTCGAGCCACCATCAGCACGTCTTGCTGCCCTTCGGCAGCCTGCAGCGTGCTGAGCGTCTGACTGAGCTTCAACAGCTCAGCGGGGTCGCCCTTGTCCGCGTCCCGGATAATCCTGTTAAGGACCATCCGTTGCGCTTGGCGGATTGTGTCCGCCGACAGGTCGTGCGGTACCGCAGCCTCTTGCGCCCATGCCGCCGACGCGACAAGACCCAGCAGCGTCGCGATAACACACAGTACAGTAGCTTTCGTACTCTTCGACATAACGATCTCCTTTAAGATCAACAGCACCGCGTGGTACTGCCTAGAAAATCCCAACACAACGTCGGGAAGTAAAAGCCGTCCCCGGGGATCGAGCCCAGGTAGTGCGAAGATAAGTATCAGCCCCGCTCTACTCACGTTCCAAGGGCGGACCACTAACGGCCAGGCCCTTGGAACGCACTGAGAGAGTTACAGGTGATTGACTGATCCTGCATTCGCAGACCACTGCGACGGCAAAAGAGGGTGTGCATTTAATACGGCCGCACACCATCCACCGCCTGGGCACCACCCAGGTGTAGCATCACTCTCACGCACGGAGAGCTGCTGCGGTTACTTTAGTGCAATACCTATGGTAAGGCACCATCTTTACATGCCAGATAAATGCCTGTTTTTAAGCAAAATAGGGCATGATTTAACGACTATAGATGGGTGCACATATGCACCTTATTTGGGCTTCTGTTTAGGTGGATCGTCGTCATCCTGCACGTGAGGGTTCGGGATATCTTCCACACGATACTTAAACCCATCCTTCCCGTCAGCAGTACCATCCACGATACTGCCAAAGAGCTCATGGGCTGTAATCAGGAGTCGCTCAACGTCCTCCACCTCACGGCCAGCAAAGCCGCCCATAGTGCGGGTCGCTCGCTCAGCGTCCTCAAGGTGCTCCACTGCAACAACCATAAACACCAGGTTGCGTACCTTCAGCTCCTCGACCATGTCCTCAACAGTCGCTACTTCCAAATCCATTTGTGTCTCCTTTGTTAGGTAGTGTCGTTAACTTTTTGGTAGATTAGCCCGCATACCGCACTGGTCATTTAGCGTCCACATATCCAGAGGGTATTGCATCAATCTTATCACGGTGAATGATTGCACCTTTGATCTTACGAAGCTTGAGCTCCGTCTTCCCTGGACCACACCAACGAAAACCATAGTGCGGTCGACGGAAGTGTGGCATCATGTGCATATCACGACCAATGTCGAAGCCATTGATACCATTACGAATGGCAGCCTCAATGTACTTCTCGTCACCTGTCTTGGCGTACTTGTCCTTGTGCTTATTCATCACAAGCCTGTCAACCAAATCGCAGTCATCAGTGCCCATCAAGCAAAGCGTGATGTACAAACGAGCGCACACATTTGCTATTTCCTTCATCGCGTCTACAGACGATGCTACCTCGTTCTTGGCGGCTTTAGTGCGGGTATACACAGCCTCCAAGCATTCCTCAATTGAAGAATTTTCCCCGAGGAGCTTGATCTGTGCCGCTGCCAGAAATAAACGATCATCATCCTGTGCCGTGTGCTGCGCGAAGAGCATCAATTGTGGCATTGGCTCACCATCAACTTTGGATCCATAGGTAGCACCAATCGCCACGCCAGCTACAATAAAAGAACGTATTTCGCAGCCACCAGCAAGCAACGGATGTGATTCTGGCAGCGTAATAACAACAGGCATACGCAATGGCGTAACCATATTGCACATGATCTTCGATAGATCGAGTTTCTGCAGCATGTCAATCGCGCTAGGCCAGACACGGTAATAAGGGCGACGATGCACGTACCATGATTGTTCCAAAGACATCCTCGCGAGCATCGTGCGATCGTGGGATGTCTTTGGTGTCATTGCAAGTAACTCATCTGTATACATTGCAATAGCGTCAGCAGTCTTAGTCACATTACGCGTCCAAGCGTGTGACTTGTAATTTGAGAAGTCCATACCATCACTCCTTCAAAAATAGAAACGTGACATAAGAGATCCGAGGATCGGATCAATAAAGCCCTGACCAGAAACCCGGCCAGGGCTATAACACAACAGAACAGAACAACTGTAGACATAACACGCCCGAGCAGGCCATTACACAAAGCAATCCCCATCCAGACCGTCAGACCTGGATGGGGCAATAGCAACACAACAATCCACATAGCAGGGCATAGCAAAACAGTACCGCACAGCGCAGATCAATGCATTAAGCAATCCCCAGCCAAGCGGTGAAACTTGGAAGGGGCATAACAAAACAGGGCAGAACATTTCAGTTCAATACAAGACAGCACAAAACTTAAAGCAATCCCCAACCAAGCGGTGAGACTTGGATGGGGCAAACTACATCGATGCCCAGCAGACCGTGCCTGCGGGGGTTGATATTAACTGCATAGCTGTTGCTTTATCTTCCTTTTCTGTAACAAGCGCAGCTAATGTGGCTTCGAAAGCCTCGGCGGCTGTCGCCGACCAGTTAACCCTTAACGCTGCCGCGTCCATACGTCGCTTCAGATCCGCCGACAAGCAGATCGTTGTACGGACTTTAGGTTCTTTAAGTGGTGGCATACCACACCTCCTGAGTAAAAGAAAAACCCTGACCAGCGAACCAGTCAGGGCTACGACTACACACACCAATATAATACTCCGCAAAACAGAGCAGTGCATTAAACAATCCCCAGCCAAGTGGTGAAACTTGGATGGGGCAGTACACATGCCCTGTTAAGACTACAAAATCCTACAGAACAAGACAGCAAGCAATCCCCAGCCAAGCGGTGAAACTTGGATGGGGCAATCGTCGGACATCACACGGGAACAACAGACACGGCACGACCGAACCGTACACTACGATAAGCAATCCCCAGCCAGACCGTTAGACCTGGATGGGGCAATCACAATACAAAACGTCACACTACAGCACATGTCACTTTGACGCAAAACAAAAAGCAATCCCCAGCCAGACCGTTAGACCTGGAAGGGGCAATGACAGGGCAATACAGGGCGTTACCCGGCATCACAATACATCACAGAAAGCAATCCCCAGCCAAGCGGTGAAACTTGGACGGGGCAATCGCAGCACAAGGCAACACAAGCCAAAACATTACATCACAGGTCATTAAGCAATCCCCAGCCAAGCGGTGAAACTTGGATGGGGCAGTACATTACAGGATAGGACACGCCAGGACAGTACAAAACATCACATTAAGCAATCCCCAGCCAGACCGCTAGACCTGGATGGGGCAATCAAATCACAGGGCACAACATCCCCGGACATCCCTCCACAAAACATCACGCCGCAGAAAGCAATCCCCGTCCAGACCGCTAGACCTGGACGGGGCAATGGCAGAACAGGACAAGTGTCGCCAGTGCAGGACGAGGCCAAACACTGCAAAACAATACCCGCCAGAGCAGTAAGCAATCCCCAGCCAGACCGTTAGACCTGGATGGGGCAACTACAGAACAGAACACAGAACTGCAACACACCGCAGAGCATTACGCAACACAAAGCAATCCCCAGCCAGACCGTTAAACCTGGATGGGGCAGGACAGGAGACTATCAAGCAGCACAGATCACCACATGACGTCACAATTCACCAAGCAATCCCCAGCCAAGCGGTGAAACTTGGAAGGGGCAAAACAGAGCAACACAGGACACGATAAAACAGCACACATCACCACATCACACGAAGCAATCCCCATCCAGACCGTTAGACCTGGATGGGGCAGGACAGGGCAGTAGGTAACAAAACGTCACACCACGGCACATTCCATTAATCATCGGTAGCGAAATGCTCACGCAACGAACGCCGTAATCGTGCAGATAGCACAGCATCCGTTATATCGCCGTACATGTCAGTTGTACGCTGAATCTTCGCCAAACACGCCGCATGATCACGTGACACACGATCCAAAAGCTGCGCCTTTGACTCGGGACTCGAAATAGCGTCATACGCATTAACGACACGCGAGACTCGACCTTCTGCACGGCACGCCCGTTGACCGGGTGGCGACACATGCTCAGTCGGTTCGCTGTCTTCATCTTCAGCTTCCACGATCGTATACGTGATAGGCACGAATGCCCGATGTCGCATATTACGTTCCTCGCCATCAGGCTCGCGAATCGTATACACGATATCCACACTACGTGTGAAATACTGCAGTTGATCCATCTGGACCCGCAGTAAAGCAGCGTCAGCGTTGGTCTCCAGGTCACGTCGAACTGAAGATCCTCGCCGTTTTGCTGCTGCTAATAGTTCGTCGTAGGTCTCGCCCGCATGCTCTGCAAGGAACGGTCCCCATCGTTGAACTTGTTCATCTGACATCCGCGAACCATCCACCGGACAGTATCGCGGATCCAGACGCTGACGTGGCGTCGAGGTTGTCGTCGCCATAGTGACTCCTTTCTAAAAGTTATCCACCCACGGACTTCTTAGCGGCATCGAGAAGATACTTCGTATCCGGGGTAAAGCGGGCCTGCATAGTTTCCAGCGGATCAGACGCGATATCGATCGTCTTGATATCACCAACGATATGAAAACCACCATGGATCCCGTGACGCTCCAAGCGCCACGCACCAACGCCCATCATCTGGCCCACAGCGTGGACAAGGTTGACGACAGCACTGCGATCCAGTCGCTCCACCCAGTGCTGGATGGGCAAGCAGAAATAAACATCATCAAAGCGAGCTCGGTACGCCATCATAGCTTTGCGTGACGAGCCACCACCAACGTAAGTAATATCTTGCTGCATGGTGGGGCGAGCATAGATATCTGGCTGAGCCTTGAGCACCTTCAGGAGTGCCTTGTCCCAGTCAGCGTTGTTCTCGATCACGCCCTTGCGTTTAGCTGCTGGTACTTCCTTGAGTACGTCAGCAGGCGTGATCAGCGGATGTGTAAGATCCACTGGTTGGTTGAACAGCGGGATAAGCCCGCGGTAGCAACCATGCACAAAGATGAACTGTAGAATGTCGATCGCGTACTGGGTCTTGCCCAGGCGATGCGACAGTGTCGCCATGGCCTTAGCCCATGCAACACTGGGGAACCCGTAGATGTTGTACGGGAGCCAGTCGGGATGGTACTTCCCGACAGCCACATGCATGGCGTCGATATACGACGCCATAGTATCACGTGGTTGTTTCTTCTTCTTCGCCTTGTTCTCCCCTGCGTTCTCGCGGTGCTGGATGACCGCCTGGGTGAAAGGTCCAGCAGCGTTCATCAGGATTTGAGGGCAGTGACAAGATGGAGCAATCCACTCAAGATCGACACGGTCGATCAGGATTTTCTTGTCTTTGTTCTTCGCCTCTACACCAGGGGTGGTTTTACCCGCAGGTGCCTTGGCCTTACCGACGGCCTTGGCGGGTTTCGCTGGTTTCTTCTTTGGTGATTCACCAATAGACATAACTCAACTCCTTCAAAAAATAGAAACGTGACATGAGAGACCCGAGGATCGGATCAATGAAAAGCCCGCCGAGTGTCACCCCGGCGGGCACCGCGTAACAATACGCGATTTTACATAAAGCACTGGATACTAGCGTATCCTTCAAATTGAAATGCCCTATTACTGGCTCTTATTAAGCACTTGTGTTACCCTGCAAATATCCCCATTTCACCCTTGGAGTCGAGACACATGCCTACTATGCCCCCGCACATGGCTGCCATCCGTAAACGCAGTGGCTCTGTTACTGATGCAGACCCTCTGGTCAGCTTCCTCTACGAGCTCATGCGTGACCACGTACCTGTAGGTACCGTAGAAGCCATCATGACACACGTGCAGGCAGAGGATACGCCAGTAGAGTTCTGCAACGGGTGGCTCGCAAACTACGCTAGAGACGTAGCACGGCGACTGCGGGACATTGGGCTAGGTGAAGAGTATGAGAGTGCCAAGATACGCTTGATGGCACTACACGCCCCACGCCCTGATAGCTAAGAAAAAGGACCCACTAGGGGCCCTCTTCCTTGTCTCCTTTACCACTCACTTACACTTGTAGCTGCGTTGTTAGTGTCATCTTGGTAATGTCAACCGCTTTGCATATTGCAAAGAAACTCAACACCAACATGAACGTGGCCAGGGTCGCAAAGTTTGCGCCCACATAGGCCTCCACCGTAAATGACACCATAAGTAGGCTGAACGCAGCGTAGCAGGACAGTAACGCTAGCCCCCATACACTCGTCAGTAATACTGGCGTCTTCCACCACGCAGCGGGTGGAGCAGCCTCTTCTCCGTCGAGGATACGCTGCATCACCTCAACATCATCACTGCGATGAGCTAAGAAGATAGGCAACATGATCTGATCGACAAGTGTACGGGTTCCGTCCAGCTGGGCAGTATACCCTCCTGGCTTTCCGTACTTAGCGTAAAGGTGGGCAGCAGATCGACGGAGTTGGTCTTCATGGCTCAACTCCGGGTAATTTGCCAACCCATACTCAAACGCACGCATAAATGCGTGTGACGCATCCGTAGGGATACGATCAGCATCCGCCACGATCTTCTCCAACATCGTCGTTGGACGGCCTGTAGATGCACGGTGATGACGTACAGCGTAAGCCACCGCTACACGCTCATCTAGCGTGAGGTGCTTTATAAGCACCGAGTCATGAAGCACTCGATGCTGTGCTCGTAACTCATGCCCATCACGACCGTCACCAAGACACACGTCGTGGTATACAGCCGCAATTTCAGCAAGAAGCTGCAGGTCCTGTCGCAGCTCCTGGTTACACAGCTTCACCACGTTATCGCGGACTGTTTCGACATGACTGCGATCATGTGACATATCAAGAAAGCAGTACAAATCCATCATCTCTTGGAGGTGAGCCTCCAACGCTGCAGTATGCATAACCATAGTATCTCCTTTTAAATAGCACGATAATAAAAATGGGACCGACCAGGAGTGCAAAAACTGGTCGGCCCGTCTGCGCTTCCAAGCGCACTCTGAATTACTCGTTGACCGCCGTGACAGGCTGCTTAACTTGGCTGATCTTGTCAGCCTTGAGCATCGCAACCACTTCTTCGACGCCCAGCCCTTCATCAACCACTTGGTCGATCAGGTTGAACTTACCTTCTGGTGTCTCCACCTGGAGGGTGTCAGGGGACATACCCCATGCGTAGGCACGCTGCCCCGCAGCACCAAACTGCTTGGCACGCTCAGCCACCTGCTCTGGTGTGGCGTCTTCGATGTCGTCGCCTGCATGCCGTGGAAATACAGCAAGCAATGCATCCTGAATGATGCGAACAGCCGGGGGCTGCTGTGGCTCCGCACGCGGTGCGGAGTCTGCCTCGTCAGTAGCACTCTCAAGCATTTGCTTAAAACGCTCCACCATCTCGCCCAAGTCGCCACCAAGTATCGAGGTTTCACCGGCGTCGCCGTCTTCAGCCTCGCCACCGTTTGCTTCTCGATACTCCTGCACAATCGCCATAGCGTCTGGCGGCAAGATATTACCAAGGAGCATCGCTGGGAACTTGGCAGCATTGGCGACCAGCTCCTTAGTGTCCTTGATGACCTCAGGCAGCTTCAACGCTTGCTTCGCCAACGCCTTGCCGGCGATCGTGTACAACACGTCCAGCAGCGCTTCTTCAGCAGCCTCAGCGTCGTGCCCTGCTTCTGGGCACATACCGCCAAGCGTGGCAGTACGAAGAATCTCGTACACCGCACCAGGCTTATCTTCCACTTCAGCACGACCAGCCGTAGCAGTAATCATCTCTGCTACGGTATTGCCTTCCCACTCACCCGTCTTAGCACGATGAGCGATCCAGCCAGTGTATGCGTCGTGCATCACTGTGTCGCCAGCTGGCCCTGTGCAACGGCACGCGAACTCCCAGAAACTACGACGCGTCTCTGTCAGTTCTTTTGCAACCTGGTCGCGACCACCCTGCTTGTCCTCTTCATCCAGCGGCGCTACGATCGTCTCGACAAACTCAGCACGGGCTTCTGCCAGTGGTTTGTCACTGCGTAGCAACGCCAGGCTTGCTACAGTGTTGCATTGCAGCTGTACCATTTTAGGGTAGCTGCAAATAGCACGGATATCGGTTTCTGAAAACATAATAGCTCCATTCCCCATAATGAAAAAAGGCCGTACCCCCGGGGATTAGGGTACGGCCTCACTGAGTAATAAAAACTAGTTACCTTGATCGCCAAGAGTCGTGTTGATGTTGGCGTATTGCCGCCGCACTCGCATCATGTGCTGCATCCGAAGCTGCTTGGCGAGCAATTGCGTCATTTACAGCACTAACAGCATCGACGGTTGTCATGCCATCAGTTGGGTCAGCCGCTGACGCTGCAATGAACTCCATCGCAGCGTTAGCATACTCTGTAGCCGATATGCTATCGGCTGGTGCGCTAGGTGGTACCTGGTCACGCAGTCGTGGCTCATTGCTGTACCCGTACGGTGTGTACCCCCGGAATGGTTGAAAAGGATTTGGCCACCCACGAACCTCATCTTGCCTTTCTCGCGGTAGTTCGCCACCCGCCTCCCCAATGGCGTCATCGACGTCATCGAGTGCTTTAAGCTCCTCGAGCTCCATCGCTGTCCATCGCTGCAACGTGTGACACGCACAATCAGGACACCGGGATAGATCGCCAAGCTTATTCCCGAACGCCATTGGCGTACCTTTAGGAATATCAATCTCGCCGCTCCACTCACAGTTAAAGCAATACCCATCGATCAGGTATGTGCCTTCCAGGGCTTCGGGTTTAACCGAGTCCTTCAACCGAATACGCCGGGGTTGTCGTTCGGGCATCTTCTTCCTTTCTTACTTGTGCGACTCGCCACACCGCGAGCACGGTTTCTTTGCCTCATCCGCAAGCATCCGCCTAACAGGCCCGACTACAGCAGCCGTCCGCTTTTCGGGGGGGACACACCGCTCTTGCACTACCTTAGCGTACTCAGGACTCACGGAACCAACCGTGATAGTCTTGGCACTTATTTCGAGCACATCAGGTACCCACTCGCTGGTGGGCATGATCGCGGTGAAAGGGCCCATGCGACGAATCTCTGGTGTCACGATAACACCAGCAAGGGGCTCCAGGATGAGGTAAGGCGGATCATACGCCAGGATACGCAACACCTTACCGTGGTATCGCGTATCCTCTATTGCTGGCATTTCCTGCCCGCCGCCTAAGAAACTAGCCACCCCACCACCCTGAATTTTGGGTGTATGAAATGGTCCAGCTAGTATAGTTACGAGTCGCCCGATATCAAAATCATCAGGTCCTAGTGTCTTCATAGATTGGATCCTCCTCGACCTATGGTACCAGATTGGTTGAGCTAACGTGAGAGCATCGCGACTCTATGGGGAGCCGGGACTGCAATGTTAGCCACAAACAGGTCTCGACTATCGCCAAGAGATAACCTGTACATCTTACAATGCCCTAAAAGGGCTTGTTTTTAGTCCACTAAACACGACCAAAGAGCTGGCACAGTATCCCTGAAATCACCACGCACATAGAGTGACGAGGAGTCTTTTGATACCAGTGCTCGCTTGAGTATTGTTTTCCAGGGTCGCCAATAGTAGTGGGGGTCGTCGCGAGTGTAGTTCTGCGACTCCCAGTCGTCTGGTAACGGATACATATCCATCACAGCCGTTGTAATATTCGTAGGCAATCGCTCTGTGTGGATCGCCATTGAGATAGCTTTGAGGAATACCTCTGGCCCCTGCACTGCAGAGCCCATGTTGATAAACACACCATTGCCCATGTTACAGATAAGCTCTGCAAATTCCAGGAAATCCATATGACTAGCCGTCCCCCAGCTGCCTCCCCGGTAGTTCGGATACATACCCAAGATATCCGTACCGATCGATACGTGTACTGTGGCTCCGTTACCGTTCACTGATGCGTTGCCTAGCACAGACCACGGCCTCACGTCGCGCCACCGCCGGTTGTTACCCAGAATAGGGCCGTTGTCGACATACTTATTCTGTGAGACGTAAGTACCGTATCGGTGCCCCAGGCCTGCCATCGTTCCGTGACAACTGTAATTCACTATTTTGTTCAGGTGATCAAGTTTGTCCCAGAACCCGAACTTACCTTGTGCTAGCGTTGCTGGTACATCTTCGTCTGTCACGCCATGAACAGTCAGTTGATAGTCATGAATCAGACCGGCACCAGTGGTAGCCACGTGAGTGATCCACCCACGTCGTATCAGATCAACCAGATAGCGGCTCAGGCCCAGCTTAATAGGGTGTCCGCCCATGAAGAGGATTCGTGGAGCACGCGACTGGCGAGCCTCACGGAGGGCCTCAGCAAGCTTCGCTGCCTGCCGGTACCCTGTATTAAATAGATCACTGCCAATGTCCACGTGTTTGAGGGACAGCATGCGATCTACAGACATATGTGTAATTATGTCTTCGTGTGGGTGTAGGTGAATGTCACCTATGTTAAAGCGACGACCAGGCCCGGGCATTTGCCACAATCCTTACAAGAGGCGTTCGCTTTGTACTCCAACTCTTTATGCTCACGAACGTCAGTGATGATGCCGCGGCACCCATCCTTCCGCCGAGCAGCACCCGCCATAGCGGCACGTGCTTCAGTCAACTCATCCGTGTAATCGAGGATGACGTCAGTCCGGTCTCCCGGTCGCCCCATCTCTACACGATAGCGTCCGTCACCCGGACTCTTCGGAAAACGTGTCATTTAAGTCTTATCTTCCTTGGTTGTCGGCCCTTCAATATGGCCGCGTTACGTCGTGTCTCGTCGACACGTTGCTGTAAAGCCCGTCGTCCTTCCTCTGATTGACGCAACTCTGGTGGACAGGTGTTGTTAATCACATCATGGACAAGCGGATCATCGGCACCTTGGGCTATGAGCTCAAGGTGATGAGCAAGCTGCGTACGTTGCCGTTCGCAATACTGCTCGTAGTTTTCATCGAACTCGCTCTGGAGTGAGTGGGCGTTAGGCGGTACCTCCCCTATGTAGCTTGTAGTGGTATGGGCGGAGTACGCACCTGCATCGAGCCGGTCCCCTAGTTCTTCACCAAACGTCGTAGACGTAGGATCAAGATCAAGTCGCCCTGTGTTTATTAGCGCCATCACCGCATCGTACACGTGGGGATACCGACCGACCGGGGCTATCGGTGTTGCAGCCGCTGCTTGCCTCCCTGACTCCGCACCGTCAGCCACACCACGCAAATACGCAGTTGCCTGGTCTCGGTTGGCAGCTGCAGCAGCAGATAAGCCAGGCGCCGCGTATGATGTGGGCGCCCATGTATCCATATCCATGTGCACGGCTTGGTCTGCGGGACTCCTGGGCCACGCCAGCCCGTACAGCCCGTACAGCATGTACAGGCTGAGCACCACGACCACGACTATGCCGATCAGACCGACTATGTTTGCGATTGTCTCCATCAACTCGGTTCACGCAGTGAGGCGGATGGCTTATTGCCAGTAACGCCGTACTGCTCCGAAGGCTTAATACCATTCTGCCCACGAATACTGCGACCCTCTGTCACAGGAAAGGAAGGCTGTGGCTCCATAGTACCAGCAAGATCCTCGATAACACTCGGTGTTAACGATATCTCCACACCACCAGCCAACTGCACACCAAAGCCCTCAGCGAGCATGATATGTGTCTGTGGCGGGTGATCAACAAAATGCTGGCGACCGACCCGCACGAAGTCTTCGATACCCTTGCACGCTGCAAGTTTCTCTGCCTGGGTTTCGAACTGCGCGTACAGTTCATCCAGGGGAGAAGGTACGGCTTCTTCACCGACCTCTCCAAGATCTTGTTGCTGGTAGCAGTCCATGAGGTGTTCAAGTAACTCTTTAATCTCAGGCATCAGATTCATCCTCTATTGTTTCAGGAGTAGGTGAGCCGTTCGTCGATGAACGTTCTCGTAAACGAATATGGCGTGGTTGCCTCTCGGTCGTAGGCGCCCCTACCGGTTCAGGTGCTTGCTGAGCGACAGTATCTATGCCCTCTTGGCGTTCGCTCAGCAAGGTTTCAATAACAAATCGCTGGGCACTAGTGAACCCCCGCCGCCCAGCATACCGCATAGCAGTCTCAACTGCGACGGGATCAGCATTGGTCACATCCTCTAACCCGTCAAGCACAGACTGCACAGCCTCTGCAAACGTAGGGCGATCGGGTCGCTCTAAGAACTCTTCAATGATAGCAACACGCTCTCGAGAATGCGCGGGATAACCGCGGATACTCAGGTTACTACGAATAGCAGACAGCGCCTGCCCGCGAGGTGCTCCCTCCAAATACTCGTGGACAACCCCGCGAAAACGCTCCAACCTAATAGGTTCTACTGCGTCATCTAGCGATTGTTGGGTCCCAAGCAACCCCGAGGCTTGCGATATGTTTTGAGCGTTAGGGGGTACAGCAGCCCTTCCATGCCTACGTATCACAGCTTCACATACAGCTACTCGTGTGGCGTTATCCACCGTGATACCTATATGGTTTAGCCTGGATGTTAAACCTTGCAGGTCTATACCGCGATACTGCTGCACAATATTAGCTGCGCGGTTACGGAACTCAGGAAGAGGAATAGCGTTAGCCCCAGTGCGTACTGGTCGTGGCGTGTATTCAGGCGAACCTGTAGCAGTCGTCGCTGTGTTATCAGCGAGCGACTGGCGGTGCTCCTCGCATATGATAGACTCACGTATAGTCCGCGGAATGTGCAAACCATACGAGCCCAGCGCTGTACGTAACTGGTCAAGAGATAGACCGGGCTCATATTCACACAGGTCCCGGACACGTTGCCGAAACGATTGCAAACGGGGCAACGCGGAGACTGTCGCGGGTGGAGGAGGTGGATCTGAGGCAGATGACTGTATGGCCTGATGCGTCTCCTGTAGGATGTCGCGACGCTCCACAGCCGTAAGCCCAAAGTTCAGGTGTCGCATTGCTCTTACGAGAGCCTCCCAACTTATGCTCGGCTGCGCGTAACATAGTGCAGCGACCTCTGCGCGATACCGTGACGCTGCGGTCTCCGTGGGCTCTACTTCCTGGCCCACCGAAGAGGCGAGCAGGCTATCATCAACCGGATGTCCGGTTACTATTGGCGTACCGTCAGGGTGCCGCGGTGTCGGTGTGTCCGTACACAGCTGGCTTAGTATGTTTTGACACTCTTGCAGATCACTATCCGCAATAGTATCCATAGCGAGCAACCTGGTGAGCGATGTGAAGATCGCTACGCGAATAGCCTCCTGCGGTGTAACAGGCGTCATATTCACACGAAACGGCAGCTGCGTATGATCCAACTGCACCATATCCCCAGCTAGCGGTATTGAAATACCATCAGCAGCAGGAGCCGCATACCCAGACACAGCGACATGAACGCCAGCGTGTCTGCTCTGTATATCTACATTCGTTACTCTGAAGTGGGTTGTTGACATGCTTCGTACTCCGCCATTGCTGCGTTCCAGCTTTCAATCGTCTTAGGCGATTGCATCCGCTGGTTCTTCGGGGTTATCAGTCGCCCGAGCTTCTTGACAGCATAGACGTAGTTATCCGGAGCATCGATCTCCCGCAAGCCGCGGAGGATTGAGTCGGATAACTCATTCGTCTCTGCCTCCATGAACATCATGAGTTGTGTTGGGTTAGGGGTGAAGCCCCATCGTTCAACGAACTCAAGCGATGCTGCTTGTTGCTCGGGTGTGTACTGCGATGCGATAGATTGGTAAGGATTTACCGTTACATGCTGGCTGACAGGCTTGCCGCAGCAGTTTTTGTATTTGGTCTTAGACCCGCAGGGACAGGGAGCATTACGCTTAGGCTTAGCCGCCTTATGCCGCATGGTTTTACCCTTTGGCTTCTTCGACTTAGGTTGCTCCCCGTCCCCCACAGCTTTCTCAAGTGGTGTCCTTCGAGGTCCCATTAAACAAGGTCCTCATCGTCGTCTTGGTCTTCATCTTCGTAAGACGGGGTGTCGTTTTGATCCTGATCAGCCACCTCGTCGGCAGCCTCATCAGCGGCCTCTGTAGCGTCGCCAGTGTTGGCGGCGAAGCGGTCATCATTAGACGCCGTGATACCGAAAGCAGGGGGTGCCTCGCCTTCAGCCTCCTTCGGATCGACGTTGATCGCAGGGAGCTCTGTATCCACGTTAGCCGTAGGTGGTGGCAACGTGCTGGACAGCGGGGCTGCCACAGGAGCGTCTGCTGGCTTCTCCATACCGATGAGCTCGGCAACCGTCAAGTTTTCACCTTTTGCGGGTTGCTTGCGTTTTGGTGGGACCACGTTAGACGCACCTTGGTGCCTCTTCGGATTAGATAGGTCTGTATTTCCGGCAGCAACTTGCTTCCGGAACTCTTCACGGTGGTTGATTTGGTTATCGACCATTGGATTCCTCAGGGGTTTACGAAAAAAATGCAGGCAGCCCGACAACCGAGCCGCCTGCATCTAAGATATCAAGTCACTGCCATTGCTACCAGCGTGATTCACCTCACTCTATAAGATACCCGAGCGTGTCGCCGCGGAGGGTGCGCGTGTCGATACGTAGCTCGACGGTGTAGCCCAACCACGCGTACAACAGGGCCGACCACACGCACAAGCGGTGCTGCGACCTGATCTGGTACTGCTTGATCGGGCTTTGCCTGGTCTGGCTTTGCCTGATCTGGTGCTGCTTGATCGGGCTTTGCCTGGTCTGGCTTAGCCTGATCGGGGGATGCTGCTACACAGACTGCTGTCATATACAGCAGCGCAATAACAACAAGTAGGGGTCTCTTCAACATTGTGTGTCTCCTATCGGTTAAGTTCTTTCCAGCCGGCTTCAAACTGCTTCCGCCGGCAATCCAATCCATTTCTGGTGTGTTCCTTCATCTTTGCTATCAGACCCTTATCCCGCAAGGTCGCCACAAGGACGTCAGCAAATTCGCTATACCCACTCGTCACTGCTGGCACACCAAGCCAGTTCTCTGTGGTCTCAGCTGGTACCAATATGGCATTCTTCCAAGCCACTAAGAATTCATTCTGTGGGCGGACATCCCAGGAAATTACTGGGGTGCCCATGCATAGGGACGACAGTCCAACCAAAGCAAGGCTCTCAAACTTGGGAGCCCAGACAGTCAGATCTGCCTTCGCGAATAGCAAGAGACGCTTCAAGATATCAGGCTGCTTGATCACTGTGATCCTAGACCCGAACTCTTTGAAGAGCGTCTTGAGTATCCGCCGAGAGGACAGCGACCAACTACGGCCTACTGCCACTACGATATTTGTATTCTCCGTTGCTGTAAGCACCTTGGCCATCATACCGAAGATAGCTTGATCGATCCGCTGCGGTTGCGAATCATACATTGGAAAATACACTGTGAGTTCATCATGCGGTCCACGGTTTTCCTTCCGCGTGATGGGGACCGGCACATCCCAGGGCATCATTACGGGGTTCGTGACCTTTAAGTTCCACGCCTGCTGCAGGGAATGCCCTACACACCGGTATGGAAGGATAATCTTATTGAAGGTCAATACCGCCGCTTGGTCCTCTTCTGTGAGCTCTTCCCAGCTAATCAGTAGAGCCGTGTCGATACCCGCGTCATTGAAGTGCACGATGTCACGTATTGGGGGTACGTGTGTCCAGATGATCCGCTTGCAGCGGTGGGACCACATACTAAAGCTTCGTTGTTTTGATGTGAAGACTCGGGAATCCCAGGCTTTGGCGACCTCACGTCGCACAGGCCCTGCCCCGAAGATTTCAGCAGACGTACCGCGAACCTTGGCCATCTCTGCGAGATGCACAGCTGCGTACGAGACTTCGTGTTGTTGCCACCGAGTGACAATACCGATTCTGTCTGCCATTAGGCCTGTTCCCTGCGTCGTCGGTGCGCATCCTTGGCCTCGATTACATTGGTGCGCCCATACCGCCGCCGCCCATTGGCGGTGCCGGTGGTTGGGCCATTGACTGCTGCTGGGCCATCCCAGCCTCTTGTTGTCCCATCTCGCGACCCCGGGCCTCGGACTGTGAATCCATATCCTCCAGCAGGCTTTTAACCAGCGAGTGTACGGTAGGGTTCTTCTGTTTAAGCTGCCGGAGTGCTGACGCTCTTTGGCCACCTTGCATACCGTAGATCGATTGAGCTACAGTCTGCGCGATAGTCTCGAGGTCTTGCGGGGTCATCCCCATCTCTGAACCCATTGGGATTTGAGCCAATACAGCTTGGACAGGGTCCATAGGCTGCATAGCACCTGCCAGTGGATCTCCACCACCCGCGGGTGGTGCAGCAGCCGCACCTGCAGCGCCTGGCTGCGCGGGTGGCACCTGACCTCCAGCTCCGGGTCCAGGCATCCCTCCCATCGCCGCTGGGTCTCCGCCAGGTGGCATACCACCCGCGGCACCGCCGGCCATTTGGTCGCCCAAACCGGAGGCCTCGACCTCCTCCTGGGCTTTTTGGCTTTCCTCTGCGACATACTTCTGCTCGTCGAGCATCTTGGTCTGTTCGTCTTCGAACTTGAGCCCAACACTCTTGAGCCCTGTTGTCTGCGAGATCTGCTGACCCATCATCAATTGGAGCTTAGCCAGCTGACGGTTGAGGTCATCTGCGTGGCTCGGCTTGGCGAGCTTAACAATCACATCATCCCAGGATAGGGCGATGCTGATCTTGTTACAGAGCCATTGCAGGAAGTTGTTCAAGACATGCGTGAGGTGACTCCAGTGGCTCTCCATGAGCCGCAGAGCGGCAGGCGCGGCCTGTACAGTCAAATCACCTTTGTAGAACTGTACGGGGATACCAACAGCTGACAATAGTGTATCGAGTGCGTTGGTCATGAGTTCGTGGGGAGCCATCTGACTGGCTTCAGCGCCCAACGACTGGTATCTGAGGGGAAACGGCAGTGTGAACCACATGGTTGGGTCTTGTCGACGCTTACGTAGCATTGAGTTGACTTGACCAGAGAAGCCGCCGAGGTCGGCGGTGAAGAGAGGATCTGTCGCCTCTCCGCCACCGCCAGCCCCGCCCGGTCGCGGCTCGGGAGTTATCACACGAAACGGGATGATGTAATCAAGACCAATTGCCTCGTTGTAGCGATGCAACACTTGGAGATACCAAGCCTGACGGAAGTTCGTCAGGATCCGACTAACACCCCACCCTTTGTTCAACACGCCAGCAAGCGTATCTTCCTTGCCGTGGTAGATCACATCGCTGTTGAACTCGATGTGTGTACCATTCTTAACAGCTTGGATGATTTCCCAGGGAGCTCGTTCCAGGTGGAAGAGCGTGCCCTTGTTGATGTACGACTTGTAATGCTGAGGAATACGCCAGATGTGGCCAACCTGATCCGTGTAAGGATCCCAGATCAGCTCCATCTCGTGGGGGCTCCATCGCTTGACCACGATATCGTCTTCTTCATGCGACCGTCGATCGATGTGCGTCCACTTCCCGCTGTACTGGCAGAACGGGCACGAAGCATGAAACTCCGAGTTGTTCCACGAGTAGCTGAACTTGGGATTGTCGTGGATACGCCGCAGCGGTGCCTCAAAGCCACACTTAGGGCATGAGAGGTTACGACGGAAGGGCAGGACCACTGAGGCAAAGAAGTTGCCATACGTGACGTAGTCCAGGGCCACCTGCTGCAGAATGTGGAAGATACCCAGCGTGTTATTCAGGTAGTCGAGATACTTCTCTTTCCCCTCACGATCGGTACCCTCTATCTCAATCTCGGTGATGAAGTAGGCAATGACGCGATCGATCGCTGAGCGATAGACCCCGTTTGCCAGCATGATGTATTCACACCACCGGTGAGCATTCTGCAGTGACGAAGGCATGGCGGTCGACGCGTAGTCGCAGAATGGGTCCGGAAAGGGCTCAACATTCTGTGCACCGCGATTACCGCCAGTAAAATCAGGCATTAAGTACGACATGGATACCCGTCCTTAGTCTTTATTCAGCGTCTTCGGCGAGGCGACTAACGGCATCCTGCGAAACCAATCGCTTGGTTTCTGCTTGTTGGTCTGCAATAGACGCTTGCTTCTCGTCTGCATCACAGCCACATTTACCGCAGCAGGGCGGTTTGGGTTCGAGGTCAGGCGTTACACCTGGGCGAACAACGGCTTGCTTTTCCATTGCAAATCTCCTTACGTCTTCTAATTGTTGATCGTTTAAGTAGATGTCCATGATACCAGGGATCTCCTAGCTACCACAGCTGTGATTACAATGTGGTAGCGTCGCCAGCAGGTAATTCAGGTGCACCGCCGAACGGTGCTGTACTCTTGATAAGCAGAACCTGGAACTCCTGACTATCCACCGTGAAGTTGATCGAAGGGTCCTGCACAACGTAAATCTGATCGCTGCCATCGATGTGGACAGCGATGTCTTTGTCTGTTGGTTGCAATTGCGTACGCGGATACCCGACGCAGCGTGTGTCATAGATCAGCACCAACACTTGATCGTTACGAATAACGTCGTGATACCACGCTTCGATGCTCACCGGGAAGTCCTGGATCTCGAAGGTCAGTCGGTATGTTGGCGGACCTCCAGCTGCTGCTGTGGTGTCATGCGTAGGTATACGCGGGGCTGGCCTCGCTGGCTGCGGGGTTAACTGCTCAAATAACGACGGTGCGGGCTGCTGTGGCGTCATAGGGGCTGTAACTGTCGGTTGGACAGGGACGCCTGAATGGGCCATAGGTTGTGGGGCAACTGGCTGTGTGACAGCCGGCTGTGCGAACGACGCTGCCTTCACCGCCCCGACAGGGTTAGCTACCGTCGGCATTGGAGCCACGGCAGCAGGTACGAGTGGGGACGCTCCTGGGGGTGTGGACGGCATACTGAGCCCTGGTATTGTACCTTCTTGCATAATCGCTACTCCTTGCGGTGCCGCCGGTGGCGGATCTACCTGTGCCAATTGTCTGTAAACAGAAGACGCCTTATCGCGAAGGTCGTCGATCGACAGTGCTCGTCCAAGCTCAGCATCGTGTGCGGCCATATTGAACGCATCTGCTGAGATTGTTGACATGTCGAGCGTGAAGCCTTCGCCAGCTACGTCTGGATCGATATTGATGATATTTGCCACATGCTTTGAATCCCAGTCTGGTGGTGCCCCTTGTAATGTGGAGCGGCCTACCACGAAGCCTGGCATATTTGATGGCAGAGCGACAGCCCTCGTAGACCCTTTGCCTATGTGCTGCTCACGCGCCAATGCAGAATAAGCATCAGGTGTCGGCGCTCCACCCAGATGTGTTTGATTGAACTCAGCCATTAGGCTCCCAGTCTATCGTGACAGCACTGCCGCCAACAAGAGCTAAAAAAATAACCCCAGGGCAGCAGATGCTGCCCCAGGGATTGAGTTTAACTAGGTGGGCTTCTAAATTCTAGCCCATAACCGCGACGGTATTAGACAGATCGATCGCTGCTACCTCTTCTTCGGTTAACCCGAATTTGAGGATATCGTGTTCGAGCTGTGCTTCCTGCAGGAAGTTCGGATGGCTAGTATCCATAATACTAGCAAGCTGATTGCGAAGCTCTAAGAGAGCTATATCGTTGTCCGACTCCATTAAGCTAACCTCCTTGTGAAAACCAAGACGCCTGGGCGTCCGTGTTACCGAGTAACTCGGCAATGTCAATACGACAAAACCACAGAACGTGGGGGTGGCGGGCATCAAGTAATGCTCGCCGGGTTAAAGCCACCTGCATATTCCCATCGAAGTCCATGCCTACGGGCACAAACTTAGGGAAGTCAGCAGGCCATAAAGGGAAGATGACCGGGGCAGCGTCATTCGCCTCCTCCAGCCATACAGTGACATCCTCGTCACCGAAGTACTCGATTACTTTGGTTGCCTCTTCTTCTTCGGACATGGTCGAAACCTTTCGTTAACGTCGTCAAATGAGACCGCCCAAGACAACCCATCACGGGTGCCTTGTAGGTCTTCGGCGTTGAGCCTTCGTCGTTGAAAGTTAACCACCATCGGTATGAAACGTACCGATGTCTTCCGAAGAAACTCTGCTAGAGGCATCTCAGCAGACGGTTGCCCGGCTACGTCATACCGCATGTAATCGACACCCTCAGGTGTCTCTTCACTCTCACCACGTACGACCAGGTCCATATCATCAATGAGCTTGCCATTAAGCGTAGTTACGCCGCAGACATTGATTAAGGGGGTTAGGTCTTCGACCTCAGGTAGGGCCGAGGGGTTGCGTTTAAGCGAGCCCACGTCATACCTGGTTGCGAGATAATCAGCACCGACACATACACCGGACACACCGGTCAGCTCAGTCCTGTTTTCCGCGGGGATTCGGTCGGGAACCCCATGCTCCGCAAACACCATATATCCCTTGGGCATCTCAAGATTCCCAACAGGACGGAAGTGCTTATAAGCCTCGTAGCGTCTTGCGAGGTGGTGCTGTACTGAGTCCTGCTCACGCCCAGCAATGCTAGGGTCGTCCAGCAGGTCAGCTTTAGTTCCACCACAGCGGCCTGCAATGCCGTCGAGTATCTTGTCTTCCTGATACACGATAGCTTGGGCCAATAATGACCGTACAGATTGCAACGCAGCGACCATGATCGCTTTATTCTCAAGGTCAAGGCGAGCCCCGTGTGCTGCACTGAAATTCTCTGCTGAGATCCCGGCAGCGGCACGTGTGGCTTCGACCTTACCTTTGAAATTGGTGACCGTCTGTGCCAAAGCTTTCTGTTCCCGCTTAGATAGGTCACTACGATGTGACGGCCTAAGCTTCTTGCGCTTCGACGCTGTGAGTGCGTCGATAGTCTGCAGGCCCGGTGTGAGCCACAGGTCTTTGAACCAGCGGTTGTTGGTAGCACCACCTAAGGTCCAGTCACCCTCATCATTAAACTGTAACGCATATCCGCGGCAGAGAAACTTTGCGCCAAATAAGTGCGATACAACATAATGTGTCCGGCCAACACTGTCGGCGGGACGATTGAGCTTGACCGAGCCCCGGGAGGGCATAGGTAGCATTGATACAAGTCCTAGTAGGTCTCGCTGCACCTTACGTACGCCGAGTCTGACTAATACAGTCCAGCGGCATAGGTTCTGCAGCGATAACGCGAGTGATGCACTTTGTTGCTCCACAACCGTCTCGAGTTCGAGTGCGTTGAGGCTTGGCTCTTTGGCCTGTGCTCTCGCGTAGTTCACCTTCTCGGCGAACAGCCTTATGGCTTGTAAAATTTCAGAACCACTTTTACCGAAGAACGTGTCCTTCGGCCATGCGATCCCTTGATTATAGGTCACGAAGAGTTGCTCAGCGAACTGAGCTACCGATGTTGCCACGGAAGTTTCTTCCGGGGCTACGGCTGCTTCGCGTACCTGTACGGCGGCCTCCTGACCACCAATTACGAGCGTCCTGATTTCTTCCGTCATAAGTTTCAAACCTCTTGTAGAGCGAACGTAGGTTTGTGAGTCATGGCCTTTCCTTGACCGTGCTCAACATCGTAGTCCCGCTTAAATCGCAGGACCCCCTGATCCCGAAGTCTTTGGTACATCAGCCTGGGCATCCGCTCACGCGGACGGTGTGCCGGCGTGAGTGGGATACTCAAATCATGACACCCAGGGAAGACATACGCGTAGGTAACTGTCACTGTCTGTCCATCTGCTGAGAATCGTGGAGTTTTCTGTACCAAACCGCGAGGATAATCCAACGGGAGGTGCAACATATCTCCTCTCCTTAAGTTAGAGGGATGCCAATAAAAAAGGTGCTGAGCTAAAAGCCCAACACCTTATAATGCCTTGTTAACGTACTGTGTTCAGTCGCTACGTGATCTCTGGATCTTCATCGAGATCATCGTCATCTTCTGGCTCTTCGCCAAGCATAGGCGCCGCAGGACTGACAGCTGCGGGCGGCTCATCTACAGGCTCCGGCTCTGCTGGTGTTGTCGGTGTAGCGACGATGTCGTCCATGTCGACGTTATCGCCTAACCCACCAGTAGCGTCCAAGAGCTCAGCAACACGACCACCGACGATAGGTGTAAGCGATGCTCCATCATAGAGCTGCCACTCACGACCTTTCTGGATCTGCCATCGCTGCCCGAAGAAGATGTGGATGTAGTAATCACCGTCATGGGCTCGCGAATTATGCTTAGCCCGCAACTCACTGATCAAGTCACACAGATCATCTTTGGTTTCGAGTGTCACGACGGTAGGTGGTTGCCCACCTGCCACACCATACACAACCCAGATCTGCCCTACCTGATCTCCGCTAAGGAGCTGGTAGGCCAGATCAAACACATGCTTCATCCGCTTAGTGATCGCGATAGCCTGTGCAGGCGTACAATCAGGATTGTGCGTTTGCGGGCTTGGTGCCGACGTTACTTCCGATGCCGACTGTTCGTTCATCTTTCTTCACCTTGTCTTTCTTTTCAGGGACCTGCTTGTCAAAAGGGCAGCTGATCGGCTTAGGTGCCGCGTCACTGTTCTCGACTTTCACGAGGCCTTTGTTACCACTGATTTTCAGTGCTTGCCGGTTAACGCTGCCCTTGTTGCCTTTAACAGCAACACGAGCCATGGTTTGCACCTGTGCGTTAGCATAAAAAATTGGCTGGATGATCAGCTTGGCACCATGCAGCTTCTCGCTGCTTGCCATCACGGTACCGTCCTCAGCCACCAAACTCCAAGTACCCTCGATAGCCGTGGGTAAGCTTACTGTGATATCCACTATCCTGGTCCTTCCTGTACATGCTTGTTTAATGCCTTCCGGATGGAAGGATGGTTATTGTGTTGTAACGCAGAAGCGTCACCACCCAGCACAGCCTCCGCCATATCGACGAGCTCCTGGCGGGGCTGTACTCGTCTGAACGAAGGTAACGCAGCATCATTGTGCGGCGGTACCACTTCCCAGCGATCCTTGTTCGTATCAGCACAGAATACTGTGACAGTGATACGTGGGATCCCGGGACGCATAACGCTGTATCGCTCAACCAACACGGGGTCTTGAATCTGAATGTCTCCCGTGAAGACCTGCGCGAACAGCTCCTTGTCATTGTCTACCGTAGCGACGCCACCCAGGAAACCCAGGAGTGACGGCCAATCTTCATGACGTACGGCACAGATTACGTTGTTCCACATCAGCCCGCTCACGTGTATCGGGGACTCAAGGCCCTCGAACACTGGCGTCTTAAATGGCTGCATGAGCACCTCAGTGCCCTTCTCTTGCTGGGCGAACCAATCACTGACTGGGTCAACCTCAGGATAAGCCATACCACAGTATGCAAACATGGCACCATGATTGAAGAAGTGCCAGTCGTCAGCCATCTCGCTGAGTGCGAACTTAGACCGCTGGATTGGGGCAGGCGTATGTTCTTGCCCATCAATCCAAAGCTTACCTTGTGGCTTGATATCCATCGTAATCTCCTTAAAAGACACCCTTAGGGAATTGCACCCGCCTAGTGAGAAATCCACAAAAAAACTCACAGGTCCGGTGGCTTATGAGACCACCAGGCTTCGTTGCGTCGGGTGTCCGGCAACCGGGTTTGCCTAGGAACGCGAATTAACTATCAGACTCGAGGCACCAGTTGTGCCCGTTTTACCAGCTGCATAGCTGCTTCAGCCTGCAGCAGGGAGTTCTTCGACAGGGACTCCGCGTTCTCCTTCACATCAAAATAACGTAACAGGCTGTACAAATCCAGGTCCCGCTGGTCATTAGCTGACAGCAAGACGTCCAGGACATCGTACACGCCTGCAGGATTATGCCACAGCCGCACTGGCACAGCAGCAGGGTAGGCATTATCCATATTGTGCCGAAGCACCTCGAATGCCGCGATCCTGAAGATCTGCTTCAGGTTGAACCCGAAGAAGATAGTACTAGGCTCAGCATCGCCAAAACGTAGAGAGTCCCCAAACTGCTTAGGGTGTGCCTCTTGCAGGTAATTGATCAAAGGCAGCGCGACTTTACCGCGTGCCACTTGCCCCTTCTCTGCCTGATGGTAGATCTGCACGCCCTCGTTATCGAGGATTGATACAGACGCCAGTAGTCCAACCATAGGTCGGTGTGCGTGATTCTCATACGCATCATCATTTGGCAGCAGACTTCCAGCGAAGCCTAGTGCCTGAGCGCCAGCGTGGCCCGCCCTTGCGGTCTCAACCTTGGCGATGTGTCTGTCGATCGTCTCTTGCTTGGACATGCTGCCCGGCACCTTCACAGGTCCGAAATAGCTGTCCGCGTCCTCGGCACCGACGATCGTAGCACCGATATAGATTGCTTCCTTCTTGGCCAAGAGTGGCCTCCAATTTTGTTCACAGGATCAAATTACTTAAACGCGTCTTTATAGCCCTCGATGAGCATGGCAACGATATGCATCGCATCAGCGATGTTGTCGGCACCAGTGGACTTGTAGTCCTCGGTTTCGAGCTTCAGACCGTAGGCTTTGTTAGCTGCCTCGATCATCTTCTCCTTACCTGCATTACCCTTGCCAGTGGCAAACTTCTTGATCTGCCCGATACCTAGGGCCTGCACGGGGATACCGTGCTCCTCGGCCCAGGTGGACATGATAACCTTCAACCCACCGAGAAGCTCGGCAGACTTAGATACGCGAGACATGATAACACCCACAGGGGCCCTACCAAACTCACCACCAGGCGTGTACTTCACGTCTTCATAGCCAATTACATCAGGCTGCAGAACGCTGAGGAACTGCTTGAGCCTGATGAATCGTAAGGGGCCAGTCTCATATGGCAGAACGCCTAGATCGAGCTGACCACCGAACAGGACTGACGTCTTTAAGGTTTGATCCTTAGAGATGTCAGCCCAGGCGACCCCGCAGTTGGTGCCCAAGTCCACGCCGAGAAAACGACGTTTATCTGGGTGCTTCCCGGTGAGGGCAGCAGCGAGGTCTTCGGGGGAAGTGTATTGGTCAAGCTTGGGCATCGCCATCCGCCGAGGCTACAAGTTGAAAATTAGGAATGGCACTAAGACACTCAGTTAACCACAAGACACGCAGTGCGTCGTCGGTTTGTCGGTCAGAATCCTTAACCACTGCGAGCCACTCACTCGCCGTTTTTGTCGCCAAAACACGGGTAATCGCAGCAGTGTGCTGCACAGTGCCCCGGAGATTAATCACCGCATGCACGGCTTTGAGTATACCGCCGTGGTGGCGGTCCGCCTGATCGGCCCACGCGTCGCGAGTAACCTGCATTACGCGACTAAAATAAAGACTATTTGCGTTAAATAACGGCCGAAGAAAGTGGACGCACTTTATAGCAGCCGCAGTGGGATACGTATGCCGTTCGCAGCCATGCACATCAGCACCGGCACGCTTGCACGCCTGGACAAAACGCAAAGCAGCAGGAATACGCTGCGTATGCTCTTCCCATAAAGCGGTAATCGCACGCGAGTATACTCGCCGTGACGCTGGTGGCGTACAGTCTTCTTCATCTTCCTCTTCCATACCAGGTAGTACAGTCTGCACAACTGCACTGGTAGCCGGCAACGATAAAATCGCTGCAACTGGCACGGATAACCGCTCCATAGAAGCGATTGCCCGCTGGTGATCCGCCAGTACCGCCTGATAAGTAGTAGATAACGCGGTACGCAGCTCCTCGAATGTCGCCGGGGCGCCACCAGCAGGAGCTGTAGGGTTGTTTGCCACCGAACGTACCGGTGGCGTAGTAGTGTCTGTCATTGGGTTTCCTTCCATAGAACTATGCAGAGGGATCAACATCCTGTTGGATGTTTAATGGTGTTACAGGTAGCGTTTGGCCGGCAGCATCCAAGTTAACATGCGGGGCAACCCCAGCAAGTTTCTTGTGCTCCTCCACTAGATAGGCCAAGACAAGGCTATCGGTACCGGCACTGTGGGCCTGGTCAATAGCGGTGCTGGCCTTCTCGAACAAGCGGTACTTCTCGTCACAATGACGATCCAGGGCCCAGTAGACCCCGCGACGACGTAAGGCGCCAATACGCCATGCAAACTGCTGCATGGTCTCGCCCACCAATGGCAGTGGGTCATCATCCTCATCAAGCTGACTAGCTTTCTCCGCAATACCAGTGTCGTACACCAGTGCACTATCGAAGACAAAGGGAATATCTAGCCAGTTGTGGAAATGAGCCTGGAGTAGTTCGATATCGAAGCGGAAGCCATTGTGGGCCACTACGACCTCACGACGACCTTCCATGGCCTCGAACATTTCGAGATACTCTGTGAGGACATCCATCGGTGGGCGCCCCTGTGACTGCAACCTGTCCCACGTGTGGTGGAACGGCTTACCTTGCGCGGCCATGCCCCGCTCGGCATTGTTTAAGTCTCGCTGAAATGCGAGATGATCGATGTCTGGGAAGTCAGGCCAGTTGAGGTAGACCTCCTTGGTCTCAATGGGCACACCATCACGTACGATGGTATGACCTATTGAGCAAATCTGGCTGGATGTAGGCTTAACGCCATTAGTCTCCAGATCGATACACGTGTAATTGTGCGGGAATCCGAATCGACCAGCAAACTGTTGAAACCAATGTGCAGACATGATTGAAAGCAGCTGAAGCCGCCTATCCAGGGTTATGTATCGACAAGTCTCTGTCGTTGCGGCCAGATTAAACTGGCCCGGGCTCCTCGCACGCCGTCCCGTCACCGAGGGGGTGGTCGTGGGGTTTATCGCCATGTGGTTGCTCTACTGAAAATTCTTCAAGTATTGTTTGCATATCGTCAAGCAACTCAGTGATAGCCGCAGGGGGGTCTGAGTCTGGACGACTTACGTCCTTAACCGCAGACCATGTAGCGGCCAGGAGCACCTGACCTAAGCGACCATAAAAGAGAAGCTGCATGGCACCAGGTAGTTGATCGAAACCAACCTCTTTCATCGCGGCAGGCGGGTGATCGCTGCCAATGATAAGATTCAATGCCTTAGCTAGCATCAACGGAGCGTCGCTCTCGATGATGCTGTCATACGTGATTCCCTGTTCTTCGCAGAACTGTGCGAGCCAGGGTTCCCACTGCTCGGTCTCCATTGCCTGCATTGCACCCTTAACGATAAAGGGCCCAATATGGGCAAGGTCCCGCTCGGGATTGTAGTACGGGTCGCGTTGACCTGCCCGAGCTTCTTTACGGCGGAGTTGAAACGACGGACGGTGTTTTTTGGGGGTTGGATCATTCATACGAATAATCCTAGCCCACAACGGCTCCCGTTTCAACAGGTGCCTGCTCAAATACATGAGCCCAGTACCGTGTATCCTCAAACCCCTGTATCTGGTCCCACAGGATGTGGCGAACCATAGCAGGGGGGTAGTTATGACGATCACACGTAGCCACCCAATGCTTCTCGAGTGCGTGGTAGAGTGTCGGTGTCATCGACGTCTTGTTGACGTCCACCCCGTACCAGCTCGCCACGTGGGTATCCACAGCAGCAACCTTGCAGTCCATTGGGAAACAAAGCTCGTGGGCAAATGCCGCGATCTTATGCCCGACATGCGGTAGGATATCCTTCCCGTTAAAGTCGATCAGGCTGACTAATTTGTCACGCCACTCCACCCAGCGGGGTTTACCGGGCGTGTCACCCTCCCGCGGCTCAACCCACCCCGCCTCTGCGGGGTGCATCAGGATACGGTCCGCACGGCCTTTGCGATATAACTCCATCACATGCCAGATACCTTTAGTCTTAGCCGTGTAGAGCCCGCAGCGCGTTGCTTCAAGTATGGTACGCAACTGTGCTTTGGTCTCCCACGGGATAGATGTGACGCTGAGGTAGGATTCTACGTTCTGCCGCCATCCAGTCTGGCCAGAGAGTAACGCGAATATCCACCTGTCGCGACATTGTTCAGGTGTTTGGGCGGTGAGTGGTCCCCAGTAGGCGTTGTACTTAAGAACCGTATCTGGTTTGATAGCCCCGATACGCCGGGCCATAGCTGCCTTATTTAGCATGGTCAATTATCGTAATTCCGTTCAAATGCTCGAGCTCGTGTTGAAGTACTCTGGCTTTCATACCAGACCACGTTTTCTGTATAAGTTTGCCCTCCAGCGTCCACGCCTCGAACCTAACCTTCTTCGAGCGTGTGACTGAAGCACCAACACCAGGCATGCTCAGACAACCTTCACGTTGTCGAGATACACCACCAAAGTTACGGTAGATAATTGGATTGATGAGCACATACTCATCATTCGTATTTGCAGGATCAGCGGTGCTGTTCATTACCAACACTCGCTGAAGTATGCCTACCTGGGAACCGGCAAGCCCGACACCGTCGAACTTGTACATCAACGCCAGCATTTCGCTGAGTTGTTCTTTTAGCTGCGGCGTCACGATATCCACGGGTGTGCATACCTTACACAACGCCTCATGGGGGTACTTAAGAATCTCCATTAGAATGGTATCTCCCTTCCTGGTGGTGCCGGGTCTTCTGGCCCGCTGGGTGTATTGCCTGCTGTGCCCTCAACTATTGCGGCCACTTGCTCCTCAGGGGGTAGGCGTATCTTCCTGGGCGTTCGCGTAGTCTGTATGTCGCTGCTAGGTTTTACCTCACCAGCAGCAGCATACAAAGCAGCTGCATACTCGTCGTTCACAGTCTCAGCAAACTGCTCCAACGCTGCCTCAATGGCTATTGTGAGCGACACAGCTAACCGCGTCTCTAACGCCCGTGTTGCATCAGTTAGACGAGGCGCAGATAAGCTATTCCCATCAACATCTCGCAACACAACATGATCGTCAGCCGTCACCCGAATAGTCAACTCATACGCATCATCAATACGGTTGAGCGACTGCGAAAACCGCACCATCTGCCTTGCACTCGCAGCCTCATCCAGAAGCTCCCGCGAGGTACGAAGTACATCTTCCAAACGTTTTTCTTCATCTCGCTCCATTTGATCCCTCCGGTGGGTTAACGTTAATTGTTACTTGATGTGTCGCGGCCGGGCACTGCTGGTACCCTACGTGACAGTCAAAGCAGTAATGATCGTACTGGTGTGGGCACTCCCAACCACGACGAAATCGCTTATTAATGATCGACATGTTCCACTTCTTCAGTCCAGACGAACAGCCCACGTGATCGAAACCAGGTCGGCCGACGCTGCACTGCTCAGGGTCTAGCTCGATCCACATGCGAAGGCCTACAAGCTCAGAGATATGCCCAAAGGGGGATTTACCTCGCAAGCGGCTGTAGCCCATTCGCAGTGCGTTCTGCCTAGCAAACCCCGTAGTCATGAACTTGTTGATTCGCATTGGGCAGGGAGTGCCTGCCAATATCCTAAAGACAAAGTCCCCGCCAGATCGGCCCTGCCTGCTCTCGGCAGGTTTATAGGACACGATCTGCACGGGTACCCACTCTTTCTCTCGTTGAGTGTTCCACGGCGGGACAGGAACGCCATCCCGCATGCGGGTTAGATTACCCGCCAGCCGCCAAGCTAGGCGGTAGATATCAGCATCCATCTGTATCGTGCCAGCTACATCACGCACGCTATCCAAGACGACCTGACGATTCACGCGACCCAAGGCCCCGCAAATTATATCAACGAACTCATCGAAGCTTGCTCCGACAGGGGCGAACCCTGCAAAATCAGAAAGAACATCATCTGTGAGCCAGTTCCGCAGTGTAAAGATGCGGGTCAGATTGTAACGAGGAAACGCAACGCCACGTTCTGTCATACGTACTGGTCCTGCACTTTCTTAGCTACCGGAGCTGTTACTTCTACCTTCCCCTTCTTCGCCTTCGCCATCTTCATCAACGCTGTAAGCATCGGTGAAGTTGGCGTTTTGGGCTTTGTCGCTTTGCATTTCTTCTTGGCCATCGGGGTCATCTTCTATATCGAGGAGGTTCTGTATGTCATCTTGCGTCAGTTCACAGGCGAAGTCCCCGTGATGCACTTCGAATATACGCTTATCCTTGTGCTGCCAGTACGACACCCACTTACTCGATCCGTGGGCATTCAGTACTTTGAAATCAGTAACCTCAATCTTAGGCAAGTCACCCACCCAATTAGCCAACCGGGCTAATCGGCGAGGGTTGCCGCCACTGTTGAGATAACCAAGCATGGCCTCAAGCAACGCGATCTCCGCTGTGGAATGATCGCAACTTAAAAACCGCTGTGCATACCGTTCCGATTGCTGACCAGCAACCAGGTTGATGTTAGCGAGAGGTGAGCTACCGTCATTACGCGGAGGCGTAACAGTGAGGTGCCACCCATCTAAGGCGAGTCGAAACTCGTCTCTAAGAACATCCACCGACCTTATTACATCAGCCACTTTGCTGCTGCTTTGCTGCGGTAAGGATAGGCGTCACTTGCGTCATGACATTGCCAATGTTCTCCCATGCCTGGAGCAACTGCTCACCAGCACCAGTAGCGAGTAACTCAAACACAGGACCAAACACAGCGAGTGTCTGAGGATCCAGCGTGTTTAGGTCGATCTTCATCTCCCCAGGCGTATTGCCCTCCTGCGGGAACCGCACAATCACGAACGGTAGTTGTGCAGGACGATCAGCGTTGGGGTTCGTCTCTATCGCACGTAAGTGCCCCATCACCTCGCGAAAGTGACCATACGCGGCACTCTGCCGCTGTAGGTCCGTATTCACGTTGTTGATGCCTAGGGCATATTCTTCAAGGGTCGGTTGTTCAGCCATAGTGTCCTACTGAATGTGTGCGGCAAACCCGAGCCAGAAACGGAACTCTCCGTCTACTTCCTCGATAGGGTCGCCAAGGATGATGTGGGTACGTTTAGCAGTGGGCACGCTTTCCAGATAACGCTGGATAACGTCCATACCTGCAAGCATAGCCCATACCGGCTCTTGTTTCGAGCGGTACGGGAGTAGGGGGATACGAACAAGGTCCCCTTCCCTGACGAGTGTCCACGCCAGTGGGCCGTCAGCTTGCTCAGCTAACGGCTCTGCGCGAACACGCCAAATATCACTGCCTTGTCGCTTAATCGCACGCTGAATAAGCGGGTTCCCGGTATTGGGATCCACAGGCAACTCTTCCGCCTCAAGAAACGGAGTCATGTTAAAAATCTCAGCCGTACGTTCTTTCGGCATTACTTACCATCCAATATGTCAAAGAAAGACTTCTTAGGTGGTGGAGGATCGCCCCAACCATTCTTTATGACCTCTTTACGCTGTTCAGGTGTCAGCTGCGAAGGAGTGTAGTTAACACCTATCGGAGTAGTGTTGGCACCACGCCGCGGAGCGCTAGAGCACTTCATCGAGTCGTCGGCGTTGATGCCGATATGCTGGGTGAACTTACCTATACGGTACCCCTGTTGCTCACACATCGCCCCCAGCATGACATCACCACCATTATGCTCAAAGCTTGCAGGTGGCCAATCATTACCGTTGTAGACCTCTGAGCAGGCAGCAAGCCACCCGCCCGTCGCAAAAGTCATGGGGTTAGAGATCGGCTTACCGGTGTACCAGGGTTGGTCCTTGATGAACTGCTGCTGGTTGCCCCGCAGCTTCATCGTGTATGGTGCCCCAACCAGCTCGCATGTCTGCAGCTTAGCCTCCACATCATCAAACCAGGTATTAGGAGCACCGTCGCCAATCCACGAGTCGTCATCGAACCACATGGCGTATGGTGTCAGCAAGTTCTCGTACATCCGCCGCATGAGCGGATACTTGTAATAGGGCTCAAAGCCCCGGAGTACATCCACCCTGCCTGGGTAGGCGGCATAGAACGCCTCGATGGTCTTGAGGGTCTCACTGCAGACGTTGTTGATCCCAAACCGGTATAGAATATCCTGCGGCCACTCCGACCGGCGCAACGACGATAAGAGCCGCCGCGCCAAGTCAGAATGATCACCGTAGAACAAGGCACAAACTGTGAATTTAGCTGCCACTATGTACCTACACGACCCGCACGGGCCTTGCCTTTCTTACCCGCACGTGCTGCCTTCGCGGCTTTCTTCCGCTTGGCTTCATCACGCTTTTCCTTCGCAGCCTGTTTCTTATTACGATCCATAGGGACGAGGTTATCGTCGTCCTCTGCTTCGTCGGTTACACCGTCGATCTCCATCTGAGCTTCCAACGCACCTTGCGATTCGCGTCGGTCCTCGATATCAGCCTGAGCGACTGCCAAGACGTTGGACATCTCAATGGCCTTCGTCTTCATGTTGGTGATCTCTTTACGCGCCGCCTTTACAGCGTCCAACAGCTTGGTATTCAGTTTATCGACTGGCATCTCCTTGACGGTCTTTGCCAGATCAAACGCATCGCCTGTCCAGGCGTGGTCGTAGTTAAAGTTGAACTTCGTCGCCTGTGATTGCAAGTGCACAAGGCAGTTGCGGGCAGACGTAGGTACTTTAGTTGCTGGCGAACGGGTGCCGCGTGGTGTCCGTTCACACAGTGCCTTAACCTTGGCCCACAGCTCGTCTGCTGTCCAGGTTTGCTCTAGTGCCGCTGCAGCAAGCTGCATACGCATCTCAGTGTCGCCAACAGCTGACAGGTAAACCAGATGGGACCAACGCAACGTGTTCCCTGCTTCACCCTTCAACTTGAGGAATTGTGTGAATGACTTCTTAGTGCCAAAAGCCTTGCACACACCCATTGCATTACGCAACTGACGATCAGTCTTATAGCCTAAACCCACAGCGAGTCGTAGCAACACCTTATTGCCGTACAACTCCTGCTTAGACTTAGCATCCAAGTAAATTTTCTTTACTTTCTGTCCGAGCTCCCAGTACCACATAGATGTGATCTTTTCGTGGTCTGTGATGTACTTCGAGAGTACGTCAAAGGCGTTCTGCTCGGTATCGGTAAACGTGGACTGGGCTTGAAGAGGGGTATACTCTTCAACCCTTGCGGGTAAATTTTTGGTCATATTAGCTCCTAAGCTTGACCTTTCTTGCGAGGATATCGAACGCTGCACGCTCGAGTCCTTCACGAACTTCGGGATAGTGTCCGTTGGCTATCGACATCGCTACGAGAACGATATCACGAACACGACGTGTGGCAATATCCTTGTGGCTGATGTTTTTAGGCACATGTGTGCCATCAGCTCCCATGAAGATCACCTTCCGTACAACATCATTTGCAACACTCTTATCGACGTACTCAGCAAACGCTGCCTCTAACTTCGCTCTGGGTGCTTTGGCTATGGTGTTACTGGGTGTGAGGAAGTTAGCCTCCCCTGCCACCACATTCTCATAGTCATGGGCAACCGCAACCGTCTTCTCCCACGTATGTAGGGCACCGCCAAGCATATGGCTCAGCCGCTTGAAGAAGTCTTTACCGGCGTGTTTGAGGTGGCGGGGCTTATTAATGCACCGCCGTGTATGTCCAAGCTGCAAAAGAGTGGCCCCGCTAACGGCACACTCGCCGGCCTCGCTGTTGGTGAAATAAACCCCACCATACATCGGACCATCAGTAGTAGTTACTAGTGGCTCCGCTGTCAGATAAGACACTGACATACGGCGACCAACCAGGGTACCCCCGTGGAAGGCCATCTTAACCTCGTGACACGCCATCATGTCATTCGCTACCTCCAGTAACTGGTGGTTAGGTAGCAGCTGATAGCGTGGACCAACGACACCAACAATAACGCCTGCGTCATGGTCTTGAATCATATCGCGACCGATAAGGCCCTCACGGGCACGGAAGCGTAGCGCGATGCACTCATTGACTATCTTGACAGCCAACGGGATGGATACAGCACTATCGAAGCCTCTAACACCACTGTTGTTCCCGGCAATATCTGTTGCCAGTGACCACAACCCTTTAGAGACATGTCTACAAATTTGATGGAAAGCCAACGGGGAGAGTGCGAATGAATTACTCAACAACCGCCCGTCAGCACCCATCTCAAGATCAGCCGCACTATTAATCGATACCCGTACAGTCTGTTGATCGATATCACGTAGGTATGTGATCATCTCATCAAACTGTGCCGCAAGGAACTCCTGCGGCTCCGGGACAGCTAACATGTTTTTGATCATATGAACAAATTCCTACCAATCAGCTGGAGGCCCTATGCGAGCGATAAAGCTGTCGATGTGCTGCAGTAAGTAATACTTCCCCGCCACACACCAGTACATACCGCTGGTGCCTGGCTCGAATGGAAGCATACTGTCCATAGTAAACACGTGTAGGCCACCGAACCCCTGCCAGGGAAAAACGATGCCCACATCTGTCTCATACGTATCCCCTTGGATTTCGTCAAACGCCATCATGGGGGCTGTCTTAGTCGGCCACTTCCGCATGCCCATCAACAGGTTACTCAAATCATGTGTTGAGAACTTCTGTGCTGTCAATTGGTACGGGAACCCCGCCTCCATAACCAGATCGCTGAATGTACGTGCGGACAAGCACTTCAGTTTAGACTTGGTTATGATACGGCGAACCGCCTCCTGCTCAAGCATAGCCTCGGTCCCCTCACGGGAGGCGTCTGGCTTATGGTAGAAGTTAGGATTATTAGGCACTAGTCCTCCTCGGCGTCAGTGATTGCTGTAGGCCACTCAGTAGCCGGCTGGACATCTGGGTCGTATGTCACGCCCAGATCCTCCTGCTGCTCGAACAGGAGCTGCAGTTGAGCCACGGCGATATCCGCAGCGTCAGACTGCGCACGCACGTGCTCATTACCCGCCTGCTGCGCCAGGAAGTCAACGCCCGGCTTGAAGTAAGGCTGCTGTGTGATATTCAACACAGCGTAGATATCTGTCAGCACATCTGGGCGACGCTCCAATAGCACCCCAAGATCATGTGCAGGCATAGCATCATTCGCTGACACGCCCAGTCGCTTAGACCAGTAAAGCTTACCAGCACTGCCACCACTCTTCTCACGGATATCACAGACCTCACGCATCTTAGGCACCATGATCTTCTGGTTAGCCTGCGTCAGACCAGCGCCAGTGGCCAGGAACAGAATACCTGCCTCCCACCACTCGAATCGACTGTGAAGCCGCTGTACGCCCGGTGCGTCCTCCTGGTACCACGTCTTGAACCGTACCATCGCGCGGATGTTGTCCACACCGTACGAGTTCTTGATGGTGTTGAACCGCACGTTCGCGGCCTTGTAGTTGGAGTACTCCTTGACCTTACCCATTCGCTCCATCTGAACGATGGCAGCACACTGGAACTTGAGAGCCCAGCCGCCAGGAATGTTGAGATCGACCTGCCCGGTTTGTGCATCAGTCGCCATCTTCAAGTGATTGACGCCCACAAAGGTTAGCGGCCAGCCCAACAGGTTCTGCGGGTGAGCTCGCATGAAGTCAGCCATCTGCTTAGCTTCCACGGGGAAGTGCATGCTGGCATGCCCCTCCTGCTGGATCTTCTTAAGGGTCTGCTCACTAGCCTTACCGGTTAGGGAGTCGACCACTGTGCAATACGGTATCGTACGGCCAGGACCGCCAGCCTTCTCCATAGTCTTCTTGAACTGTGCGGTGTAGAAGACAATCTTACGCTGCCAGTCCTCAAACGTAGCACAGTCCTCGACTTTGACAGCCTTGATATCCCAATTGAGCACGCTATTACGCAACTCTGGTGTAGGCTTCGTCTCCGCCTCCGCCAACATACCGCCACCACCACAGATACGATGCCAACGAAGCATCTCCATAGCAAAGGTAGACTTGTAACAGCCCTGCGGACCTACCACTTGATAAATGCAACTCATGGGTAAACCCGAGTTCTGAAACAAATATCGAATGATGAACGCGGGCACAGGTAAACAGATCAGCTGGTCATTATGTCCAACCAGCATGTCTTTCTTCAGCATCTTTGCTTGCACATCATTGACCATACTGTCAAACAGTGCGTCACGATCGATCGGATCGCCGATGGCGTCCGTGACTTTCTTCTTCTTGGCACGCTTTTTAGCCATTAGTTAACCCTTATAGAAAAATACTCCCACCCAAGCGTGCGGTGCCTGGGTGGGAGATGGGTAGAAAGGTACAACCTCACTACTTTAACTAACTACCGCCAGCCGCCTTAGCCACCCGCTGCCGGGCTCGCTCAATCGCACCCATCGTGTCAGCGGCACGACTGGGTTCTGCGGTTGTAGGCTGCGGATCAAACTCCTGCGGTGGTGCCGCGGGAGCTGCTGCCTGCGGTGGTGCCACTGTCGTCTGGACAGGCTCCGCAGGTGGGGCTGCCTGTGGTGGTGCAGCCATCGGATTAGCAGCAGGAGCCGCTGCCTGCGGCGGTGCTGCTGGGGGCTCATAGGCCACCGGATTAGCCGGTGCCTGTCCCATTGGATTAGCCGGTTGCGACTGTGCCATAGGATTAGCAGCAGCGGGTGCTGACGCCTGGGCATTTGCAAACGGTGTGGAGTTAGTCTGTGTCTGTGCACGAGACTGGTCCCAGATGTGCTGCGGAATCATATCCCGATACACATCCCCTAACGCGTAAGTGATCGCACTTGCAGGAATACACCCACAAAGCATCTTCACCTGGTCCTCGATGGTAGGTACCCGGATGATCTCATCCCAAGGCTTCGTATGCGCGGCAGCCAACTCTTGGATGTCGGGGAAGCTTGGAGCGATGCCATTGTACATCGGGTTAAATACCACCTCGTAACTATTCTTAGCACCAATATCGCCGCCACCGGCAGCCGATTGGCCCATCATCTGCGGAGCACCAGCGCCCTGTGCCTGGTTCTGCGTACCCGCCTGATGAAACTGCACGAACATACCAGCCGTTAGGTCAGTAATGTCTGGATGTGCCCAGTTACCATCGACGTCCTTCTCGTTCAATCGCTCGAGAAGTGCAGCACCAGCGGACTGGCTCATCAGCAACACAACAGGCTTATGCTCCATCAGGCACCCGCGAGGCGGGTTCTCTGGCTTACTCTTGTGCTCCATCAAGATACCCTGCATGACGTAACCGTCCTTAGGGGCACTGATAGGAGCGCCGCGACCTGCAGCACCAAAGATCAAAGGGTTCCAGCTTTGCTGGCCCTGACCTGCCTTAACCGCTGCCGTGATCGCACGGTGCAGCATCCACACAGGATTCTGCTGGTCGTTCAGCGTATCGTCCGCAGGATTCTTCATGATGAAGGTAATCCCAGGCTCGCCAAAACTCATCGCCATATCATAGCGTCGAATCCAGTCGCCATAGTCCCGCTCTTCGTCGCTCAGACGGAAGGGGTCCCATTCAGCGTGGTTCTCTGGGTTCTTGCCAGGGAACGGACGAAAGATCGTCCGCGTGGCATTCCACGAGGGCCGGTACACTTGGCACCCAGCATTATCCTCCAGGACATACATCCCAAAGTTTCCTCGTTGCGTAGGTTGGCCTTCTGTGGCCATACGATAGCGACCACCGCCGGTCGCGCCTTGTCGTGGCATGAAAATGCCTCCAAAAAAATAAAATGGTTACTGTTAGTCGTGTGTCGACTCAGTAATTATCGCAGCTTCTTGACCGAAGTCAAGCTGCGATAATGCTCTTTTCAGCGGCCGATCTTGTCGGTTAAAATAAGCGAACTGAAGGCAGGCTGTAACCTGTCCTCCAGCTCTAATCAGTCAAACCTTCGTGGAGGCTCTCATGACTACCAAACAGTGTAGCAAGTGCAATAAAAACAAGCCACTGGCTGAATTCCATAAAGATAAAAGCCGCAAAAGTGGCCGAACGGTAGCATGTGCTCTTTGCCGTAATACTCGCTCCCGCGGTCGAAATAAAGCTCAAAGAGCTGCCACAAGAATGCATCGACGATACGGCATCACAATGGATGAATACGATCAACAGCTATCACGCCAAAACGGGGCATGTGCAATATGCAAGGCCCCGCCACTACGGCGAAGGCTGTGTGTAGACCACAACCACGACACTGGACGCGTTCGCGGCCTGCTGTGCGACCCGTGCAACCGGGCAATAGGCGGACTAAAAGACTCAGCAGAGTTATGCCTAACAGCTGCTAACTACTTACAAGAATCTTCGCAGCCTTAGGTGGCTTCCCGAACTTCCTGTCGATACCCATCTCGTCACATTCATCCCAGGTAGGGGTCACACCCCACCTGGTCGCTAGGTCCATGTCGATACCAAATCGGTACGTGGGTGAGTCACTATACGGAACCCCGTCCCAATCGCATGACCTGAAAGACACTTTTTGAACCATACAACTTGGAAGTACAATATCCGCTACCTCCGCCACGCTCCGCAAGGGTACCTCGAGGACTACAGCGTCATGAATTTGCAACACTATGCGATACCCCAGTTCTGCTTTCCGAGGATGATTATATAGGTGGAACAACGCGATACTCACCGCGTCTGCCACCATGGACTGGAAAGGGAAGTTCAGGAACTGTCGCTCCAGCTCTCCCATCGCAGCCCTATCCGCCGTACGAATACAGCGTCGTAGTCGTCCAAAACAATTTCGAATCCACCCAGGCGAATGCACCCGGGCCCTCAACGCTTCTTGAAGCGCTGGGATCCCTGGGTACGTAGCGAAAATCGTATTGATAATCACCTGCGCCTCTGCCTCTGAAATATGGGCTCCTTCTTCTTGGCATTGACGGGCACATGCTTCTGCTGTGCGACCGTAACCCACACCAAAGATAATATTCTTTGCAGCCACTCTCATGCCTTTCTTTCCGATGGCACTGAGCCCCTTCTTGTTGGGAGCACAGTCCAGGCGAAAAGCTTGTACAGCTATGTTTGAGTGGATGTCATATTGGTTCGGATCATCATCCGATAAGTTAGCTCGCGTACAGTGATCCAACATAGTCTCGTCACGTGACATAACAGCCATACCGAGTAGCTCAGCACCTTTATAATCTGCTTCAAGTAGCACAGTCGGTTCGCCGTATTCGGTGTCGGTATTACTCACGATAAAAGATCTGATGGGGCACATGTATCTGCTGCCCAGAATTCTAGCGTAGTCGTCTTCGCGACGTTTGCTGATATTCTGCAACGGTGGGCGAGCTGATGAAGCACGGCCGGTCTCCTTCACTTGCTGGAAGGTACTTCGGACTCTGAAGTCATAGCAACAGTACTTGGCTATGCCGCCCTTGTATATTCTGTAACCATCCTTTGTCAGCTCAGGACCTTCTGTTTTGGTCATGACTGGTGGGCGGAATACAGACTTAAGGACTTGGTCAATTAGCCGTACGTCTCGCAATGAACGTGCTAGTGGGTGGCGGGCTCCTAAGATCCCACAAACTTCCTTGTCAGTAGACGGTGAGTACTTATCCTGCTCGTTGCGGGACAGTACCCAACCCCAGGGCTTTCCTTTACCCGTGGATTTAATTGGCTGTAAGTCGAGCGTTGTCGCTCCCTCAGGTGCCACGCTGACTCGCTCGCCGTCTTTATCGATCTTTGTCGAGTACTGGGCTCCAAATAGGAACTCCACGCACTGCTGACTACTGCGAGGGTTGAACCCTGGCCAGTTGATCGCTTGACGTAGCTCAGCGAGTCGTTCTTCACGTATCTCTTGGAATAAGTCGGTCAACGTATCGATACGTTCCAGGTCGATCTTGACCCCTGTCGTACCCATCTCATTGAAAGCCGGGAAGGCCATCATGGACAGGTGGAACGGAACCCAGCAATCGTTACCATGCTTATCCGCGTCGAGTAGCTCACAGTGTTTGTCCATGAGCTGTCGCGTATACGCGGCATCCTTACCGCCATAGGGTAGAAGAACTTCCTCTGGGCACTCTCCGTAGCCCTCAAGCTCTTCATCCTTCATCTTATGCTTATGCAGGTAATCTCGCTTCCACTCCTGCAGCTTAACGTCCCAGCGGTCAGCACCGCATAGGCGGGTACCCATGACCTCCAGCTTGAAGTCACCGGTCTCATTGTAGGCGTGATGGGCCAGAGCCACATCAAACCCGCCAGCGTAGTTACCGCCGCGGATATCCTCCACGTTCGGTGGAACACAGAACCGGTGTGCAATATGCAAACCGTTGTACTCCAACCAAGGGAGATCTGCGGAAAAGAAGCTACCGCCAATCTGCACATCATCCCGATCGAGTAATCGATTGAGATGGTGGATGGCTCGTTCTTTGTTAGGTGCGAATGCTGTCTCGCCCCCTTGTGCCGTCAACACAATGACAGCAGCAAACTCGCCGTGATGGCTGATCTGGATAGTCCGTAAGTATGACCCTGGCTCACCAGGATGCTGACCATGCCACTCACCATCAACGCCGATCTTCTTGAGGCCTGGCTGCGCGATGATGTGATCCACCAGCTCTGCCAAGTCCCTTTCTTTGTATATGTACTGAATCGTAATCGTCTCGTCCGAGCTTGTCGCAAACTCTTCCCCATTAACCAGCTTCACGAAGTTGCGAAGTGTGGCTTCAAACTGGGGGTAGAGCTCAGTAGTTCGAAGGACTGCACTAGGATTCATGACAGCCATAACCTTGGCTGTGTGTATCTCCGGCTCCTCGTCGGCATTCAACTGGAGCGGTATCTCTTTCTCGATGTACCTGCCGATCATGTTGTTGACCGAATTAGCAGGCCCACAGACAGCCTTTGTAGCCTCAGCACCCAGACACAGAATGAAGTCAGGGGCACAGAGCCGCATCTCTTGGTGAAGCAGTGGCAGACAATCCTTAACCCACGCCTGCGCTAACGCAGAGCTGTTGGGGTTGAGGTTCTGCCATCGCACCAGATTACACACATACCAGTCATTCAACTCAGAGTCTGTCATCCCGAGGGACTCAAGCGTCTCACGTAGCTGCCGTCCCGCAGGGCCCGACAACGTACGTCCTGTCGCGACCTCCTCCGTCGTAGGTATCTTGCCCACAACCATAACACGCTTAGCGTTGAACTCTGCACAATACTTGTCGCTTAGATGTTTAGGGCCCTCAGGCGGCATACCCCACAAACGACCAGGTACGATACGTACCACCTCCGTCTTACCCTTTAGTTTAATGGGCAGATCAAAATCACTACTGTACAGGCATCGCAAGTATAAGCACTGCAAATGAAAGCCCGCAGAAAGCACCTTCTTATCTTTACCTTTGCCTTCAATTAAATACGGCTCCTCGTCTCCAAGGTGGCGAGCGTGTGCAATAAAGTTCACACCAGCTGGCGGCATACCGGGAGCCGTCAGCGGATACATCGGATACGTTTCCGTATGCGAGTTCTTCTCATCGCCCCGGAAGATTGCCTCCAGGTCATCGCGGTTGAGGTCAGTAATCATAAAGTAAGTAAATCAACTCCTTGCGTCGAAGCTGCCCCGTAGAGCAAATCAAACAGATAGTCACGATCGATGGATGCCGGGTCTAAGCCCTCTGGCATCTCCACCGTGACGACACGTGTACCCCCGTGCGTGAGTAGGTCACGCATCTTATTACTCTCGACAGCCGTGCCGGCGTCGAGCACTAGTATGGCTACAGGCCATAGCTTATTAATGACGACTGCTTGTTGCATTGACATGACCTTACCGAGCACAGACACCGCACCGGCGCCAATAGCCCAAACATCTGTCACGCCCTCTACAACAATGCAGAACTTCATATCCATTGACTGCTGGGCCCCGTATAGCATCAGTCGCTTGTTGGTCCCCGGGCAGTTGTAATACTTTGGCTGACGAGCAGCCTTCCAATCGATGTCGTACGGCGGTCGGGCCTGCCAGCTCACCATCTTGCCGTCCATGTGGATGGGGATGATGATCTTAGCCGCGGCTACCGGTGTCATAAGCGACTCGTGGCAATACGCCACACCGTACTCCTCGCCAAGCATCTCCGGCGATAACCCGCGGCCCAGCATGTACTGGTAGGCCTTGTGGTCATGCGGCAGCGTATTAAGCAGTTGGCAGTTCCCCGGGTAGTCAACCACCCCGAGAGCTCCTGAGTCTGTCTTACCGGGAAGAATTTTAACAACCTCCCCGTGATTCTCACGCCCAACACCTGCGTACAGCGACGTACGTAACGTCCTGCGATACTCCGGGTTATCCAGACAGTTCTCGTTGTAGCACACAGCCATCCACCAGAACTTATCGTTCGGATCGTAGAACTCATTGTCGGGGTCAAGCCCGACACCCCACCTGTGATTGATCCACAGACGATGCTTAGTATCCACCGCGCCCCGCTTAAGGCAGAATGGGCAGTTACGTGTTAGTAAGTTATTAGCCAGTGTAAATTTCTCATCACCCGGCACTATAGCACAAAACACCTCATCCTCGTCTCCGTCGTCCTCAACGGCTTCAACTGTCCACCAAGCCCGCACCGTACTTACATTGCGGTCGACGGCTGCTTGCACTCGCCGTCTATGTTCCGCGATGATCCAAAAATCAATAGGGACATCAGACGCCGGAAAAGAGAACTCGTAATACGGGAAATCACACGCATTAGGTACACAGCCATTAGATGATCGTTTTATCTTTCGCACTGGAGAAATGCGAATTCCTAACTGATAACACACTCCGCGAGCAAACTGCAATCCCTCTAGATTAGCCGAACCGAGGACCGCTTGCGTACCCGGCTTCGAGACGGACCCGTCAGCAGCGAAGTAACCAGCCAGCCAGCCGCACAGCGTAGTAAGATCCACAACTTCATACGGTACCGATTTCCACTGTCGAGGTAGCCCGCCTATACGCACAACAGCCGGACCTACGTCAACCGCACAACACATTGAGAAAAACGGTAGCAATGCTTTATCCTTCTCGCCATGTAGATCCACCCAAGCAGGGCGCTGCGGCCTAGCGGTAGCGGTGCTCCCGTCACCAAACACAAAACCACGTGCGACGCCAAATGGCGACACGGCTGGCATATGTGACCCATAACTAACAAGCTTGCGTGCAAAACAAGAGGCTAACTTATCCCCCTGCACAAGTGAGGATGTAGTCGCTTCTTGATAACAACCATTACCGCCACTTAACAGCCAACGATGATCTGCAGTCACGCGAATGTTTCGAACAGTACCATGTCTCTTAATAGTTAAGCGTAACAGCCGCTGCTTACCGAAACTACGAACCTCTACGGATCGCCAGCTCCCGAGCCCCTTCGCATTAGGCACCAGTAGCTCAGCCGTCCCTACTAACGCAGAAATAGGCTTATCGCCATACTTTGTTGCTACTAGCGTTTCACCAGCAAAACAATTTATTCTGTAGTACTCCCCAGACGTCAACGGTTTGTAGCTTGTACGCATACCATCGAAGTCCAGTCCACCGCCGTACATGGCCTCACCCTGCTTAGCTACGATCACGCTGCCATACATTTTGACCATGCGATCGTACAGCGTTGGGTTCAACACCGGCGACGGTGCGAGATTATCCAAAGACGCCATAGTTAGTTGTGAGCTATTCATCTATCACTATTTACATCCGACGATACAGCCTCAATAGCCGCATCGCTAACATGGAATTTTGCTGCGTCTTTCTGGGGCACCAAGCGTCCAGAGATACGATCAACAGAGAATTGTTTGGTAACGTCGACCATACGACAGAATGCCCCGTCCACCTTAAGGATGATTGGGCCAGGTGTCTCACCGTGTCGGGTCTTAGTGGCCCCGAATTGCACGATACTATGCTCTTTGTCTTTAGTCCCCAGTACAAACGCATACGTCGCGTGATCGGAGAACGTGCTACACCATTGAGCATCTGCGTGATGCGGGAATGTCGACGGTGATGCTTTATTGCACTTACCTGTCAACTGGTGCGGTATCCATACAGTACACCCGAAAGGGATACCCAGCTCATGCTTACACTTCCGTACAAGGTCTTGCAGCTCGAGCGACATCCTGGAGCCGTCCGCCGAGATACCGATACCTTGCAGGTAGTTGGTTACCAGCGTACCCGCCCAGTCTAAGACAACTGTTTTGATTGGCAGGCCATGTTTCTCTTGGAGGGCCATAAGGCGTGCCCTGACCTCTGGAATACCACCACGACCACCTTTAGCGGGATCATGAAAGTCAACCAGATGCAGGTACTTATCCAACCACGGCTCGGCCATCTTGATGCGTTCTATCTCACCAAGCCGCTCGTGCTTCGGGATACCTGCACCATACAAGCTCTGTTCGTATGGCTTCAAATTCCCAACAGAACTGAAACTCACGCCTGATTTAGCATCACGAAGTGAGTCCTTCAACACATTCGCACCACACGATGTGGCTCGAATCTGAATCATACGCATGTCATCTTCGTAACTAATGAACACAACCAGCCCAGGGTTCGGGTCGATCGGTTGTAGTGCTGCTGCTGTGACGGCGATTTGCATAGAGGTTGTGGTTTTACCGCCACCTGTCGGCCCCATGATGACCATACAGTTACCAGGCTCCGCACCTCCGCCCATGATTGTATCGACCCATTCAACACCACAAGGTACACGAGGAACAGCTACCTGTTCCCATACCTTAGGTACGGTAGTGGTCTCTTCCTGTATCGTACCCAGTGACGTGATGTCCTCGATACGCTTCTGGGCTCGCTGCACAATATCTGGCAGGTTAGTAATCATGCTGGTAGCTGCGCTCGCCACGGCACGACGAATCTCAAGCTCAGGACCTCTGTCGATCAAGAGCTCGCGTAAGATGGCCGTAGCAAATTCTACCTCAAGATTCTCTGCGTTATGCTCAGGGGCGTACATGAAAGCAAGCAACGTCTCCGTTTGCTCGATGATCATGTCTTTGACCGCTTTGCTCATCTTAGCGATGCTATCCTCAGCAACGGCGGGGAGTGCCGCTGTGCACAGGGATTCGTACGCAGGTATGCGACCGAACTCATCCCAGTGTGCCTTGATGCATCGCCAGACATGCCGGTAATGCATCTCACGATTATTAGCCAGCATGTCTGGCTCTAACTGCGAATATGCAAGATCAAACGTACCCTGATGCTGCACGATATGCATAAACAGGAAATCAAGCCTCATCGCAGCCTGGTCTGCCTCTGGCGGTATATGCGACACCATTGGGCTCGCCGCCATCGGGTTGGCCTCGGTGGCCGGGATCATAGGATTCATCCTGGCTCCTACAGCTTGATTAGAATTATGTCTTCGGCCTGCTTCTTTAATGACGCAGGAATAGCACCACCCCACGCTGCGGTATAGTTGATTGGGTCTGTCAACAACTGCTGCAACGCCGCGAGATGAAACTCATCCTGCGGAGCCTGTAAACCCTCACCAACAGCTATGCAGTAGCGGAACAGTGCCGTTAGGTCACTAAAGTTGTTCATAAGAACAAAGTTCCACTTCTGCTTGTCGGTGTACTCGGGGAATGCGTAGGTCGCAGCCAGGGCACGTGCCTTGAAATGCTCACTACCTGATTCTAGCTCTTGTTTCATAGCCCGCGGGGTATGCCTGCTGTACACATGGTACCGCTGCAATGCCGCCTTCGTCTTGTAAGCACCACCCATATTCACGGCGTCGTGCAGCGTATCGTCACCAACTACGCCTTGCTTGGTGTATGCAAACTGCGACGTGACATACCCTTCAAAATTATGAATATCTTGGCGTATAGCCCACCGAGCCACATCAAGATAGATTGGTTTGAGCTCTCCGATCGTATCACCGATGTAACTCGCCATACCATGGTTCTGCACATCACGAGAACGACTAGATCGCCTATAGGCCATCGCCAGCCTATAAGCTGCCCGCTGCGTCTCATGCATGGGTGGTGCAGGTGCTGCAGACGCCTCCTCCGGTGGCGGCGTCTGCATTTGCCCAGCCCTAGTGCCTGCTCGTTCCGACACGCTTACCTCTCTTTCCAGGATCCCAGACATCGCCATTTTGCGAGAGCTGCGTCCAACCACGTTTATGATATGTCCGACGCCGATTAACAGAGCGTCCATGAAATTTGGTGTTCCACTTGTCATTGAAGTCGACAAGTATCCCAGCTTGCTTCCCTGACTCAGGGTGAATACGACACACACGCCCAGGAACCTGAACGTTCGCGGTGTCACTATCGCCAGCGTCTGCGCGGATCATTACGTTGAGCGAGTCAAAACTGACACCTGTTGACCAGACGCCCGTGGCAATGACACACATCAACTCCCGCCGCTCGAACTGCTGTCCTAGCTCAACACGCCGCTGAGGCGTCATGAACTCTTCCTCAGTGACGATACCCGCTCTGACGTAACTCGTATGCTTAGCAGCATCCACAGAGCCTTCACCGTAGACCAACGTGGCCTCGGGCATTAGCTCGCGCAGATGCATAGCGTGATCGACTGTGTCGACCATGATCAGTACTTGCAGCTTATCAGCGAGGAACGAGCGAGCTGCTTCAACGACAGCTTGATTTCGCCAAATGTTCCGCCAGATACCCGCACGCTTCTGGGCTGTAGATTGTTGCAACTGGCCGACGGGGTCGTGCCCTTCACAGTCCACATCGATCCACTGCACGTAGATGTGCGATACGAGGCCTGCAGCTTCCGCCTCCTGCTGTGTCATCCGGAAGATACGCGGCCCGAAGATACCTTCCAAGCGGAAGTGTGCATTATCGAGACGGGTATCTGGGGTGGCTGTGAAGCAGAAATTGCGGGAATGCCAGTAGCGACTAAGCTGCTCAGCGAGCCGATCGGTCATTAGCTCGTGGGCTTCGTCAGCCAAGAGAATATCAGCGTTGAAGTCACTGTGATGCAGACTGTCCGCCGTGTAGACCGTAACCCTGCGATCACGATCTTTCTTACCGCCGCCGATCTGGCCGATGCTCGGGACCCACCGGGTCATGAGGTTCTTGATCCGTCCGACCACGTCTTTTCGCTTAGTCACGACATCAATTTTGGCGTGAGGGTACATACATGCAATCATTGCCATCACATGTGTCTTACCGAACGCCGGCGGGGCGTCGATCAAGCCACCATCATGCATGTCAATCTGCGCCAAACATGTATCCTGCTGAGGGCGTAGCTGGAACTTTTCAAAGATGCGATCCCAGTCTGCCGTGTAGATCTCATCAGCCTTCGGAGCATCCTTGTTGATGAAGATTACTTCGAAGCCAGCGGCCTCTAACAGGCCGCGAACCTTAGAATAGAAGCCTTTTTGGCAGACAAGACGGCCTTGCGCGTCATATTGGAACAGCCGGCGTTCCTTAGGCTTCATCTGGTTCCCGCGACCAGTATCACCTTTATACTTCTGCCCAAACTCGAATGTGATGTGCGTGTAAGTTAACGCAGCTTCGAGTGGTGCGTATGCTATCGCAGATAGCGGAATCTCGCCGTCTGCAGATACCTCTATGAAGGGGCTACCTTGCTTAATTATCGCCCGTTTGCCCATTTTCTGGGGGTCTCCGTGAAATGCTGGTGTTGACAGCGAACGTACGGAGAGCTACCATCGGACGTATTGACCGTCCGATTGACCATTTCCCCGTGGTCGCGAATCACAAAGGGGCTCCATGCCAGTGGAGCTCCTTTTTTATTTGGTAGACATCAGTGCCAGCCGATGTCGCTAGTCCCTAGTTCGGGGGACTACACTTATCACCTCGAAGGTGCCGTACTCTCCTTTTCTGTAGGGGCTGATTCCTTGATACCGCCCAGCAATGCGCAGCAGCTCATGGAAATCAAGCAATGGTAATGCTGCCGGGATGACAGCGTGGACACAGATGGTGTCCCCTGGAAAGAAGGCTTCGTGAACGGTGAATCTGCCCTGTGCGTAGAATCGTTTATACTCACGTGGCGTTCCCTCGATCACTGGATCCCAGTCTATTCCCTTAACCACATCATGATGTCGGTTAGCTACCTCAGCAGCGTACCGCATTAATGCCTGCCACCATGCAGGCAAAAACATCACACGCCCGTCGGGCGCATGCACCATCCGGCTAACTCGCTTCTGCCGGCAGTCCCCCAGCGAGTGCTGGTCGAACTTGATTTTGATATCTATCTCCTGCATGGGAGCGTCCTTGTCCCCATTCGGTTCTGGTAATCGTAGCTACCCCTGTGACGCCAGTCAATGGCTGTCACGAGGGGCTACCACGTTACCTGTATTTTGTGGTCTGCGACGATGCATGGTACCACATATGGTGCTTTATATCATCCCATTCTCAAGTTGATGCTGCTCGTAGGCTGCAGACTCTAGTTCGTTCTTGAAGAAATCAGAGGGGCGGAACAACGGTGCACCATCATCTGGTGTCGCCGGTGAGTCCCGATAAATCTCGCTGATCCACGTCAAACGTAGGAATGCAATAAACCGCTGCGAAGCCCGTAGGTCCGCCATAACAGGGTCTCCAGGCTTAGCGTCTGGCACCCCCAATTTCAGCTTCTGTCCCCACTGCCGCCAGATAATATCCGACGGAGCCCAGCCGGGCAGGTCACAATCATTAACAGGTTGCGGCAGACACAGTTCAAATCGATCACGTATCGCCAGTTCCAGCTGACTGTTCTTCCAGCACTGCAACACCAGTTGACACCGCTTATGGTGCCGACCTGGTGATCGGTTACCCGACACACCCGCCTGAGTTCTGGGCGTAAGGCCCAGCCACTCGTAGAGCTTGCCTATGCTATCAGGACTACACTCATCAACATACCACCGTGGGTCCAGGATATACCCGAGGAGTCCCGCCGTGGCGACCTGATTAAGGCTTGTGATGAAAGACAGCGGTCGCCACGCAGGGTGCGCACGCAACAGCCCTAACACGTGACTGTTAACAGGCTGCCCTTCCTGGGCGCCCTGATGCAGTGCATTGGCTAACGCATACGAGCGATAGTCATGCTCCCCTACTTCGTGGAAGCCACCCAAACTTGCAGCTCTGCTAAAGCGACGCATCGCCATCAACACAGCCTCCGGGTCTCGTCGATGTTTAGCAACACGACACACTAAAGGTGAGCATACCTCCACCTTCCCTATTCTTCCCTTCTGCTTGAGATCGTACAGACGCATGATCAGACTAACGTTGACAGGGCTGCCAACAGTTCTGATGAACGCGTCCGGCGCGATCAGTTCGCTTGCGAGGAATGCCTCTGGTGACATACCAGAGTTGCGAGGATATTCAAAATCACGATCAAGATACCAAATCCTTCCCTGACTAACTTGTAGCTTAATCGCTTGTGTGTCAGTTGATGATTTCATGCTGCGGGTAGTTCTATGACGTTGTCGAAGTGATGAGCTATTCGCGGCTCGTGGGTTACAAATAGTACTTGCAGTCCGCGTTCGTGTGATAAGTCACGAAGGCGTTCGATTGCCCGCGGTAGGTTGCCGAGGTTACTCTCGTCCAAACCTGCCGTGGGTTCGTCCATGATCAGCACACCAACTTGACCTGCAAAGGTTGAGTTGACAGTGATCCTAAATGCCATCGCGAGCAAGATACGCTCGCCAACGGACAGGTTGCTGTCGGGCTGTACCCGCACACCATCCAAGAACCGAGCAGTAAAGCCCAAGTTCTCATCCATCTCGACACGGAACGGGGCGTCGAATAAGTCGAGTGCCTCGTTGACCTCGCCAAGCATTGTCTCCACGTAGGTATACGATACCATCTTTGGAGCTTCAGTGCGGTGGAAGACGTTACGTACTTCAGTCAGGTGTGCCACGACGTCACGCGTCTGCTGCCCCTGCTGTTTGACTTTACATACGTCTTCCAGCTGCCGCTGCGTAGCATTAGCCTGTGCCTCAGCGATCGCTATCTGCTGCTGCATGTGCTGCTGCTGTTTACCTTTCAGCGTTAGCACCCTGTAACGCTCTTGTGCATCCAGGTACTCCTCCCGATCGCAATCCGCAAGGCTGTTCATTACACCACAGGCGTCTGATCGCGACTGGGCCAATTGCTTGACCTCGCCACCCAACGCACTGAGCTTAACCGTTAAATCCAGCTTACGTGCAGCTAACACATTGAACACACTGAGAAACTCCTGCCGTTCATCGAGAGTGGCTTGGAGTTCTTCCTCAGGTGTGCCTGGTGCGTCGAAGGATTGCAACGCGGAACCACGAATACCCAGCTGCTTTGCGGTGGCATCACATACATCTAACGCCAGCTTATAAGCGGTGTCAGCCTCTGCATACAGCTCAGCCGCAGTTCTACGTGCAACCAGATTGGGTAACTCGCTGCCGATCTCTACGTCCTCAGCGTTCAACTCTGCAGTTCGCTTAATACGCTCACTGGCGCCAGGTAACGTCTGCCCACAAGCGTGACAGTCATGCCCACCCTCCAGCTGACGTAACGTGGTACCGATTGTACGCCGACGAGTAACCAAATGATCATATCGATATTCGTCTGCTTCGGTGTACACCGTCACAGGTTTAGTTGGCACCACCAACGCATCCACGTCAGCCTTAAGGGCAATACGATCTCGCTCAAGAGCGTTACGTGACTGCACAGACGTATGATAGGCACGCCACTGCTCTTGCTGCTTCGCAGCGGCATCGCATAGTGGCTTTAACAGCTCCGCAGCAGACTCTACATCAGCGATAGATGCATCTAACTCTGCCAACGGCACCTCTGCAGTCTTCAACTCCATCTGCTTAGCGTTATGCAAATCAGCGATACGCGCGTACTCGTCGCTAGCTGCCGCCTTCTGCTCGTACTCGTTAATAAACTGTTGCGATTGCGCCAACGCGGCCTGCAGGTCATCAGGCATGTCCAGCTCCTCAAGCTTAGCCTGCACGCCCAACAGTATGGCCTGCTTCGAAGACAGTTCATGAATCAGGGTATCCTCGTCGATCGCTGTCGTTGGGACTTCGACCGAGCTGAGGAACTCACCCATCTTCTTGTACACCTTGTCAGCATGCTCAACACCGAAGAGTGCAGCAAGTGACGCAGCTCGCTCTGCAGGCTTCTGATCAAACATCTCATCGATCTTACGCTGTCGCACAAAGATGTAATCAGCGATCTGCTTCTTCGTGGCACCAAGACGACGACACAACTCAGCGTTGATCTCCGTCACTGACGTCCACTCCTCACCACCGATGGTGAGCTTGTTACCTGTAGGCGACAATCCGCGGCGGACCACTATCGTGGCGCCCCCGTGCGACAGCTCTGCCTCAACATACGATGGTTCGTCATTCGGCTTTCCCTGGGAGACGTCTTCCGACTTCTTCCGATCGCCACCTGCGTCACCAATAAGGGCCAACTGCAGTCCGCGTAAGATGTTAGTCTTACCCGCACCGTTCGGCCCTGCCAACATGTTCAACCCTGCCTGGAAGTCGAGTGTAAGGTCTCTGTGCTGGCAGAAATTCTTCAGCGTTAAACGAGTTATAAGCATATCTGCTCCTTAGAGCTTAACCAGCCACTTTGGCTTAGGTTTAATTACGTAGTTAGTCCAGACATGCTCGGTGATGACCGGGCGTGGCTGTCCAGGCCCCGTGGCCTGATTATTCACAGCAAACCCGTAGGAGTGCCACTGCGGAGCTTTCAGCTTGGATTGATAGAGCTCCGAGTAGTAACCGCTCAGCAGCACCTTACCCTTCACATCCTGCAATACCTTCAACAGCTCCTCGTGCTGTTCATCTGTCATCTCGTAGTCATACACGGCACGGGCGCCCTTTGAACGGGTACCCAACATGTACGGCGGATCGATGTAGAACATGGTCTTGGGGCCATCGTGCTTCTTAATGCACGTGGCGATATCCCAGTTCTCGATCGACCACCGTCGCACGATCTCAACGATCATGGGCAGTGTCTCGTCGATCTTGGTTAGGTGCGCGGAGACCTCACTGGCCATGCCGCGGCGGATACGCTTTGTGGTACGAGAGAACTGATCCATACGGCCGCTGAAGCTCATGGCGTACTGAATGTACGTGAGCCTCGCCTGCTCGATAGGGTTGGATTCCTCGTAGTGCTGCGGGTTATTAGCCAACGCGAAGTCAGCCTCGCTGTAGAGGGTAGTCTGCAGTGCGATACACATCGCTTCTGGGTTATTTCGAATCTGCCTGAACATGTTGACCAGACGCTCGTTGATATCGTTGTAGATATCAATACGTCCTGCTGCCGGTATGTCCAGATTCATCTTCACTGACGCCAAACCCCCACAGGGCTCAACGTGTTTATCAAAACTGTCCAAGTCAGGATGCAGCTCGGCGAGCATTCTCGCTTTGCCGTCTCCCTTCCCTCCATGAATCTTACCTAAGGGTCCGACCTTAGGCTCACGGTGCTTACGCTTGGGCGCTTTCTTCTTAGGAGGTTTCTGCTTTGGCTGCTTTGGCTGCTTTGGCTGCTTTGGCACGTGTTGTGGTCACCTTTCGTGGCGTACGCGGGGTGTCTTTGTCGAAGATATCGAGCTTAGTTTTGATATTCTCCCACACAGCAGCTAGCTGGTTGTGAGTTCCGGCCGTAGCGATTTGATCCTCAAACTCGAAGCACATCTTCTTCAGCTTTTGGAGTTTACCACCTGTCGCATGCGCGGCGACCATCTCTGAGGACCGCCTCTTTACAAGGGCCTGCATGTACTTCTTAGCTTGCCCAGGGTAGCGTTGGAAGTCATTGTCGTTATCATCATTGGCATAACTGTCATACCGCTGACGCCGACTATTGGTGCCCTCCTGGTCAGACATGGCAGGCAGATCTTCCTGCGCAATACCTCGCATCTTCGATACGATTAGTTGCTCCTTCTCAGCGATCTCTGTGCGGAGCTCTGATGCCACCTGGCGGAGATTCATCAAGTCTTCCATATCGCCCTGCACGTCAAATCGCTCTTCAACCAGCTTTATAGCAGCTGCTTGCACGTCACGACGCCACGCAGGATCTTGCGACTTAAGTATATCGCTGAGCTCCTCAACTCTCGCCGTTAGTCGCTGCTTGAAGTGGTCCTTCTCCGTTATTGTCAGTCCCATACAATCTATCCTTAAAAATGTGTAATAGTTCATCAGAAACATCGAGGCTCCTGGCTAACCGGGTGGCGTCATGGCAGACGTCTTGGTTATCGCCGTAGAACTCTCTGATACAGCCTTCAAGTCCGCCTTGAAGGACTGCCTGCACGCGGCGATCTGCATCCACACTCACCTGGGTATCCTCTACAGGGATCACCTTGGTAAACAAGTGGGCAGTCTCACCGATACGTGCGTGTATCCGGTCACGGGCGTCAGGCAGATCCTGACGATACCAGACGCGGATGATATTGGTAGCAATCTCAGGGGACACGCCAGCTTGTGGCATACCCGCTGGGTGTTGCGACCAGGTATCCAGGAAGTTATCCAGGTCATCCTGGGTATTTATCCGGGCTTCGAAGTAACCCCGCGAGTGCAGGCGTATCTTCTCGGCCGACATGTCCTCCCGAAGGATGAACACATACTTATCAGCAGGCTCGCCGATCGACTGCATGTTCAGCGTCCCTGGGGACATGATGTGCTGAGTACCGCGCTCCTCCCAGATAGTCTGGTGGAAGTCACCAGTGAAGATGTACGGCACGTTAGCCCAGCTGAACCAAGCATCGCCGCGATCGTCACCCATGAAGTCCTTCCACACCTGATGGGTGGCAAGGATATCACAGTCTTTGACTGCCTTGAGGGCTGCCTCCACCTCGTTGGGCGGCTTGTAGTCCAACCCTGTGAGCCGCAGTTCATTTTTTAACTGCACTGAATACCCATCTAGATGCAACGGCCAGCTATGCATCGCATGCATAATCGGGGGATCAGACTTCTCGTGCTGGCCCTGCACATACAACACACGCTGCTTATTCTGCTGGAACCGATCGAGTGACTCCCGCATATGCATCAACGCTGATGACATCTGCATCTTCACATCGAACAAGTCGCCCAGCAGCAGCACATCAGGCACACCGTACGTCTCGGCTAGGCTGTTGACCTGCTTAATACCGAAGGCACTATCTCCGCAGAGGTTGGCGCGGCGGTACCACGCTCGATCGACCTTGCGTACGTGCCAATCAGCAGTCACCAGGGCGATAGGATCGTTACTCATTTTGTTCTCCTGAACAAAGTTCGTCGGGTAATGCCATCATGGCAGCAAAGAAGTCATCAGGGCCCATACGAGGATCGTCGTAGTCCATGACGTGAGGATCATTGATTTTAACAAATTTCCCGTCCTGCGTATGGCCGTGCACAGTCACAGCACGGTCCAACAGCAGCACCTTCATGTCGTCATTGAAATCATCCTCGAGCAGTAGCAGATTTCTAGCATGCTCCATGATGTGGTCAGCCGTATAATGGTGCCAGTAATCATCCCGCCGCCCTGTCTCTCGCGGTTTTGCGTCCACCAGGTGGAGCATTAGCACCATCGCCCGGCAGTCGTACTCCAGGGCATCAGCATACATCTGGTCAAAATGTTTATCTCCCATAGGGTTGCCCTCCTTGGGCAGAAAGAGTAAGTTGAGTATATCCCTAACAAAGGAGTGTTCCGATGCTAGTTCTTTCCCGAAAAGTTGGCCAACGCATACACCTCGGCGATGACGTAGTCATCACGATCGTACGTACCGGTGGCGACGCAGTCCGTGTGGGCATTGATGCCCCCAAGGATGTTAAGATAGTCCGCGAGGAGTTGCTGGCAACTCCCCCCAAGGCGGCTGAAACGCACTAGCGATCTCTTCAAACAACTGTCGCTTAGCACCTACTGCCAGCTTCAGCGCCTGAGCCGGACTACTGCATAAGATAGATTCAGTCTGTCCTGCAATCTGGGCCCTGCCTGAGGCTGGCCAGTAGTCTGCGATATGCTGTGCACCGAAACCAATCTTCCAGTGCAAGTCACCATCACTAAGTGAGAGGTGGAGTTGTTCAAACGACAACTCCTCCCTGAACGTAGTGAGTGAGAGCCGGGCCGTAGATAGCCGAAGCTTACGCTTCGCCTTCTTGCCTAGCTTCCGACTCAATTACCTTCTCTTTGATGGTGGTCCCGTGTGTATCGTGCTCGAGTGTTGCGATGACAATCGTGCCACCGTTATCCACTACAACATCATACCCAGGGATCTCTTTCTCTTTACCCTTCAGCTCCGGGCCTTTAATCAGCACGTCAGGCAGTAGCCTTGCGATCTCAGGCTCGGGTGTCGCGCCATCAAACGCCATAACAGCGTCGACACACGGAAGTGCCGCCAGTTGTGAAGCACGCGACGTAAGGGGCATGACAGGCTTACGGCCGATACCTTCTGCAGAGCTGTCTGTGTTGAGCAGCACCACAAGGAAGTCACAAGCCTCACGGGCTTGCCGTAACATAGACACGTGGCCAGGATGCAGTACATCGAAGATGCCGTTGGTTACACCAAACTTAGTGCCGTCTATGGCGACTGACATACGCAACAACGTCGTAAAATCAGCGTTGACGAGTTTACGCTCTGCACCGAACACCGTAGCAATACGCTTATGGATCTGATGCAGCGACACAGGCCCTGCACCGCCAAACTCCACACAGATAGCCCCAGCAGCCACCGCCATGTGATACATCGCAGTAGGAGGGATATCTACAGCTGTGCCGTAGGCTAGTGTTGCGGCGATAACATCACCTGCACCACAAGTATCTACTGGCAGAGCCGGAACCGCAGGCATGGTCTCGGGTGGATCATCGGGACCCGTAGAGATAAACAAGCCATCAGCACCACAGGTAACCACAACACTGGCAACCTCAAGCTCAGTACAGATAACAGCAGCACTACGCCCGACAGTCTCGAGCCCTGTGGCCACCATGCACTCAGCCGCGTTAGGCGTCACAATGTGGGCACCGCGGTAGAACTGCATGTGCAGCGGCGTAGGATCTACAACCACCTTGACGTCATTCGCCTTAGCATACGCCATGATATGCGTCAGGGTCCGCTCAGTGCAGATACCCTTGGCATAATCTGAGATAAGAATAGCCAGTGGCTTGCTGTCGTCGACACATCGTTGAAACATATCGATGATGTAGTCTTCGACATTGACCTTCGGGCTCTCGTCTATATCAAACCGGGCAACAAGGTTGCCGGTAGAGTACACGCGGTTCTTGACAGGCGTTTGATAGCCTGGTGCCACTTTGACATACCGTGTGATCATTGGCAGCTCTGTATCCATGAACGCACGCCCGGCAGGGTCGTCGCCAACGGCACTGATGAAGGCGACAGGCATGGCTAAACTCGCCAGGCACCGTGCAGCATTAGCAGCCCCGCCAAGGGACGCGAACGAGCCATCTGGGGCTACGTCCACAATAGGTACAGCAGCCGTCTGGTCAACACGGTCTGATTTACCAAGGTAGTATCTATCTGTAATAACAGGGCCAACAACAACTACACGCTCTGCTGTTGGGCCCTTATCTGTCAAACTCGTCATCTGAAAACGACTCCGATGGACTTGAGAAAAAATCTAGGTAGGTACGTTGTAGCCCTGCCTGCATAACAGGCTTAGCCGCACATACAGGACAAATACGGTTTCCCGCGTGAAGTGATTCGAATGATTCTTGGCATCTTAAACACCGTCGATTCTTCAACGTACTTCTATCGTCCTTGTCATGCGACATGTGTGGCTCCTTAAACCAGGCTCGGCACTAGCTTCAGAAGTTTGTACGTGCCATCAGGATAAGGGAATACGAAATCTTCGTCCAGTGCTCTACGTGGCGGCAGGGAAGGATTAGGCACAGTAATGTGCACTCCCCCCTGAATGATAAGAAAAGCGTCCACATAAGGCCCGCCATCATTTCTGGACGCGTTCACGATCGCTATGGCACCAATGCTTCCATCTGCAAAGATGTGATACCAGCCAGCAAAGATCGTACCCGGCGGATCATCGCGTTGTGCGGCGCCGTCGAGTAGTGCATCGATGCTTGTGTATTCTATCTTTGGGACAACGATCCTTGCGGTATCGTATCCAGGCCGTTCGAAAACAGCCCCATCTGAAGGAAGCTGCACGAGCCCTTTAAGACTGTGCATGGCCAAAGAGCGATCGAAGAACGCGTTCATTTCAGCCGTGCCCTCAACGGGCGGCGGCTCGGATGTAGTTTGTGGTAATGTGCCAGCAACGCTTGCAGCGTACTGTGCTTGCGCGGCAGCCTCAGGTGCGGCAGCGGCAGTTAGTTCCTCGTCGAGGCATGCAGCCAGATCAGTGAATTGGTCCGCTGTTTGTATTCCATCATCAAAACATCTGATGATTTCAATTTGACCTTCCGGGTCAAGCTTGTGCTTGATGGCCAGGTCTAAGAGTTGTTCAGTTGGTGTCAATGGCACGGCTGAAGCGCCCCCACGGGTTTAAGAATCGTGTTCGTTTTACATTATTTAGGTACTCAGCCATCACGACAGGGTCGCTGTACAACCACCCCAACGGGTAGCGGAACGTTTGGCCGACTACGGTAGCGAGTGCGTGTGCACTCGGATTATCTATTGTGTACACATGCTCAGCGTCTGTTGTCCATCGCAGCGGCATCACAGCAAGCGTACCGTGAATTGTTAGCCAACGACCAGACGTCCCATCATCCGTGTCGTACAGATATTGGAACTTCTTCTCAACGCCGGGGGCATCTTTATGCTCTTTGCGTCGTGTATCAGGTGAAATGGTATGCCAATGGTAGCCACCAATCGCGTCGGCAAATAACCCATTGCGTAACCCTTTCGCAAAAGGCCTCTGCTCTGCAACAATATCAGCAACACTGCTGGCCAGTGTACCCTCAGCATCGAAGTTAATCGATCGACGGCTGTCAGCGTGGTATCCGCGTTTATGTCGCACCGTTGCTATGGTGTAACTGCCCTGCTGTGTTAGCGCTCGCACCTGCAGATAGAGATCTTGGACACGCCTCGCGTAACAAAATGGGCACCACGACCAACCACACGGTTGTGACCACGGTTCCAATTTAACAGAACAGGGAGGGCAGTTATACGCATACGTGTATTTCCGCCCTTTGAGTCCCTCACAGCCCGCTGCCCGTAGTTTCTTGTTTCGAATCTGGTACAGCTGCCGTATCTTCCGCAAACTCTTAACCAAGCCTAGAGGGTACTTCGGTAAATACCCGAGAATAGGCACATGCATCGCCATGTACTGGGCCCGCATTGTTGGACTACGCCGCGGCACCGTCATCTTAAACTTAACCATCCCTGCCACTTCCTTGTAAAACTAGCCCAGGGTGATCAAACCTTTGTCACCCTGGGCTATACTTCCTACCATCTCACTTACGCGTTGGCAAGCGCGTCGGTTAAACGCTTCTCGGCTTGAACCATGTGGTTCTGGGCCTGCTGTGCCAGAATCATCGACTGAAGTGGGTCGGGTCGTTTCTTAGCGGCACGAGCAGCCGTCAGCAGCTGCTGCGCTGCTTCCAGATGTCCGTCGTAGGTCAGCGTTTCCTTGTCGCCGAGCTGCGCCTCCATCGCATCAAGCGTAGCTGCATCAACAGGTCCTTCTACAGACAGCGTGAGCTTGGCCTTCGAGACAGGCTTGCCGTTAGTCTTATCGAGAAGCATGGCGATCGTCGCAGCAGGTTGCTGCTTCGCCCAGCTCTTCGCATTGTAAGACTTACTGATGTCACCACCATGCCCGGCAGCCTTTGCAGCGAGTACGCAGTCATCGTGACCGCCGTCCATGTTGTTTGCCCACCACTTACGCATCAGCTGCATCTCGTCCTGCAGCGGCCCGCCAGTCGGCTTACCGTTTGCAACACGGGTCAGGTTACGCTTCGCGACCGTGAGCTTTCCGTTACGCTTCATGGTGTCTTTCACACCATAGCTCGATCGCTTGATGCGTACGTCCTTCGTACGGTTGAACTTCTTATACTGCCGCACATACGCCTTGGCGTCAGTATGGCTTCCGCCAGGGTTCGCAGTCCAATACTCGCGTAAGACTGCACAAAGATTAGTTCGTCGTTTCATGGCACGACTCCTTCAAAAAAGAAATGTAAGGTGCATCCACAATAGATAGCACCGCTTAATACCTTATAATGCCGCGTTCGCGATCTACGTTCAGACACCCGCCTTATTGCGTGGTCTTACCCAGTTTGGCCCGCTGGCGCGGCGTGAGCCCCTTGTGCAACGGCGGACAGCCGTCCTCGCAGTCAGTACAGACAGCAGACTCTCGCTTCTCATCTGAGAGGGGAGCCCGTGTACGCATAGGCTCGTGACACCACGAGCAATACTCACGAAACATGCGAGACCCAGGGATAGGGGACCCTGCGGGCAGCGGCGACTTGTCATTCACTTTCATTCTCCTCAAGCCAAGTAGGGGGTGGATTTAACTTGCCCATACGCTTTCAGATTATCTGACCCCGTTTTTACCCCCGGTGGCGGGGGTAATCTTTGTTCAGCTGAACAAAATCATGGGCACTTATCGGACGCTTATTAACTAGATAACCCAGGATGTTTAGATCGACTAAATACCGTAGGTTTCGGTCAAGATAGGTAGTTTATCGATGATAACCCGTTATACTGTAAGGAGTTATCGATGGTAGTACCTTTGGGAGGGCCCCCGGTTGGGGTCGAAAATCTCAAACCGTATATTAAGTATCCCTCATTCCATTCGGAATACTTAATCGCGATTACTCCGCATGTCCTAGCGGACATGCATCATTCTCGTTGTTACGTTTTCTTTTTATACAGGACTTCAGGTCAGTCATATCGATACCATCTCTGTTTAGCATCACTAGTACCTTTGAGGTATAAGATAATCTGATCGATCATAACCTGTTTCCGAAGATCATCGCACAGACAACCTGTCGATACAATCGATCGGTATGTTTCCACTTCCTTGTGTTTCGGTTAGCAACAGCACGAGCACGGCTGCCGTAGCGATCGCTGCGGCTACTGCCATGATGACGGTCTGCCATACCGGGTCACGTAGTATCTTAACCATTGTGTCTCCTTACATCAAAAGAATGTTTGCGAGTACTAGTAGGCCTACCAGACCTACCAGCACTGCAAACAGGATATTGTTTATGCCGGTGCCGCGGATTGCAGCGCCTCGCTATTCGCTCGCCAGACGATCCGCTCGATGAGCAGGTCAGTGGCCAGCATTACTGGTGATGGGCTGTGCGCCTTAGGCCAGAGGTCACGTGCTCTTCCTCGCACGATCACCTTAGGGTTTAGGTTCGCAAACTTCTTTACATAGTGCTTGGCATCTTCCAAGTTCTCAAATACGTGCCAACCTGACTCGTACCATGTTGTAGAGGTCCCATCACGCACGCGTTTACGTTCGGATGTGATCCATTTTCCCCGCGGCATGACCTTTGAGCCATTGATGCCGTGGAAGAGCGTCTTGATGTTGCCCTCGATGAGATCTACGATTTTGTAGACCACAGTGCCGGGGGCGGAGTTTTCAGTAATCTTGTTCTCCTGATCAAAAATGGAAAAGGGCAGGGTGCCTCTCATAAACACCCTGCCCGTTCAGAGCATCGATAGTTGTCAGTCACATCGTCAGCTCATTCGGTCCCTGCGGACCTTGCTCATTGAGCGGCTGCGTGTGCGGATCCTTCGATGCCTAGGATTTCTTGCGGGCTGCCGTGCCCAGTGTTAGTCGTTTGACGACAGTCAGTCCTTCCTTGCCGAACTTATCCCTAACAGCGTGGATAAATGACTGACTACCTGACCGTACAACATCACGATCCAACTTCTCTGTATCCAGGCCCCGTATGTTATTAATCCAGTAGTCATGCAAACTGCGATCGAACACTGCTTGGAACTTGGCGAACATTTGCATGTGCCCTGTCCCGAGCCAGATGACGATACCTGACTTACCTGCTTTTGGCTTTGGCCCTGGGCTTTGCTTTACTGCCCTTTTCTTTGGCTTTGGCTTTGTCGCGGGCCTTCCTGGCTTTTTCTTTTTCACGGGCTTCTTTGGCGTCTTGCTTGCAGTTGGCTGCGAAGGTTCGCCTGTATTCTTTTTCACCGTACGTTTCCCACGGCTGGCTTGTCCTTTTGGCTTGCCAGTTGTCGTTTTCTTCGATGAGCTTGCCATTCTTGATCCTTATTTCTGAATCCATGAAATTACAAACCTGCTGCTGTTGTGGCTTACCCCAGTCCTGGTCTTCTTTAGGCCACCAGGCAACACGCGCACGCTCTGGGGCTGCCCGCCACAGCATCTTGAGCTCCCGGAACGCCGGGTGCCGTCGATAGGCGTGGTGGCCAAACACGAACGTGAAGTACTTTATCGTGAGGATGAGGTCACTGCAGACAGACTGCCGTGAATAGTTACCTGTATGTAGCACCAGGTTTGGTAGGTGTTCTCGTACAAGCTGAAACATTGGCCATGTGGCGCCAGAGATATCCCGACAGCGGACAGTGCGTCTCGCCTCCCGGGTCGCGCGTGCTTTGGCGGCACGCTGGATAGCTTTTGGGCAGTACACCAGTTGCACGAGCACAGTATGCTGCCCAAGCAACTTGAAGCCTTCTTTATGGATTGCTTCCAGTGACCCCTCTGCCGTTGCTTCCTTTTTGATACGGTAGTAACTCAAGCTACTACACATGATGCTGCCAAACTCTTTGGCCAGTTGCATCGCTTCCGGGACGCTCCCGCCAGCATATCTTTGCCGGTCAGGGGTCCCAACTATAATCGCGTCACGGCGTTGATACTGGCTTCGCTCGTGATCATAATAGCCGTGTACAACGGCTAAGCGGCTAAGCCGCGAGTCGGACGCTGGAAACCTAGTCTCCAGCTGCCCGACGCACTCGGCTAGCGTCGTTGCCAGGATGACGTCCTCGATATCAGCGTGAAGTGCGGTTTGTTTGTCCTCCAGCACCTCCCACCTCGCTTCGTCGTCTTTCGCCCTGATGACGCCTAAGAACGGCTCGCTCAACTGACGCCCAGCAGCTTGATGCTCTCTTCCAGTTGCCCGCCAAGCATATCAACGAGCTCAGCACCCTCTGTCGTCGCCATGAGCCGCTGCTCAGCCACTGCGGCCTTCGCACGACGTTCTAGCGACGGAAGGTCCGCCAACTTCTTACGCACGGCGTACCACTCTGTGCTGTTGTTCTGCTGCTCGGTCTCGTTGGCAGCGATCTCAGCTACGATCCCGGCTACTGCAGCACCAGCTGGCGCCGCTGCGTCGACAGTCCAACGGATGTTTGGTTTGCGTCCGGCGATTTGTAATGTACCTCGCACGCTACCTTGCTTACGTCCTTGGTTGGGATCGTGGCCGTGGCACTGGATACTGGTGTCGATCGACTTCGCTTTGAGTTGCGACGCGGCAGTCTTAAGCAGGTCTATCGTGTCTTCGAAGTACGCGTCAAGAACTGCACGGCATTGCGTGTCTAGTTTCTTGGTTAACGCGTTCCGGGCTTTGTCACACTGCTTGTCAATCTTGACGTGCTCTTTGATTTGCCCTTTGAGGTGTTCCTCTGCGCGGGACATCAAGATTGCGGCTACGTCATCTTTGTCAAGATTCACGGCGACGTTGACGATGTCGCTTGGAAGTGCCACTGCAGTCGTTGTTTCTGGTTTCTTCTTGGCCATCTTTGAATTGCCTTTATTGCTAGCATACCTTGTATCAAACATCTAAATTTAATAAATACACCTTGTTGACTTCTCGCACTCGTGGTAGGATTGTGATATCAGTGATATCTCGCACAACTGATTTCTAGACCTCCAACCTCCGAGGATTGGTAATGGCCAAAAAGAAACCAGAGGACGCCCTTCGTGAACTCGCAGATCTCGAACGCCTCGCTGTTCTTAGCGACGACGAACAGCTCCAACAAATCCGCAGGCTTGAACGTGACTTCACAAAGGAGAGAGCCAAGCGCCGGGAAGCAGAGAAGAAGTACAAGCACTCTGAAAAAGAGCTGATTGTCACAGCATCTAATTTAGAGCGTATGCTTTATGCCCAGGATAACGCCTCCATACGCAAGTACGAAAGCGTTAAGAAGCGTCGTACGAAGAGTAAGGCGACAGCAATCATCTGTGTCAACGATTGGCACACTGAATCAACAATCGACCCCGACACTATTGGCGGAGTCAACGAATTCAATTTGGAGATTGCTGATCGACGGATCAAGCGTACATGGGAAAAGTCAGCGTATTTGATCGACTTCGCTCGTAAGATCGTACCTATCGATGAGGTTGCCGTATGGGCCGGCGGTGATCTAATCAATGGTATGATTCACGAGGAGTTGCAGCAATCCAATGGCTTGGGACCTGGAGATGCTATTCTCCACGTTCAAGACCACTTGGTTTCGGGCATCAAGTATCTCATGAAGGAAACGAAGTGTGCCCATCTCCAGCTCCTTGCTAACTACGGTAACCATGGTCGTGTGAATCCAAACAAGCGGATTCAAACTGCATGCACACACTCGTGGGAATACACGATGTACTGCAATGCTGCCCGCATCATGGAATCTGATCGATCGCTGGGCAAGAAGTTCTCACACTCGATCGAACGCGGTGCCACGCTTAAGCAGGATATCCAAGGACACCGCTGCCGTTTTCATCATGGCGATCAGCTCCGCTATAGCGGAGGCGTTGGTGGGTTGATGACACCAGTTAACAAAGCCGTCGCTGCGTGGAACCATACTCATGGTGTCGCAGAGTTGGATGTTATCGGTCACTTCCACCAGTTCATCACGACGCCGTCATTTGTGGCGTGTGGTTGTTTATGCGGTTACGACGCGTATGCCGCGAGTATCCGCTGCAAGGCAGAGCTGCCATCGCAAACTATGATTGTCATGGATCAAGACTACGGTAAGATCATGACGTTGCAAATCTTCTGTGAAGACCGTACAGACACCGCTAGGACATGGAGTACCCCCGAAATTGGACGTTAAACACATCTTCCTCGACATGGACGGCGTGCTGTGTAACCTGTATGAATCGTTCTTTGGGTTACGAGGCGAGTCGAACTTGTCGCTGCTCATGCCTTTGGACAAGCTTCACCAGCTGTTCAATGACCGCGGACCTGAGTACTGGGAGCCCGCGATGGCAGAAGGTTGGGAGTTTTGGGCCGACCTTGAACCGTTTCCTTGGGTGCCTGAGTTATGGCAATGGGCCAATGAACAAGCACCTGTAACTATATGCTCCCGCCCACTAGCTGGCCGGGACTTTCCCGACGAGTGTACGGGTAACTGCGTAAGAGGCAAGCAAGCCTGGTTACGCGGACAGTTTGGTGATGACTTTGAGGAGATCGTGTACACCCGACGAAAGCACTTAGTGGCCCAGCCCGGCGTCGTCTTGATCGACGATGACGATATCTACGTGGATGCGTTCACGGAGAACAGCGGTCGTGTGATTACGTTCCCTCAACCATACAACAGCGCGTGCGAACACGCTGCTGATCCACTGACGTACGTTAAACAGCAGTTTGAGATTTTGCTGGAGAAGCACCGATGGAATTAGTGATTATCGGCCACGGCCGATCGGGCAAGGACACCGCCGCAGATTGGCTCAGTGAGCACACACCTCTGTGCTATCATGAAAGCACTTCTGAGGCGGCAGCACAGCTGTGCTATCGCGAGCTTCGCGACAAATATAGCTATACCAGCGTGGAGGAGGCCTTCGCAGACAGAGCCAACCACCGAAAGGAGTGGGCTGAGATCATTTGGCAGTATAACGAGCCTGATGGGCTCACCCTGTACCGTGGTATGCTACAGACAGCAGACATCCTGAATGGTGTCCGCAGGGCCAGCGAACTGCAAGCCCTACGTGATGCTGGCATGATCGACCTGGTCATCTGGATTGCACGTGATGTGCCTATCGAGGCATCAATGGAAGTGACTGAAGCGGACGCAGACATCACTATTCAAAATAATGGCACCGTGGAAGAGTTTTACCAAAAGCTGGAAAGGCTCTCAGAGGTGCTTAAGATCGTGAGGTAACTCCGGTGGACATCGGCCTTGGATGGCTTTCTGATCTGTTACGGTGGGCATCAAGAGTCTTCCCGCGAGGCATACACGTGGACGCCACGCAGGAGGGTGTGATGTTTACACTCGGTAGAGCAAAGCAAGTCGGGCCCGGCTTTCATCTCTACTGGCCACCAATCCAAAGGCCGATGATCCATCCGGTTAAACGTGACACCATTAGTCTCGAGCCCCAGACATTACCAGGGAGCGATACTAAACCTCTCGGAATCACGATTGCAGTTATTGTAGTTTACACGATCGATGATATCATGAAAGCCCTAGTTGAGACGAGGGACTTCGAAACAACCATCGTCGATCGCGCCCAAGCAGGCGTGATCGAAGCATGCGTCGGTAAGACGCTAGAGGAACTCACGATTAGACACCAACGCGTCAACGCAGCATTAACTCGTAAGATACGCAAAGCACTCGCACCGTTTGGCGTGAATGTTGAAGAAGCATTCATGTCAGATTTTCATCTAACTAACATGCACAGAATCCACGGCGGCACGACAGTCATGCCAGTCGCCGCAGAGCCCGAGGAGGAAGAAGAATAATGGCAAAGGCCACCGACCCGTTCGCTGAATTGAAGACCCAAGATCGACGTATCACTCCTAAGATCCTCAAGGGGAAGAAGCGGGAGATCTGGGATCAATTCGTTAAAAGGTACCACAATGGTGAGTTCGCTGGACTATCTATGTCAGCACTCTACGCATGGGCTAAACAGCACTGCGGCCTTAACTGCTCCCTCAGTTGCTTTCGCGGAGAGTTACTTAATCAGAAGTAAGGCGGATCTTTCTGAGCTGCCTTCCTACTCGCGTATCCTCAGCACCCGCTGGATCGATCGTCGTGATTGCGCTGATTAACTGCTCACGCATAGCCTGTAGCTCGGTCTCTGCGTCACGAGCGTTCGCCAGTTGACGAGCCGCCGCTAACGTGTCGTCCACCGCCGCGGCATTCGACTCACGGATAGCCTCCTCCCGCGACGTGAGCGTAGCGCTCTGGGTCTCCAGCACTGCGTGCCGTTGTTCCCAATGTCGCTGGGCTTTCAGGTCTGCCTCCGCAACTACGTCTGCACGCTGTTGCACAGCCTTCTCCCTCGCTTTGATATCCTCAAGCTTGGCTGATAAGTGGGTGAGCTCAAGTCGCCGCTCACCCTCTAGCGATTCAAGCCTCGCGGCCCACATCGCTTCGCCTGCGGCTTGCACAGTTTCATTTTTACCTATTCGCTGTGTAAGCTGCCGGCCTTTTACCATGAATGGTTGGCCTTTACGGAACGCAGAACGCCCTCTCGCGCCCATCGACTCTACGACCTTGTTAGAGCTACTACTCCCGTGATCCGGGTGGTTACGCCCCTGGCAGTAACACCAGCACGCGAGCGCCTCCGCCATATCACGATTGGCACAGTTCTCACGCAGCGACAATCCTGTAGGTAGGTGGATTGGCACCCAGCGGTCCTTGTTTTCGTCAGAGGCGTACACCCCCCAGAAATTATTAGTACCAGGCACCACAAACCCGTCGATGGTGGTGCGGCCGTCACTGCTCATACGCAGGAGCAAGACAGGCCTTGGCCCGTACTTGTCCTGCGCAGCAGATTTTATAGTCGCCTCGCGTAGGTTGTTATCCTCCGCCTCAGCAGGGAGCTTGAAAAAATCAGAAGCCTCAGGCTCCTCGACAGCGAGCTGTGCGTTCTGTGATGGCTCAGGAAGTGCCACTACAGCCCTTTAGCCTCGCCAGTAGATTTAAGATCCATGATATATTTCTTCCTGTCTGAAAATTCAGCGTGAATAACATCTGATAGCGGCCCCATGGCGAAACCCGGGGCCTGGTACGTATACAGGGGCACACGGCATGTGCGCCCCTGTATGTACGCGTCTGGTGGCGGATTCATGTGCAAATGCATCACGCGGAACCCGCCAACTCCTTAAACTCTGCCTCATCAACGACCTTAATGCCGAGTTGATGTGCTTTATCTAACTTCCCGCCTGCCTTGTCTCCAGCCACCAATATGTTGGTGCCCTTGGATAGACTACTCTGTGCCTTACCTCCGCGTTCGACAATCGCTTGCCTGATACTCTCACGGGTGTAAGACTCGAACTTCCCGGTTGCACATATGGCCATCCCAGCGAAGGGCTGGGCGCCCGTAGGTGCCGCCTCTGGCTTCGGGTCAGCGGGCCCGCAGTTGACGCCAGCTTTCCATAGCTTATTAACCAACTTGAGATTACGCTCTCGATCGAACCAGGTTCGAATACTGATCGCAGTCTCAGCTCCGACACCCTCAATGGATTGGAGCTTCTGCATCGTCCAGCGGTTGCCCAACATCCCAAGCACGTTGTTTTCACCCTTCCTCGCGTGCTCGTGTACAGCCTTGCACACGAGCTCTGAGACGGTTCTTCCGCAGTGTTTGATGTTGAGTGAGGCCAGGAGCCGCCACGAGGGCCGCGTCTTGGCCTCTTCTAGGGCCTTCAGCAGTTTCTTTGACTTCCCAGCCGTCATCCCGGGGATGCAGCCCTGCGGGCCCACTGTGGCCTCCAGAGCCCATAGCGACGAGAAGTCAGTGATAGCACCCGCATCCATCATCGCCTCAATGGCAGACGGCCCGAGTCCATCGATATCCATTCTGGTACGATCGGCTGCCGAACGGATAACAGCAGCCAGCTGTGCTGGACACCCTGCAGTGTTAGTGCAGACTACCAGCGGACCTTCCTTAGCCGTGTCCCCCTTGCAGACAGGACACTTCTTCGGAGGGGTGAACTTCTTTGTCTTCTCGGGGCGTTTGAGTTTGTGTACACGGACAAGGTGAGGAATGATCTTCCCTGCCTTCTCCAGCGTGACGGTGTCACCTACGCGAGGATCCAACCGCTTGACCTCGTCGAAGTTGAACAGCGTGGACTTCTGGACGGTTGTCTCCGCTATCTCAACGGGCTCGTAGTATGCAACTGGCGTCAGGGTTCCCTGTTTGCCCACCTGCGTCTCGAGCCGTATGATCTTCGTCTCAGCTTCGTATCGTTCCCACTTGTAGGCAATTGCCCACGACACGTACTTAGACGATGCTGACCCTAAGGCCTCACGATCGGCTAGGTTATCAACCTTAAGCACGAGCCCATCCACCGGGTAGTCGATCTCGTCTACCTGCTTAGTGAGAAGGCTTAATGAGTGTTTGGCCTGCTCGTAGGTCATGGCCCCCTGACTATCGGTGATCATGGGGATGCCGAGCTCATTCAGCATGAGCATGGCCCACTGCCAAGAGGTGCACGCCAGGTCTGGCGCCCAGGCCCCGAGGCCATGTGCAACGAAGTACAACTTGCGTTCGTAACATGCTTTGGGGTCTCGCTGCCGTAAGGCTCCCGCCGCGGCATTGCGTGAATTCTTGAAAGGCTCTTCGCCAGCTGCCTCCTGTGCAGCCACCAAAGAACGAAAGACGGAGTTAGGGATGTACGCTTCGCCGCGTACCTCGATGATTCCGTCAACAGACAGGTTGTAGCCAGCGTGCTTCCCGCCAGAGACGGGGTTGAGTATCTCTGACGGAATACCGCGGATGGACACAGCGTTATGCGTGATGTCATCCCCGATAATACCGTCACCACGAGATACAGCACGTATCAGCTTACCGTCCTCATAAATGAGACTGATTGCGCAGCCGTCGATCTTCCAGTCCAGAGCGTACAGCGGTTCGTGACCTAGTACTTTGGTAACTCTCTCATGGAATTTGTCCAGGACGGTCATATCAAAACCGTTATCGACGGACATCATTGGAACCAGGTGTGCAACAGACTCTAGCCCCTCAATAGGAGCTCCCCCGACTCGCTGGGTGGGACTGTCGTCCGTCACCAGCTCGGGGTTATTAATTTCCATCAGCACTAGCCGCTGGAATAACTTGTCGTACTCAACGTCGGGGATATCGGACTCACCCAGTACATAGTACTGTTTGTCGTGGTGGCGAATCTGGTCCCGTAGTTTCTCGATTGCTTCGGGTAAGGACATGTTCCCTCTTAAACGTGGTGTCTTCCATCTGCAGTTTGCTGAAGAATTTATACTTCGACAACGGCAGTGGCTGGGTGAAAAACTCTTCACTGGCTTCTGAGTAGAATCGCCAGTTTATCTGTGGGTCCTGCAGCTCAGCGATAGATACGATGAGTCGGCAGTTTGAGGTGTCTTGCGACCATACCGCACGTGTGTATGCGTACTGCAGCGGCATTAGCGTGGCGCCTTGAGAGACGAGCTCGCTATGCCAATTACTGCCCCACACGCCTGTGGTGTGTGTAACCCACTCGGACAGGTCCGGGCCATGAAGTTGGATGACCTTGGGACTTGTGTACTGAAGCTCACGTATCGCTCTGTACGCCTCGTGAGCAGTTATTGCATCTGCCGCTAACTGCGACAGCAGCTTCATGAAATCATTGTCCAACTCTAGTACTGCAATTTTGAAAGGAGCGTTCTCGTTAGTCGATCTCGCTGTCAGTGCTATCCTCGGTATCATGTGGTTTCTCCTGAACTAGATCTATGAACGGTGTCACCGCCTTGCGCCAGCTCGGCCGATCCTTCAGCCACTCGTCCAGGGTTGTGGTTTTATCATATGCCAAACCGGCAATAGACAGTACAACTGTATCACGCTCTTCATCGAAGAACGTGGGCCCTACCGGCATTACTCCGCTTACTACTGTATGGTTTAAGTAATCTCCCATACGAGGACGGTAAAATATCGGGAATGTGATAGGTGCCTCAACAACCTCAAGTGTATCGTTGTGCAGACGAACAACCATCTGCACATACGCTACATAGTGTGTTGCTGTCACTTCAGTATGGTCTCCTTCTGTTCACGTTTACGTAGATGGTAGAATGACTCTTCGTCACGCATGATCCGACTGTACTCCTCCTCATAACACTGCACACAGCGAATGTGGAGTAAGCGAGTACCGCCGGTGGTCGGGTACCAATCTCTTGTCTTCTTTTGGCACCGTGTACAGACTTTTTCAGGGCGAAGAGCTGGCTCTTTTACGGGCTTTGCTTTCTTTGTGCTCTTCATATAACACCTCAATTAGACGACAAAATCGCCAGATTTGTGGGCTGTGTTTGTGGGTGTCCCAGATATCTCTGCGTTGTTTCATAATCCAAACATCCGCAGCATTCTTCTGATGATCACTCATCCGCTTTTCCCAGTACTCCTTCGCAGCGTTGTCGTCAATCATGACCCTATTGTCCAATGCGTTTTGTACGTACCAGGGAAGGTGGATCACGACGACCCCCGCGGGCCGCGACGTATGCTATGTTGCATTGTAATTAGTCTCCGTCTCTAGGTAAAAGAAATGGTACTGGTTGTAAAACGTCCGCAGGCTGCGATGCTTCTGGCTCGGGAGCCGGTTGCGACGTACGTGCTGCCTGTGCTGCTGCTTCTTCCTGCATCTCTTCAAACTTATCCAGGCGTGCAAACTCCTGCTGCGTTAGCGTGAGACCCACATCGTGAGCTACGCGTGATGTAATCGACATGCAGCGGTGTAAGAACGCCGGCAGGCTCGTGCCGCCCGCACACCACTGGTGGTAATTCGCGTAGAATTTTGGGCCATGTCCGTGTCTGCTATCGCTTCGCTCGTTGTGTAGCGACTCGTGCATAATTCGATAACCATACTGGTACCAGGCACCAAACCCGATACCTACACGCTGTATGTAATCGCGAGAGAACCCAATCATCGACTCACCGTCTGTCCACGATTCGAGTGGTGATCGCCCGACCTGCAACACTCGGTCTTCAACGTCTGCACCGGTGGTTCCCTCGGGTAAGGGGCAGTCAGCGAATAAATACTCTTTGGCTTCTCGTAACACGCACAACACAGTTAATTCAAGCTGATTAAGCTCTTCTGTGTCTATCACCTGCGAGTCAGATTGCAGCGTCTTCATTAACTTTGCCCAGGGGATGTACTGCAGATGGTATTTATCATGCGCGTAGATATTAGTATTCGATAGCGCGACCATCTTGCCGAGGTCACTAAGATTAAAACGATCAAGCAATAGTCGTGGAAGTACCACAGCAAGCTTGTTGTTTTCAATCTGTGCGATCTCTTGTCGCCACCGTCTTTCCGAGTAACGATGCCCACGTGTGTCTGCTGCGGGTGTCATGGTCACACGACCTTCACACTCATTCCAGATTGTACGCACAGTCACATCGCCAGGCTTGGTGCACCGCTGCCAGATCCTCGCACCTTTGTACTGGTTATGTGTGAGTATGCCGTCCTTGGTCTGATTGACCAACCGCCGACGATCTTCTTCTGTTAGCTTTACCGTAGCCCGCCGCTCGTAATTTGAAGTTCGCGTAGCCCTCCCCTGCGACTCCCGCGTGGTTGTTGCTTGGCCGTTGGCGTGACGTCGCAGCTTACGCAAGATCTTGCCCCAGACAGGACAATCCTCCATGATGTCGTTACGTGCAAAGTTGACTTGAATAGGCACCTTTGTCACAACATCACCACCGACACCGTGTATGTGCCGGTAGAACGACTTAACCAGGATGCCCTGATTGTAGATCCGCAGATCCTGATTGGACCTGAGCTTGATATCTGCCTCCTCCATCTCGATATCCCATCGCACTTGCGATCGATCGGTAGGGAAGGCTTTGCCGTTGAGCGTGACAGGGATCCCAATATACTTACCGTTGTTGGCGATCTCTTCCAAGATGTTCGCGTAGTGCGTGTGACTAAGCGTCTTGTACAGCCGTACGTTGATAGCACAGCCGTGCTCTTTCTCCAGGTTCTCTGTGAGGTGGTAGTCTAACCCCTCCTCATTGATATTCACGCTCATCTGGAACGTGTTGGATCTCCATGTATTTGCACCAAAGGCAAATAGTTGTCCTCGACCCATACGGAACCGGCCAAACGTCTTATCCTCTGCGGCGTCGTGTGGCTTGCCAAATATCTCAAAGAAGTTCTCAACATCAGCACGGGAACGGAAACCTTTGCCGTTGTCCTTGATGATGAGCATCTCTCGAGTCAACTCAATATCGCACGTGGTCGCACCAGCATCAACGGCGTTCATAATCGCCTCGCTGATGGCCTTCCATAAGCTACCTGCTTGACGCTTAATAACGTCAATCAGTAGCTGCTTGTCCATTTGAAAGCTTCGTCGCTCCTGCTGTAACTTTGTCATCTGCATCCAGTCTAATCTTACGAAATTGTCGGCCGTGTGTTTCAACAACAGTAGCGGCCTTTGCATTTCTTCTACGTGTACGTACGCCCTTCATGGCAGAACGACTCCTGCGATCATCTATCGCAAATGTAGTGGGATACCCATGGTCTTGTAGGTACGCGTTGGCTTTATCCCTTGCTAGTACCGGTGACACCCGATTACCTGCAATTGCTCCGCCATACTTGGCATTGCTATGCAAGATTCGATCGATGTATTCCGTTTGTATGGCGGGGCGGAAGCCGCTACGACTGGACTCCTGCAGCACTAACTTGGCCATCAGCTGACCCCCTGGCCCGGGCCATTCTTGTCGCATCACGTAGCCAGAATGCCAATAGCCGTGAATGTAGCGAACAGTAACTCGCCATCGCGGCACCAGGCCATGCTTCTCGACCATCTTAGCGTAGTAATGCAAGACTGCACCCACTTGCAGAGTAAGTGGGGCGTATAGCCGCACCCAGTGCTGCCCCATCCTACTCAAACGAAACTCACTAATCATATCTGGGACAGATGGTTGATCTGACTTAGCCATCGCGCTTCCTTCCTAAGGAGATTTTACGCGGGGTGCGTTGCATTACTGCATCATCCTCCACCTGTGGTGCCCTCTCTTCGTGAGTATGGAACCGCGGGTGGCGATAGATTACACGCCCGCCGAGACAAGCCTTTATCTTGACGATGTTATTCATCAAGATGACGCTGGCCTCTGGGGAGTCAACATTATGCTGAACTATGAGGACAGGATTGTCCCCAAGACTTAGAGATATATGGCCTTCATCGCACTCGTCCCACGCCCGCCCGGTCACCGGGTTGCCGTAGTAAATGCGGAAGCGTTCCATCTTCATGCTGCGATATATCTTTTTCGCAACAATACCGAGCTCTTGCTCGAAGAACCTAACGACCTGCATAGGGGTGTGATTATCATAAAGCTTTGGGTGGTACTCTCGCACCTGCAGCTTACGTCGCCTACTGGGAGAAATCGTAGATGGTGACGTCGTCGGGGATTCCTGGGTACTTTTTGGTGAGCGTTTCTGTTGCTCGGGAGTACGTTTCTTGGACATCAAGCCTCGCTTGTCGGGATACTGCGTCTGTTAAGACGTTCAAGTCAACACGATCACGCGCCACGTAATGGAACGTGATGATAAAGCCACGTTTTCTGTATTCGTCGAAAGCTGCCCAGAACTCTTGATGTGACCGCCGGGAGCCCGGGTTATTACCAGCCGTAGCGATAGCCTGGCTGTCTGTCACAACATGGATCTGCATCTGCTTCTGTATGTTTTGGAGTTCACGACGGCGGGCCCGTCCAGGGCCGTCCTTGCTGGTGTACCAAGACATAGCGTGCAGATAGGGAAAGAGTTCACCTAAAGTGATCGTGCCACAGTTGAGGGCACCATAGAATAGCTTCCTGGAGCCACTGTACTTATCGATAAGCACTGAGGACCAGCCTGCTCCCATCTTCCACCCAGTACCAGAACCGTCACCGACGATTATGGCATCCCAGGTGTTTATCTTTAGGTGAGATATCAGCGCGGTTAGACTGCCTAACCCTGCTTGGACTATCTTCCGCTTACGCGGAGCCTTGATTCCCGTTGTCGCCTTCTTCGCCATCAATATCCTTCTTCTCTTGTTGGATTGCAGCTCCTGCCTCTGCGAAATGCATAGACACCCCGCCAGCAATCATTGCTTGTAACTTTGCTACTTGTACGCCAACTTGGCATAGGTATTCAGGTTTCTGCAGATTACCAAATACCAACCCCGGCGGTAGATCGCCAAGTGCTGGGTCATATACAACGGCCATAGCCACCCCCTCTAACTCTGGGTGTTCAGCCATAAGCTCCTTCACAACAGTGTGGAGCTGCTCATTGATGTCATCGTAGAACTTCTTCTTTGGTTCGTCTGCCATTTTGTTCCTGTGAACAAGATTACTTGTCTAGTAGGGGTTCCAATACGTCGATCGCCGTGTTGAGATGATCGAAATCATCCACAGACGTCTTCGCAGCTTGTCGCTTCGCGTCTTGTGGTGCCTCCGCGTCGACAACGATCTCTGCGTCGATCTGTATCACCACTGGCACTCTATAACACTTCTCACTCATCGGGGTCAACCTCCGGGTCGCCTTCGATATCCATGTATGTAACAGCTGTCCCTATCAGTAGAGACAAACGAGTAGCCGCCAGGGCGTAGACTGGGATGAACCAAGCCTTCGCCCATAGCGGATCGAGCCATAGGCCGGGAAGCCAGAAGATGATGATGAGCCAGAACGATACGTGATACGTCAGGCATATCCGGCAGTTGAGCAGCTTAGCAAACGCCCAGCGGAGTATCTCACCCTTATTTGCGGGTTCCTCTCCTAGGCCGGGATAACCCCACCTAAGCCATATCCGCGTCCGAGTTGCGTGGAATAAACCACCCTGCATCATCCAAGCGTTGACGAGAGCGCCAACCGCAAGGAAGAGCATCACGAAGTCTAGCAACATCATATCTTATCTCCTTCTTCGTCTATTTCTATTTCGCGAGCGTCGCGTACGGGCAGCGTCTGCCTGGGCAAAGCCCTTAGCAGTGCCGAACGTTGCGACAACAACACCAATGATTACAAGCAGCGGGAATATCGCCACCCACGATTTCATGACAAACATCACGACAATCAGTGGGAACACAATCCCACAACTAACCTTGAGAAACTCATCGAACATGAGCTAACTACTTTCTTCATTTCCGTGCGGCCACGGGTCGTTACTCGTTACAGCTTTGTCCGGAGCGGGGTAGCCATTCTTAACCCCATCAGGCCGCGGTAGCGGGGTGCTGACAGGGTAGGAGTGAATCTCGCTATCCCCCGGAATAAAGGTGGAGGCAGGCCGTCTGTATGTCGGCCTAAACCCCTCGCGCTCAAGAAACAACCGGGCGTTTTTTGTTACTGCCATAGTAGCAGCCCCTCCTCGGGCTGGAGTGTATTGGTCTTCGCTTTTTCGCATGACCTGTGCTATCTTGCTACAGACAGCAGACTACCATATATGCTAGCCATACTAGCACTACGGTGGCCCAGAAATGACCCGGTGTGGGCCAAAATTGCTTGCACTGTTGTTCGACCCAGTCGAACTTTTGCAAGTCTTCATCCTCATCGGAGTTATACATGCTTAATCCCGTCTTAGTGGAACCGGCGTTAGTGGAGGCAATGCTAGCAGCTACCAATACTGTGCGGGGAAGTGCCCAGCACGCATCGCCATCTGATAGCATTAATGCCTACAACAAGATGATACGATCGGGCAATCTAGATACGATGGCCCATTCGTTGCCTCTCTTGCTCAACCTCAAAGGGGAACCGTATTCGTTAATCGATCACTTCCCATTTGAGGAGGTCTTCCGGTTTCGTATGCCGTCAGCTCTAGTTTACAAGACAGGTCGCCAAGTATCCAAGAGTACGTCGCTGGCAGCTCACGGGGTTGTACTGTCACAGGCCTTACCTAACCGCACCACGCTCTACGTGATGCCGCTGTTCGAACAGGTACGCCGCTTCAGTTCCATGTTTGTGCAGCCCTTTATCGACCAATCCCCTGTCAAAGACATGTGGATCGGCACAGATACGGTAAACTCCGTGCTGCATCGGAGCTTCCGCAACAACTCAAAAATGTTGTTCTCTTTCGCGTTCCTCAACGCAGATCGCTGTCGCGGCATCTCGGCCGACAAGGTAGCGATCGATGAAGTCCAGGATATGAACCATGAGCATATCCCGATCATTCGTGAAACAATGTCTGCCTCTGACCTGGCGCTCCGCCAGTTCACGGGCACGCCTAAGACCCTGGACAACACGCTTGAAGCGTTGTGGCAGGAGTCCTCACAGGCTGAGTGGTTCATCCCGTGCTTACATTGCACCACGGGCGGGCACCCCACGTGGAATATACCCACAATGGAGTTCCATCTTGAGAAGATGATTGGACCCTACCACGACGATATCTCTGAGAAACACCCTGCGACTCTTTGTTACAAGTGCGGTCAAGCCATCAGCCCTCGCATGGGCCGCTGGATCCACCGATTCCCTGCCAGGGTCTGGTGGCAGGCTGGCTACCACGTCCCGCAGGTGATTATGCCTCTGCACTACGGCAAGCCCGACAAGTGGGCTGAACTGTTATCGAAGCAGGCCGGTAAGGGTAACACGCCGGCGAACGTGTTCTTTAACGAAGTGCTTGGTGAGTCGTACGATACGGCTGCCAAACTCGTTACCCTTACAGAACTCGACAAGGTGTCGAATCTAGGCCCTAATACGATAAAGCATGCCAAAGCACGCCGCGGTAAGTACCGCATGACTGTGTTGGGTGTTGACTGGGGTGGTGGTGGCGAGAAGAAGGTCAGCTTTACAACTGCCGCACTGCTTGGCCTCCGCCTAGACGGTTCGATCGAAGTGATCTATGGTCGTCGATTGCTGACTCCGCACGATCACCTGTTGGAGGCTCGTGAGATTAAGAAGATGTGGGACATATTCCGTCCGACGATCCTCGCTCACGATTACACTGGTGCCGGTGCTCTGCGTGAGACATTCCTTATTCAGGCAGGGCTTAAAGCCCGTGAGAGTATGCCTTGTCAGTACGTGCGGTCTGCCTCGCAGCAGCCCTGTTACCACGTCGCGCCGACACAGCAGCACCCCAGGTCTCACTATCGCGTGGATAAGAGCCGTACGCTCTTGTTATGTTGTGCGATGATCAAGACGGGGATGATGAGGTTCTTCGACGCTGATTACAAGAGCCAAGAGGATGCTGGATTAATCCGCGACTTCCTGGCCCTTGTAGAAGACAAGGTTACAACCATGTCTGCCGGGGAGATCTATCGGATCACACGGCAGGACGGGTTCTCTGATGACTTTGCCCAGGCGGTTAACCTTGGCGCCACAGCCATCTGGTACCGCAGTAAGCGGTGGCCGAACCTCGCAGAGATGGCCCAGTACGAGATCACGCAGGAGCAGCTCAAGGCTGCAACAATGCAGAAAGACTCTGACTGGGACGACGAGGTACTTACCGACTAGGCGGCCGCGGCGGTGCATCTGCGTACCGGGTGAATGGCGCCATCATGGGTAGCCAGTAACCTTTACCGCGAACCCAAAACTCCCACCACTTGCTTGTACGAATCCATCTGAACTGGCCGACGTCAACAAAACATTTGCGAGGCCAGCAGTGCGGGCAGTACCCGGCTGTCGCCTTCACAGGGAAAACCAGCTTACAGTGATGGCAGCACTTTCTATTCTGAAACTTCCACGGCACGGGTACTAGCGTTGTCCCCATGTTTCACCTCCTTCTAAAAAGAGGAAAGGTTGCGGGTGGTATTTCACCAACGGCTAACTCCTGACTTGTGCCAGTAGCTCATAGCCTCCCACCTATCCTACACACAACCTAGCACCGGGATGTTCCTGCCCAGTGCCCCTCAGTTTCACTATTTAATAGCGTCACGTACTTCAAGACGCTTTGCTTTGAAGTCAGGTTCATCCCAAACTTCCAGATACAACTCATACTCTTGTGTACCCTCGAAACGCAGCACCAGGAAAGGGTCTGGGTACGGTCGCGGATTTTGCGAGATGTGCAAGTAGTGTACCACTAGGTTCGCATTGCTGTACTGCTTTTTGATATCTATAGCGGTTTGCAAGGCGTACTCTGGGATAGCGAACTCATACCTGTTAATCGATACCTCCCGCCAATCAGCTTGTCGCTGTGCTTTACGCTCCTTCGCGTCGCCCCAGAATAACAACCCAGCGAAGCCTATCAAACCAAGACAACCAATAAGCCACAACAAGGCCGCGGGGCCTGCGCCCGCGATCGTTGCGATGACAGCTCCCACCAAGCAAATAGCGCTGGCAGCGACCCCTAAGGCACCAACAATCGCCCCCAGCTGTGCAACACGGAACATCACTTCGCTGCCGCCGGTGGCGTTCAGGATCTGCTTCTGTTGGTACTTCGCGACCGACCGCGGATCGAAAGGTCGGAGGTCCAGCGCTTCCAGCATTGTAATCATCTCAGTATTCTTCTCTTGCTTCCGCGTAAGCCGCCCTTGTGATGCAGAGCGGGCGAGCGAGTACCCGAGGAGATGCTCAGCCTCGCGTGCTAGCGTGTCGTCCACGCCGCTAGTGTCGGGAACTGCTGTGACCACCTGTTTTGGATCACAACGCACTAATAGTTTACTGTCTTTCATCCTTCGACTCCTTCGTTAGAAACGCACTAGTTAGTGTGATCCAAGGCTTCAAGCAATCTGTCTTGCAGCCCCAGCTTCACGTTCATGTCAATAAAGCTCAACTCTGGATTTACGCACAAGGAGAAGTAACTCACCCCTGACGTGCGACAGTTTCGACCACGTCTTTCCCTCGTCAGACCAGCACGCGTAGCTACCGCCTGACGAGAATCTACCGGTCGGCCGATGCATGATCTTGTACGCCGTGAATGTGTTTGCCATTGGACTCCGGTAATAAGAAGTGTGCGGTTTTTAGTACTGAATTTCTGGTGTGCGGCGTTATAAGTGCTGCCGCATACATAACTTATGCACGCTGTCCGCTACTGGGGGGTACGTTCGGGAGTCCAATTACTTACTGTCTCGTGGCGGGTTCCGGCAGGCGTGGCACCGAGTAGCCAGCCAGCCGCCTGAGGTTGTTACGTTCTCTTTGCTGCCGCAGGCTTCACAGACACAGAACGAAAACGTCTCTGCTGCACAGACTAGCTTATAAGACTTATCGTCGCCGCCGCTCGTATAGAACCGCAGCCCGCCGAACTTCTCTTTGACCTGCGAGGCCTTGAAGTCGGGGATATCTTCAAGCTTCATGATCTCAGCACAAAGCTCGTCGATAAGGTCGCACCACCCGTCACCTACGCATAGCCCAGCGGCCATGCAGGTAACCGTTTCATCCTCGCCATTGCAGTCCCGAAAGATGCTCGGGTACTTGGCGATTAACGCTTCTTCTTTTTCTGGTGTCATTTGAGTCGTATCTTTCTGAGCTGTCGCTCATCCGGGGGTCGGGAGTTGTCTTTGATAGGGCCACCCATTTCGAACAGGAGTAGCCATTCGTTAGTTTTATCTGGGTACTCAGCGTCGTCGAGCTGCTTGCGGTAGTCGCCAAAATTCATGGATAGGCCCCACCACTGGCGGCTAAACGTACCCACGTGCCATTTCGGGCCCACGTGGCCCCAAGTTTGATGGTACGCCAAGTACTGCGTACCATCAGTGCGAACATCAGGATGATCGCAGCCGAAACATTTTGATAGATCGATCTCCTTCAGTTCAAGCATCTTTCAGCCTTATCTTTCTTGGTTGGCGTTCGGTTGGAACGCTAGGTATTTTGGTAACACTACTAACAAGTTCAACGCCGAGTATCGGGTAAGCAATTGTGGTGTACACCAGCTGCGCGTATATCTCGTAATGGCCTTCTGCACCACTACTGAAGACAGCTATGCGAGGGGGATGGCTGAACACTTGCAGTCGTCTGCCTTCCCAGATTCTAACCGTGTTCGCGAGCGACTCGCCCATATTGCCCGCTATACGCCTGAGCCATATCGGCCCGCCTACCATCCCGTGTAGGCGACTACGCGAGACAACTTCTCTCCTGGTACTTATTATGTGCCGGTCATGGCCTGTAGCGATCATCTTGCTAAAATCTGCATCACTTAGCGTGATCCATTGCATTCTGTCGTACAATATACGGTCCTCACATGCTGCTCGCAAAGAAAGGTCCATATCCGCAATAGCAGCTGCATCGATAATCATCCGTTAGTCCTCCTTTGCTATTTTCATTGTGGTACTCCTAAAGAAAACCCCAGCCGAGCTTGCAGTCCCGGCTGGGGTCAATGGAACAGGGCACCAGCTACAAGCTGACACCCAGAGAAACTCTTACATTCAGATATCTAAAAAATGAAAGGGGGCCACGTCTGGGCCACTTCTATTCATTCTTCGTCTCCTGGCAGCGGTAGCCGCTGCTTTGGTTTAATATCTAGTCGTAGTTCAATCTCTCGCAGCCTGCCTTCGAAGTACTGCAGTGTCGTGTAGGTCGCGCCTCCTGCGAGTACCAGGATAATAACCATCACCCACAAGCAGCCATGTGTGTGTTCACTATCTGCGTATACCACAGATACACTCCTTTTTGTTCATGTGATCAAATTTATGGGTCAAGGTCGCCCGGATGAATATCCGGAGTCTCCTGTTTGCGTTTCCTTATCTTACGCAGCTCCCGCCGGTACTCCTTAGGCAGGAAATCCCGCTCCAGGATCTCCGGGTCGAACTGCGTCCAGGTCTCACGGAGGACCTTACACCGCACGCGACGTAGCACATCTCCATCGTGCCAGATAGTCGTGTAGTCGCTGCTACGCCAGTTGTAGCGGGGTATTTGTGCGTTGTGTTTGAGCAACCGCCACGCCCGCACCTGGTAGCGATTATCGTAGGTGCACCAGTCGTAGAAGATGACCTGGTCAAAGACGAGGCGGCCCTGATCGTCATAGAAGTGGTTGATCTCGATGAGCTCAACTTGGTCGTTCACCGCAGTCTCAGGGACTACGGAAGCTGTTGTAAGTATCGCGATAGCATAAATGAGAACATTCATTATCACTCTCCTTTCAAGCAGCCCGGCCGGGAATCGAACCCAGTCTCCTAAGACCAAAACTTAGTGTGCAGCCAGTACACTTCCAGGCATCAAGTACCGCATGGGAGAATCGAACTCCCGTTGTCGGATAGAAAATCCGAAGTCATAACCACTAGACTAATGCGGCATGTGCGCTCCCGACCCGAAGGTCCCACCGCTAGGCTTAGCGGGAGCGTCACAGGCGGCTACTCACTCTTCAATTGGTCTCCTGTATTGACAGATGCTATGGTTCGCTTATCTCAATCCGCGTACCCGTTAACTGATGAAATTCGTCCGTCAGTGTTTTAAGTTCCGCCAGAGCTTGTTGCCGTTCTGGGTTATCCGGTTCTTTTTCTTTCTTCGTCACCATGAACGCCCCAGCCCCCTCTATACGTACGAGCCGATTGTGTGTCTTCTTTTGATCGGCAAAACGGGCCTTCATCACTTTACGCTCTTTCTGGAACTGTCGCTCTTGCCTTGCGTGTTCTGCGTGCTGCTTGGCCTTGTATGCTTCCATGTTTCGCTTCTTCTTGTCGGCTTTGGCTTGTAGTGCGTCGGCCTTTGCTTTTTCGTCCCTTGCTGCTGCTCGTTTGATTTTACGCTTTTCCTTTGTCATCACTCACTCCTTCTAAAGGTTACTTGTCCAAAAGAACACCGGGGCCCGCGTGGACCCCGGTGCTAACATTCTATTCTGCGTGAATAGCTTAAAGCTGTCCAGTGCTACCGGCGACTGCTGCCACCGCCACCAGATGCTTGGGTTGCCTGAGATTTCTCCAAAGCGGCCATAGTATTCTTTAGCTTAAGGTGAAGCTTTGCATGACAGTTTAAGCATAACACGTCACACTTTGCAGCCTCTTCCTCCAACTTATCCATACCGATCGATTTACGGGCCTTGCCCACGTTGAATAATTTTGTCGCCGGGTCGCGGTGGTGGAAGGATAGACACACCGGCTCTGTCTCGCCGCAAGGGCAGGGGTTTGCCAGCTTATAGGCCTTCAGCCACGCCAGTTTCTTGACGTACCTGGCTACAGCATCATTCGCCATCTGTAGGATCTGAGGGGTTTTTGATGCTATCAGGGATCAAACCCATGAGGTACTCGATCTTCACCAGGATCCGGTGTATGTCTGCTGCTTGCGGGACAGTCACGTTGGTGATTGTCTCCCACTTCGCGATATTTTGAAGCTCATCCACAGCAATCAGGGACTGGTAAATGAACTTGGTAGCGTTTTGGTCTTCAGGGATATATGGTGACAACCCTTCGAGGTCGTCGAGGCTTGCCCGTGCTGTTTTGCAGAGCTTGATCATTTTCTTCGCGTTCATCATGTACCTCCTATCACCTGTAGGCGTCGGGAAGAACGAAAGTGCTCAATCTGCTGATCCCACCACGATCCGTAGAGTAACCAGCCTATTTCACCATTATATTCACATTCCCTATCCAGAGCATTGCCAATCCGTAGTGCCTCGGTGACCTTTACATTATCTGGTAGCGTGATACCACGCTTTACTAGCAAGCTATTAACTGTATCGCGTCCGACAAAAACACTAGGTGGTGTGTCCTCGTCGCTGATTAAAATGATCTTGGGGACAGGGGTTTTCGCCATGTCATCCGCATGCACGAACTTCAAATCACCCGCTTCGATCATCTGCCATAACAGGTAGGCGTAGTGCGGGGCGTGCTGTGATTCATGGTCAGAACCTTCGTCGATAAGGCGACCACCCTCCCAGACTACATCAGGAGCACCGTAGCTGGCCATCATCGTAGCCAGGTGGTGATTGACGTTGCCGATGTATGACTGATCGCCAGATACATCTAGCTTTCGCTGACAAATCCATTGAAGCCAGGCGGAGATGACATAACGGCCGTACATGCGGACCTCGGGGCCAGCTTCGATGGGTGTGGCTTCACGGATGAACCGCCAGGGGCCGAGTACCGCAGCCATAGCCGCCTCGTACTCGGTACGCATGTGTAGCACAACATTACGATTGTTATCGCCGTTGAACCACGGATGCAGCAGGCTCTTAGATGATCCGCCGTACGTCGGCATGACAATCAGTGGCCAGCCGTGCCTCCTGGTAATCATCTCCATTTGTCGGGTAACCTTATCTGTATGGCCTGGTTTGCTACCTCCAGGCTTGTACTCACAGCAACCCGCTGCCCGGGCAGACGCACGACCTAGCATCAGCGCACCGTGTCCAATCACGCCCACACCGCATGGCACCTGGCCAACTGCGGGGGCGGTTATATTAGCTACGATACAGGTCATGGTCGCCCAGAACAGACGGTTGGATGGTGTGTCGGCAAGTAACGCTGCCATATCTGGCACCTGGGCAGGAGGTACAAGCTCCCGCCCCGGAGTCCACTCGTCTACGACGTAAGCGGACTCTGCATTAACTTCACCACCCAGACGTACGGAAAATTGGGGTAACACGAAACAACCGTCTCGTGGTTTCCAGCCAAACTTTCCATCCTCCCTAATGATTTGTGGTTCGTGGAATTGCCGGGCAATGTCCAACAGCTGTAAGCTCCAGTTTTGCTTGACGACAACAAGCTTACTGGCAACAGCGAGCATCTTCTTCTTGAGCCAGTTCGCGGGGTTCTTCTCGATGACGTCCATCGTCTCCTGGAACTCATACTCCTCTCCGTCCAGCAGGATACGTCCCGCATAGATGGGCTCAATAGACTCGTCTGTGGAGCACAGCACCTTGTCGATACGTATGACAGCGTTGGATATGCATTCATCCATCTTGCCGCTGATTGCCCAGCCCAGCGGTGTTTCAATTATGTCTTTGCCCTTCACTGTGATGCTGCCCATCAGCTTGACGCGACCGCGGTTACGGTCCAGTAAGCGTTGCATCCCGTCGGAGCACCCCGCGCGGAACCGCTTTAAGCGTTCAGCTCCGAGGTTCAGGCTGTTCAAGAACGTAACAGCTGTATCCTCTGGCAGCCTCGCCATGTGTTCTTCTAGTGCTACCATCCAATACCGTGCGTGCTTTTGGATGTGCGACAGGCATCCGTGTGGTGAGTAGTTACGCACATGGGTAGGGCCTGCGCCGATAAACACTTGGCCATCAGCCCTGGCTGCCATGTTAAACACGTCAGCCGACAGTGCTGGGCCCCAGAAGATGAACTTCTTATCTGGGCGGGTCTTCCACAGGTCGTGGACTACCAGCGACACAACATTACGTATCCGCTTCTGCTTGGCGTTGTATGACGCGACCAGCGGTAGCGGTAGCTCGGAGTCTCGCATGTGTCGCCCCTGCAGCTGCAGTGCAGTCAGGGGATTGTTGAACACGAAGACGTTATCGCCAAACTTATCTTTGTACGCTGTGGGTGTGTCCAGCACATCGTACATGCACAGCCCTGACTCAGCAGTAGGCCTCGCATAGCCGCCATCAAAGATATGGAACGCATGGTCAGCCGTGCCGGCACCACGTTTCCCGATGAACAACCAGCCAGATGTCTGCCCAGGCAGTGAGTGGAATGGGATCGTAACTACGTCCCGCCAGCCCTTGCCGCTGAGTAGCCGCTGCCGGTGCATCTTATCGAAGTTGGTCTCGTCTGGCTTGTTGAAGATCGACTGGTAGATACGTAGCCGCCCTGCCGCTCCCATGAATCGACCCATACGCTTGGGCCAGTAGAGCGTCTTCTGGTCAGCACCGAACCCTGATTGCTGGAGCACGTACTGTACGTTTACTTTGCCGCTGTGTAAGAGCTTCCGCGAGTCAACAGCCAGGCGGTCCGCCTCGTCCTGCATCCCGGAGAAGTACTTCTCATACTTCGCGATGGCTTTGTCGTGCGTGTACTTCTCATCTATCGTGGCGCCACAGTCAGCCAGTTTCCTGATTGTTTCTGGGATTGTGTATTTCCAGGCCTTTGCTGCTAGTGCTATCATGCCCCCTGTGGTGTTACAATCAAGACAGTGGTGCCAGTTACCCCCAAATCTGGTATCATCAAAAATTGTCAGACGAGGTCCGCGGCACAGCGGGCATGTTACTACCATCGGCAGAGGTTTTTCCTCAGCGTCAATACCCAGCATTGGCAACACTTGTCGCCAATCAATCAAGCTGTTGATCGATAGTTCTGTCATTTTACTCTCCGGTACAGGAGTTACTACACATGTCTAAGGTAAACGACCAAACAACCGACCTCAACGGCCAAGAGCTTCATCGCATTCTTTCGGTCTACCCACTGCCTGACTTCGTGAAGAACGCAAGTCAGCAGGATGTCTGCGGCGGCGGGGACCTTCCCCCACACCTGTATGCAGACATGACGCGTCGGCATTATCCCATCCATTCGGGTCCGGCGACAGTCATTTCTTCAATTTTCTTTCAAGAGAAGAAGGCTGAGTTGAACAAGCACCACGCATCTTTGATCGAGAGTAAGCTCGAGAAAGCTGCTGAGTACTTCAAAGTCACAGGCTACATGCGTCGGCTCACTGAGAAGGTAGCTGCCGCGTCTGAGTACGACGAGACCGCGTTACCTGATAACGTATTCGCCATTGTATTCGACGCAGGCGACGGCACCAATGAGCGTCACTACCCTATGCGAAATGCAAAGGAAGTGAAGACTGCAGCGGCTTGGCTGCAAGATCACCGTGATGAGCTCCCCTTCGCCGATCGACGCAAGGTTGCTGAAAAGGTGCTGGAGAAGGCCTCCGAGTTTGGTGCAGGCTTACCCGAGCATCGCTACATGCTTGAGAAGACAGCTTGCATGGGTGCCTGTGCTGGCAAGGATGTCGCTGCGATGCTTCGCACACGTATCCGCGCTGCTGGCAATACCCACCAGCCCTCTGAAATCCAACAAGAGATGGAAAAGCTTGCAGGGATCTGTGAGAACAGTCCTGGCGGGTACATCTCCTCTCTTGGGGATATCGCAAGCATCGTCGACGCGTTCGACGGTGAGCACAATCTTCGCGGCCGGTACGATGACGTCATCGAGCGTCCTGAGGATGTGCTGTTCGCGGTAACAGGCAAAGCTGCCCGAGACGCTGGTGACAGCGTGATCGGGAGCCCGCTTACCGGTAAGTATTACAAGCGTGACGACCTCCAGAAGGTGGCCGTCCAGTCGCTTGCCGATAACCTGGGTGATGACTTCACTGACGAAGTCTGCACGGCAGGTGCCTGGGTTGATATTGAAAAGCTCGCCAACATTGTCCCGACATTGCCGCTTGGCGATGCCGAGTTGTTTGACGAGGTTGTATCCGAGGCTGGCATTGCACCGTTCGCCACGAAGTCTGCATCAGTCGGAAGATCGATCTCCGCAGCTGAGCAGGTCTCCATGGCAGAACAGCACAAGCCGAAGCCTGGGAGCCTCTGGGACAAGCTTAAGTAGTAGACTCGTCATCAGGGTACGGCGTACGGCCAAAGTCGTCATCCAGCTCAGGTGGGTGCGTATGTTCGGCCTCGTCGACAACCTCGACGTGGCCGTGCTTACCCTCCTTGATTGTAAACGAGTGACACCCTGGAGGGTCTTCACGCGTGTAGCAGTCGTCTGCGGATTTAACGATCTCCGGTGGTGTGTCTCTGATCTCTTGCATGAACGTCTTACCTGTCTTAAGCAGATAACACACCAAAAGGACCAGAGTAGCTGTGTGTGTCCACGTTGGATTCGCAGCAGTATCGGTGGCACCGAGAATAAACACGGTAGTCACGATTAGAAACAACGACTGGTACACTGGTGTGCGTACCGCTTTGCAAAGTCTTTTAAGTATTTCCACGGACGTAAGGCTCCATTTTGATAGTGGGGGCTGCAGGGGCTGCTGGGGCACCTGCGTCAGGTTCTCGATGCTCTTCTCGCATGTGTGAAGGCATCGCCAACCACTTTGCGCGACCCTTCTCAGCGAGGTTCGTACGCTGCTCAGCAGTCAGCGGTAACGAACCGGGCAGCTTGCAGGCAGCATCGACTAGCTGCGATGCAATGACTGCGTTATGGCCCAACGAGTCTGGGGGTACGATCGAACGGTAGCGGTCAGAGCCTTGGATCGCGATACGGGCGTTGCCCACACTCATCAATACGTGATGAAATGCTTGGCGGGCCGCGTCCACTACTGCAGGGATTGCAGAAGTAGGGATGTGGTTCTTCTCCAGCTGCCGCCATGGTTCTCGCCATTTCGTAGGCATCAGCGAGCGTGGGTCGATGATGTTGTCCAGGTCCCACGGTGATTGGCATACTGACCATATAGCCGCCAGCTCAATAGGGACACGATATACACGCAGCGTCGCCACGGTACGCCCTAGATGACGATTCCACGGGTCTGAAGGGTGGCTGGCTGCTCCGCCCACAAGGATGTTACCCAACTCGCCCTTATCAAACATGGCCACGCCGACAGCTGTGCGTTGTCCGGACATGCCTGGTGAGTTGAGCGCGACACCTGTGTAGCGGTGCGTGCACGTGGTGAACTCCACTTCTCGCATATAGCGAGTGAAGATCCAGTTATTGAAGGTCTGCAATGTGACAGCCGCCATCGCCTCGCGACAGAGTTGTGTCACCTCAGGATGTGTTTTCAAACCAGGCAATGCCTGCTTGAGGGTCTCAGCAAATCGAATAGTCATTCCATTGGTTCCTTGCTGCAGCCGGATACGACTGCAGTTAAAGAGAAAAGGACGACGCCCCGCGAGGAGCGCCGTCCCGGTTCACAAACTACCACTATGGAGAAAAAAGCGGTATGCTCGGTGAGTGCAGCTTCTTCGGGATATCCTTCCCACTGAAGCATAAACGGCACTTCTCGCAGCTGGGCTTAGGTTTGATCCCTTGCTCAGCAGGACATACGAGACGTCCGTCGACATACTTCTCGACGGTTTTCCGTTTCACTCGAAATACAAGGTCAGTGTACTCAGGGATTGGTTCCCCGGGCTCACTTTGTAGATACGCAACTTTGACGCCGTCTAGTCTGTGCGGCTCACCATGTTCAACGTGCGTGTCCTTATCACAGGACCACCACAGCTGTAAATTAGGCAGCTCAGCTAGCCGCTTCAAAGGATCTTGTAGCTCTTCTATATGCCACGAGTGAGTGTAAGCAAAAAACTCTGACTCAGGGCAGCTCTCGGCGATTCTTATCCATTTGCGGATGTAACCCGCATTATAGAAATCACCTGCTACATGTACTCTTAATAGCTCTATGTCCTCTTGCCTGATCTCGTCGATCATTCTGTCCTCGAAGTCTGGTTCTTCAGATGCCGCCCAGTTACGCCTATGCGCTTTACGGACGTTCTCCATCTTGAAGAATTGCTTCATGGCATAGCAGTTTTCTGCGCACGTCTCTGTCTTACCTGGGCACGTGTTGCCCGCAAGGATAGAGAAACACGCAACCTCGCCCAGCTTAGTATTACCTGGGCGAATCAGTTTGACCTTGGCTTTCGCTTTCAATCGATGTCTCCTGCATACTAGATCTAGTTGCAGTACCGCCTTCTTCAGGCAGCACCACGTAAAAGATCAGGCATGTGGGGACGAGGCTATTACGAGTAGTTAAACTCCACAGATGCATCGCGACCCATCGCAGATGGTACAACAGCACATCCGCTCGGTATGGAGATTTCGTTACCGCACTGTGTGCAGTGCCATGTGACGCTAAACCAGTACGTACTCGGGGCGTCACCCGCTGCAGGGTCATTCACCATAGCGTCACTGTTGGCGCATCGCATCTCTTGTTTACACGGTACACATACTGGTCCCGGCATCGGTACCTCCCATTGTGTTATAGGCAATGACCCTGGCTGCAACGTACACCCAGTGATCAGTCTGCTTAGCCCGCGACTGTCGCAGGTGATGACGCCATCGTTCCAAAGAATCGTCAGATACTTAGTAAGGCCATTGGAGCTCGTAGACTCCATGACCTTGCGGGGCGATACCCCGCGTGAGCGTGAACTTCCTGCAGGAAACTTCTTCCCGTTTTTGAATGTCCACGAGATTCCATCACTTTGCCGACTCATTGGTTTTCGCCTTTATCTTGCGTATAAGTCGATCTGCCTGCTCAACCACGTCACGGGGTTGTTCCCCTTCTGCACACCACAGAACAAACTGCCACATCTCTTGGTACTGTTGTTCGTGTAGTGCTGCCGCCGCATCGCGATCCGCCTTTAATCGCTTATTCTGGTGGTAATCACCCATCGTTACCTCCTTAGACAGCCGTGGGCTGCCGTTTGGTTTTTGACTTGTCCCGCAGCTTGATGCCTCGGAATTGTCGCATAGCTGTCGCTGCAGCACGCGTATCAGCAGCCTCTTCTCTGACCCCTGTGAGCCCGGCAGCCAGTTGGGCCCCGATCTCAGCGTTGGAGTTCAGCGTGCGAGGCGTCATATCTTCAAGACTTGCGCGGCACTCACGCATACGTGCAAGCAGTTGATCGCCAGCGAGGAACTTAAAGCCCTCAAGCATCTGAAATGCATCACGTACTTGGTTGATAGTGCCGCTTCGGATGATCCGATCGGGATTCTTCAATGCTTCCAGCAGGTTATCAGCTGCATCGACAAGGACCCTGCGAGGTTCGCGAGCCATGTCTTCCAGCATGTCGTTCGTAAAGGAACGCATCTGCTGCTGGGCCTCCTGTACGAGCTCAGAAGCCTCATCGTCATCGATCGTCCTGGACTGTTGCTCGCTACGTGCTCGCATGTTATCCAATACCTGCCCAGCCCTCGCTATTGAGTGACTGACAGCGGGATCGGTGTCGTCAAGCTGCAGATCCATTTGGATAGCGTGGTTGAGTACATCCTGCAGTTGGCCCAGCTCAGTTTCAGAGACGCTCTGCTTGCCACCTGCTGGGATGATAGCCCAAACCAGGCTGAACTTACTGGCAACCGTCTCGACGGCAGGGAGCTTGCCCTGTACCTTCTCGAACAGATCACCATCCAGGCTCTCTTCAAGCCTCACGAGGATGCCCTCATAGTCTTGGACAAACTCGTCACGGTAGCCTTCAAGCTCCGTACGTAAGGCCCGAAGGCCTGCGAAGATCTCTCCAGCTCTCGCGATGGGCAATACAGACATGCCCCTCGCAGCGAACTGGATGGACGCAGCGGACAGTAATGACCGTGCACGTCCTTCAAGGTTGGTCAGTTTGCTCCGCCACGCCGCCGGCATCAACTGCCATTGGGGTTTGGTGCGGAACTCTGCATCAACTTCTTTCTTCTCCTCGCCGTCGACCTTGATCTCCACAATCGCATCAGCGATTTGATAAGACATCTTGGGCCAACTGCACCGTAACATCACGAGGAACACGTTCTTCGTGATAGCATCCAGCAAGTCTTCTTCTGGCGGTATATTACTTGACATTACTGCCTCTGCCTGATTTACTTGGTTAATTGGAATGTAACCATAAGGAGATCCCATGGCTACTAAATACTGCAGTAAATGCGACACGGATAAACCGATCGCAGATTTCTATACTCGTAAAACTACCGGCAAGCCGTATAGTCCTTGTCGTGAGTGTGCGAGTAAAGCCCACCGGCGTCGCCGGGATAGACTATCCCCCGCAAAAAACGGGCAGAAAGTAAGCAAGCCACGGCTAACTGGTTAGCCAAAAATCCAGACTACACTCCTAGCTGTTGACCACTGCCACGACCGTAACGAAGTGCGAGGACTGCTTTGCCGTGCCTGTAATTTGGTACTCGGCTACGCCAAAGACAATGCCGACACCCTCAGCCGCGCCGTCGATTATCTGAAGTTACATGGGTAGTGTTGTCAGGAACTTAGCGATCAGCACTCCAACGACTGCGATGGCGAACCAACTGAAGTCATTACTGATACCGTCCGGATCCATGACTAGGCTCCGGGGATATTGTGCTCGTGCAGCCATGCGACCTCAGCGTCGATGGCCTCTTTGTAATTAACATACGGCCCGAGAACGGGTCCGCCGACGGGCAGCATGTCTGCCCAGAATGCGTTGGTATCGACCTTACTGCAGTCGCCGTCGAGTAGATTGTCTTTAATCCACCGTCTGACGTTAGGTGTTAGGTCCCACCAACTCTCTACATGAGAGGCCCGTCGCGTACTAATCTTCGGGCCAATCTCAGAGCAGATCCGCTCGGAGGCCTCATCTACGAGGCTCCGAGCGGTTCCGTCTGCGTCTATGACGATAGCAACTGACTTAGCTATTGTCTTGCTCCATCTTGATTTCGATCTCGGGCTCGTCTTCAAATGCTTCCGACGTGGCCTGGGTCTCGATAACATCGCCAAACAGCGACTCATAGCCCGCTGATTTGATCTTACAATCTCCACCACCGACGCCTGGTGCGCTTACGGTGGGATTGCCCTTCTTGTCGACCAGGATCTCAATGCGAGGGCCTGTGTGTTGAGCAGTGCTCATGGTTTTCTTACTCCAAACTTGTTTCGCTGAACAAAATTGACGAGGAACTTAGACGTCGTAGCCGTCTCCGCCACCGTCGCCACCCATTTCGTAACCGCCACCGCCCAAGGGGATGACACACTTGATCGAGCCGTTTTCCTGCATCTCTTCGATGAACTCGTGGCCTTCTTCTTCGGCCTTAGCCTTGGCTGCTTCCACAGCGTAGCCCTGCTTCAATGCGTCGAGGTGCTCGTCCTTGCCCCAGCTCCCGTTGTAGTTGTCAAACACGCATTCCCCTGTGGCGGGGTCAATGGCGAGTTTGTATTTCCAGCCGGGTAGCTGTACAAGGTGACCACGAATCGAACCATTGTTGTAGGTCCGAGTCGAACCAAGGCCTTCGTACGAAGCCCCCTTGATTCGCGCTACGGCCTTCTTGATGGTCTCTTCGTTCTTCATCGACGACTTACGTTTTGTGATATGACTCACGTGACTCTCCTAGTTGTTTGAAACGTCGGAGCCCGTCTTGGCTCGCCCAGTTGCGACCTTGCGGGGGGACCGACTACGTTTGGTACTCTGCACACGTTCCCCGTTAACAGGGTATGTGTTTTCCTGGCAGAACTTTCTGATAGCAGCAATGTCCTCTTGATCGAGCTGAGCCACAGGGGTGATTTCACCTGCTGCACTCAAGAGCTCTTCAATAGTAGGACGGATGGCTTCGACACCAGGTGCCTCGCCTTTCTTACCGCCTTCTTCATAGCGTGTCATACGCTCGTCGTAGGCGTCGTTACGTGCAGAGATAACGATCTCTTCAAGCTCTGCACCAGTGAACGTATCGGTAGCGCTGACTACCTTCCCGAGCGTCTTGCCATAACTCTCGGCATCCAGTCCACGTTTGGTCATGTGGATCTTGAGGATCTGCATACGTTCATCCTTGTCTGGGAGGTCAGTAGACCATACCCGATCAAATCGGCCACTACGTAGCATAGCCGAGTCGACACCTGCTGTGCGGTTCATCGTCACCATGACGAACACACGGTTATCTGTTTCACTGCCCATGTCTCGCTCACTGAGCCAGTTCAGGAAGTAACTCAGGACGCGAGAAGCCACACCAGAGTCGGTGGACTGGCCTTCGTGAGCACCCGCGAACGCTTTGTCAATTTCCGAATATGTTACGCACCACCCGCTTCCGGTGGCACTCTTACAGTTACCTGCAAGTCCGGACTATGTCATCTTGTCTTAGCACGCTGATAGCATCGAGTACACAGCCCTTTGGCTGCATGGGCGTAGCAATTAGACGCACACTCTGTGCATGCGTCATGTTTGATACTCCACGTACCGTGCTTGTTTAGTTTAGGTGTGTCACTTTGCCGCCTGCTTGCTACTAATTCTGCACGATGCTCATTGATATGGCACCGTCGGCATAGTACTTCCAGGTTATCAAGTGTGTTATCGGGCTGATCGCATCCGCGACCGTTCCGATCTTTATGGTGCACACATAGTTGTTGATCGCTGCCGCATCGTTGACATTTACGATACGCAACACGTATAGCTGCTTCCCGCATACCAGAAAAGTGTATTTGCTCTCTGGTGATCTTACGAGCAGCTAGTTGCTCTTCGTGATGCGCAAAATACCAATCTCGCTTATATTTCGCAACAGTTTCGCGGTTATCAGCCACGTACTGTTGCATATAGCAGCGACCACACAGCCCTTTGGCCATGTGTGGAATTTCGTCACGCTTGCACTCGATACAACGATCAAATTTGCGACTCCACATAAACTAACCTCCTGATATACGTTAGAAAAACCTTTTCTAACCTACATCACAATCGTACGTTTGACAAGGCCCCTGTTTCGAACCCGCTTGGGTCCTACGGCTTTCGCCTAGTCTCTGAACCTTCCGCAGGGCATACTGCGGTTTGGCTGCAAATTGTCCTTCGTATTGGTATTACGAATAGGAGTTTCTTGCAATTAAAGGGCTTTGCTACAGGCCGTCACCGACCTGTGGGACAGAATCTATCCACCATCAGCAGGGCGTTGGGCATAGCCGCTACGGTTTGCAGGGCTGTTCTGATCTTGGCTTCGGAGCCGCCGACGTATTTGTCGAACATGCTACCGATATCCATGATGATCAAGTCCAGCCCGAGCATCTTCGCCGCAGACTTAGCTACCATTGTCTTACCCGTGCCCGGAGGCCCGATTAGCACAGAACCACGAGGTAGCTCCAAGCCGACAGACTGTGCGTGCCGCGAATACGCTCTTGCTCGCTTCTTCAACCAAGGTAAGAAATACGAGAAACCGCCAATCGCTGTCTCCTCAGGGATCTTGGAGTGCGGGATGAACCGCAGCCCTTCAACCTTACGGATGACCTTGGCCTTTTCAGCCGCGATGATTTCCAATACGTCTTCCGAGATCTCCCCCACCGTAGTGATGGCGAAGGCGAAGATGCGTTGTGCTTCTTCTGCCGTGGTTCCCAGGAGTGCTCGAGTAATACGCTCAAGCAGCTCGTCGTCTTCAGCACTGGCCTTTGTGTTCCCTTTATTGTTCGTTTGGGCCGAGTTGACGATGAAGTCAACCACGTCTTCACGCATTTCTGGGTACTTAGGCAGGTCGAAGTCGATGACGTCGCAGTATTCCGCGATGTCTGGGTGTGGCGTAGGTGTTGTCGCGAGGATCACGATTGGTCGTGTTCGCGAGTTATTCGACAGTGCGTTGGCACAGCAGAGCTCTGCCAGGCATCGTCGTAGCTCAAGGTTCTTTGCACCTTGGCCGTTAAGGTATGTGGCCAGGTCCTTCATCAGGACGAGCACATTACCTGCGAGCTTATCTCTGATCTCCAGCATCGCTGCTGCAGGATCCTTGAGCTTTGCTTGCCAGCTGGCACCTGCAACACAGTTCCAATGCTCGAACCCGATTGGGGTGTCTGATGCTATGGCGTATTGTTTGGTGATTTCTTTGAGCTGTCGTTCCGCCCGGCCTTCATCGCCGGTGAGATAGATCCAGATTATGCTTGAACCTGAGTCAATCTTGTCCATAAGACGTTGAGAAAAGCTAGTTGCCATCTCGCTTCCTTCCAAGTTTTATATGTCGTTTCTGACGATTGTCTGTACTGCGAAGGGCTTCACCTTCGTCTCGAGTCATATGCAAATTTGCAAGTGATATCGCTTGCTGAACTACGCGTTCCATTGCACCTCTGTTGGTGCAGTGCCATGCGTAGTTAGCTCTTAAGTAAGGCTCCACCTTGTCACACTTATAGTCAGCTAAAAGCTCTGTAAGTGTTCTGTCGGTAGAAGCCTGTCGGGCTTTCTTTCGCATTCCGATGCGTCGGACTGCGGTGTATTGCCACTCTCGTAGGAATTCTTCTCGCTCCATTGCAGCCTGGATACGCCGCAACGCTGCACGCAATTGCGGGAAGTCATTGATGCCTTCAACTGGTTGCTTTGCGGTATCGCGGTGCAGTCGCTGTAACGCCCATATACCGTCAGTCAGATCTTTAGCTACTGTCGGTTGTGGGACGTTAAGCATATGCTCCAGAGCGATATTCACCTGGTCACTGGTCGAGTCTGTCGCACGCATCGTCTCTGTTACCCAGTTATTAAATGACCGCCTAATAGCACTTGGCGTCAGATCTACAGTTTGATTGGTAACCACGTTAATGACACGACGCACATGATCGAGCGCGGCCTCGACAGGTTCTGTGTGTTCTCGATCAGCGTCTTCACCTAGGGCGTGTAGCTCGTTGGTGAGGACGTTCTGCATAAGTGTGCCTGCTTGAACCACCCGCTGGACACGCGATAAGCATGTCCAACTGGCGATGTGCGGGCGTACTAGCTGGTGCCATCCTGGCTGCCTCGCGATTGGCAGCATACCTGTGTTGCACCATAAACCATCAGGGAGCAGTATGTACGCGTGCACCAGATCTGGTGCTGCGCTTGGTTGCGTACATACGAGAAAGATTGAGCCAGCGCGGCCCCCGATGTAACCATCACGTAAGTCATGGTAATCACCTTCGAACATACGTATGTTCGAGATGTGTGTATTGATACGGTCAACTCGCCGTATCCACACCACGCTAAGCAGCGGCGGTGTAATTCGTTGTACGATCTGGAAAGGCAACGGTATATCCTCCTCCACAAACGCTGTATCCCGATATTCGCGTGTCTCTAGCGGTTGTGACGCCTGTACCTGCTGTGCATAACTTGCCGCAGAGTGTGGATACGGAGGGGTTGACGTGTAGTCTCTTCCAGTGCCTCGTAAAGTTCTAGGCATGATTTACTGGTTTGAGTTCATCACTTTTCTGTTCGGTCCTCTTGAGAGCGCCAAGCATCGTCCGAACTGAATCCTTGGCATCACCGGTATCGAGAGGTATCTCGTCCAGTGTGTGAAGAATGACGGCAAGCCTTTGCTTTACCATCGCATTGATCTCATCTGTCTTGGCCTTCTCCACATCGTGGATCATGCGAAACATTTGAGGATCATCAGAAAATGCCGCCTGAACTTTAGCCCATACATCGCTGGGTAAGATACCGAGCTGCAGCACATCAGGTGGCTGCATTATACCTTCATCCTTGAGGGCGTATCCGATATATGTAGCGATCTTCTGGTCAAAAGGTTCCTCGTCCTGAGGATCAGGCGGCCATATGAGGAGCGATTCCGTTACGCCCCACGCGATCTCGCCAGCGTCGGCGGGATCAAACGTTTCCAAGTCCATCGTGCCGTTGTAGAGCACGTTGCACAGACGGATGAAGGTAGGTAGGTCACGATAGAAGCCGTTAGTTGTCACCAACTCGATCGCTGCCATCGTTCTGTTTAAGGTGCTGCTGGAGATCTTTGAGGCTGCGACCTCCTCGAGCTCCATACGGATTGTTTGGGGGTCCCACTCCAGCACCTCCGGCCCCAGCAGGTCGACGGCTAATACCAGCAGCACTGTCGCTGGGGTGTGGGGATCCAGGAGTGTTTCTCGGACTTTGGCGGTCAGCGGCATCCTTGCTCTCCTGTTGAATCTTCAGCCATTCCAGCTGTACCGGAACTGCCAGATTGTAAGACACACCTTCAAAAACCTTTGGCGACTCTTCGATGAGGTTGCAGTGCTGCACGTCGTAGAACTTCGTCTCACCGGCGATGTGTATGAGCTTCCGATCATGTACCGCGAGGACCTGAGGCACTAGTTTGGGATCCTCAGGATGCTCCTCGATCGTCTTCTCCCAGTACATTGCTTTATCTATCAGCTCCTTCTGGAACATCTGAATCACTACTATCATAGCATCTTGCGGTATAATCCCGCGAGCCACAACAGCGGCAAACTCCCAGAGTATGGCAGCTCTTGGAAAAGATAACAGCATGTCCGGGGATAACCCTTTTGCGTTAGTACCTTCACTCCCGAGCGAGCTCAGAAGTGATTGCACTACCAGCATCCTCTGACTGAGGAACTGGTTCTGTCTGACGGCCTGTTCGAGCGTTAGTTTGATCATGCGCGTTGAGCGAAGACAAATTCTACGCGATAGCCTCGGACGCCGAGGTTAGGGTCAAGGGCATCAGCACCATCGAGCATGGCACCATCTGGGCCGACTGGACCTGCTTGTGGGACTTCGCAGAAACCCCCACCAGCGAATCCTTGCCTGCCTGCTTCCTCTGTAGCGAGCCGCTTGGCGTCTGGGCCGTTGACCTCTTCAACAGTGTCGCCATCGACTGCTACCTTGAGTTTGTTCATCCCGATGCCAGAGATGACACCGCTTTTTTCTGTATTGATGTGCATTTAACGTGTTCCAGAGTGTGGTAAATGAATAGCGAGTATCGTGATCTATGGTAGTCCCATAGGTGATTGTTTTCAATAGGTAAGAAAAGGTAGACCGAATGGCCCACCTTAACTTTTCGCGCAGATCTTGGACTAGTAATGCAAAAAATGCATCGCTAGATCCCAAGATCTGTGCAAGGCTAGGTCGAAGCCGTCATGGCTTCTGTTGTGGTATTGCTGGCTCCATCTGCCGGCGCGGTTTCCGAGAGAGCAGCCACTTCCCGTTCACACGGGGACAACTTATCTGTCCTCCCTGTGCATACGTTTAGTGTCTGTGGTGCTTCGCCTTTCGCGAGCACCGCGTTCTCGACGCGAACGGTATAACGCCCTGTGCTACCACAAAGGTCGCACGTTTTACGGCGTCGCTTCCCCTCGCTATCGAACACACATCGCGGAAACCCTGGCGATGCTTTAGCCGTTGGTTGCGGATTCTTAACCCGTTCTTCGAGGGCTTTGACTTCTACACGTTTCTCGGCCAGGGCCTTTAACGTGGTAAGTTGCCCGCGAAGCTGATCGCGTTCTGTCTCCAGAACGCCAGTCCTGTTCTTCTCCAGCTCGAGTGCGGCTACCATGCCGCCATAGTTCGCAGGAGTCCCTGGGCCATATCTGTTGAGCATCAACAGCATCTGGTCCAGCACTGCCATGCGCTGAAGAAAATCATTGATACCGCCATCTGCAGCACCCGGTGTGCCTGTGGCGATAACGCTGATTGTCATCTTCTCCTTGGGGCCTGCTTTCTCACCAGGAGCAGGCAGGTCCCTAGGGCTAATCTTTTTCAGCTCTTTCTGGTAGCCTCGCCCCCAGACGAACCAAACAGAAACTGCACAGACCAGCCCAGGTGTGAAGACCGACCAAAACCGCGTACCAACGTCTGGTACGTAACTTACCACTGCAGCTTGTGCAGTGAATGCGAGTCCCACTAATAGGGGGACCATCCAACTTCGACGATACATGGCATACCTCCAATATCGTAAGAGAGAACCTAAAGCCCTTTCGAGGGCTCCTGAAAAACAAAAAGAGACGCCGTCGCCCGGCGAGATCATGAGCAAGCGAGCTAGGCTGGCTTGCAGTCTCAAGGCAAACAACCGCACGCAAGCGGCAGTTGACTGGACGTTGTCACGACGGCATCTCAGAAACGTGCTGGGGACCGAACCCCACGAACCCCGAACGGGACACGCTTGTAGAAAAGTGTTACTCCATTACAGGTGTTGATCCTGTCTATGTCGCTACGGGCGGCGCCTGCGACCCTCCCCGGAGTCCGGAGTAACGAACCCCACTCATGACGAGTACCCTCGCGGGTGCCGGACCGGCCGGCCAGGTATTGAGAAAAGAACAAGCGTCACCCAACTACAAGCTGGGTGACGCTCTAAAAAAAGAGACTACTGACAGGTGGTCTCCTTTCCTTCAGGGGTTGGTTAAAGCTGTGCGCCCAGGACTTCCACCTGGATCTCCGTATCAATGCACGGCGTATTGAAGAGTTACTACGAGCGCACCTAAAGACTTACGTCGACGTTCCCATCGACGTAAGCATGGGTCCGTTAGGTCCCGATGGGATATCCGCATCAATGTAGTTGACACAGACTACGACGTTACCGCCATCCCATGATTCCGAGCAATTGATACGATGCCGCGGAATAGGCGGGAGTGCTGGTTTGAACCCAGGATCCCCACACAACTTGGTATGAAGCGTGTGTGGTCCACACTCCCAAATGCCCACTCTACCCCTGTGATAAAGGAGAAAAACACAGGGGTATCGTGGGGCTATGTCACAACTTACCAGCAGTAAGTCCGACCACTTTATAATGCCGGATAATGTGTCGTTTTTCAACGATAAATCACCCGGTAGCGACGAGTTTACATCCCGTCAATGATACCATCGAATACTGCTTTGACAGCATTCTGTGCGTCAAGGTGCTCATCCTCTAATTTATTCGAGCATTCTTGACTACACGCCCATCCCGCACCGTCAGGTGATTGGATGGATGGAGACCCGGGAGTAGTCTCAGTACGACAAGCCCGGCAGAGCGTTACAGCCGCGGCTGTATTTTCAGTAATGTGCATATTTCCTCCTTCGGAAATGGACATGCGATAGCAACAGTGTTGTCGAGCTCCGTGCTCAACTCTAAGAATAACTCCGTGATTAATCCCTGTACGGCAGGTTGTTCAATCAGATCGTCGTGTCCTGGGTATAGTCCCTTAGACACCAATGCGTTGCACATAAGGCACTTCGCACGATCGGTTTGAACTTCGAACGCTTCACACTCTCGCGAAACTTGCGGGTGGGGTTCGAGGTGAAGTCCGTACATGGATCCCAGACTTTCTGGATTTTCCGACGACATAGCATACCTCCATGGGGGTCGGGCTCCTTATGGTCTAACTTAAGACCACGCGTCGTGAACTAAACGACGCTCATATTATAATGCCCGAAAAGACGCCATTCTTCACGATGGCGGAGGCTAGATAACGCTACGCTGGATAGTCTTGCGTTGGTCGCTGACCTGCACTTTGATGCCTGTGCATTGTAGCTTGTCTTTGAGTGCTGCGAGCTGGTCTGGCGGTAACGCTATGACTTGCTGCTTGAATGCGTTGTAATCTACTGCGCCGATCGCTTTCTGCGACTTTGCCACAGCCTTACGCTTATTACGCCGACAACCGCCGCACCCGCCTGTGCGGGCCACGACGATAGCCTTCTTGAGCCTGGGCGGGTTAGCAGCCACAGCGAACTCATGGAACGATACATCACTGACCATACGATCAATCACGTTGTGCGATAGTAATACGATTCGTGCCATGGGTTACCTCTAGATAGATGTTGAAGTATAAGCAGCTGCTGCTTCCAGCAATTGCCCGTCCTTCACCGTCTGTACCAGTTCGTCTGTCTGTGTCTTGATAAGCGTCCAGATCGCGTTAGCCATGGACTCACTATCCACGATCATGTCGATCTCGCGGGTCCTGAACCCCGCAGGACTGGTATCGAACTCAGGCTCGGTGATAGGGAGCTCGACGAGGTCGGGCCAGGAGCATACCCCAGAGAATACACTCTCAAGGACGCCCTCCAGGTTCAAAGGCTTCTGGTAGTACCGGAAGACTTCCCGATCGATACCGCAGGAGTCTTCAACCACTATCTTGAGGCGGAAGCCTACAGACGTACCTACGGTGTAGTCACGCTGGAAGTAAGGTTTCATCCTTAACCAGATTTCGTCGGCACAGCTAAAGCTGGATGATGATACTAGTGGCATTCCTCGACCTCCTTGGCAGGAACTAGGGAGTTTCGAACATTATACAGCAGCGCGTTTGTTCTTAGGAACACCACCAGGTTTCCAACCAGCCATACCGGTGTGCATTTCATTTAAGCCGCGACGGCCCACACTGGATGTGAATACGTGCTTCTTATTGTGGTTCCAGGCGGCTGTCCGATAGCCTTGCTGCCATAATTGGAGGGCCACCATGTAGTCGCCACCGTTATGTCCGATTTGCGGGTCAGGTATCTGGGCTTCCCGCATAGCCTCTGTCTCGATCGCCCAGAAGCCCCCTGCCGCGAAGAAGATGTGCTGGCCACTGGCTGCCTCTGTCTTCTGCTTGGTTTGCAGATGCCTGTCAGTCCACCACGGCCGTGTCCTCGCCCACGCTAGCTGTGCTTGATTCATCGTCCAGAACCGCAGGTCGCCGACCATACGGGCTTTCTTACCGTAGTCAGCAATGATCTTCTGTGCCAAGTGCTGATACCACTGCGGATCACGGTTAGCGATCGAGTCATCGTCGAACCACGTGATCCATTTGGTTGTTATTGGGTTTTCCTCGTCCCAGAACAACTGTCGCATTGCTGGGTACTTCTTGATGTTGTCATCATTGTGGATCAGCGTGTGGATTGAACCCTCAGCCTTGAGCCCATCCAGCCAGCCCCGTGTTGGTAGCGCTAGTTGGTTGGTGACGATACGAATCTCGCGTCGCTGGGGTGATGTGGTCTTGAGGATCGATCCAAGGCATGCCCGGTGCATATCAGGGTAGTCACCATACATAAGGATGCAGATGGTCATGGAACCACCGATGATTGGGTGGTCAAAGGGATCCTCAGAGATAGGTTTGGGTCCGCTCGCTTGCTTCTTCTGCTCGCCTTCGAACGCCTCGATGAGCTCAGGGACGCTGGCTTCTGTCGGTACGTCGTCGGCAGCACCTAGAATCTCACCGACCGGTGCAAATAGGTCTACTGCTTTGTTGGCCAGTACCCGCCGCGGAGGTGCCGCGGTGTCGGGAATCACAATCTCACCTGGTTTTCCGATTGGTGGTAAGTCACCACCTTTGTAATAGCTCATGACAGCCTCCACTACGTGGTCAACGGTGATCATTTTCAGGCATCTGGGGATCTGCTGCCCGTAGTCGTCACCTTCTGGGTATCTACAATACGATTTGTTTTTGTCTGGCTCGCTTGAGAGCACCTTGTTCTTCCAGCAGCCTCGATCGATACAGCAATCTAGCTGGCCCTGTGTGTGCAGGTAGCGATGTGGCATGACAACAGGCTGAGCATATGGGCCGAAGATCTCAGTGCCCTCGACATTGACGTATGCCTCCCACCACCAATGCTCACGTCCGCCGGCGATGCAGATGCATGGCTTATCAAACGCCGCGGCAGCGTGCATGAAGAAGGTAATTGGGCAAATGACACCTTCGGCATGTTTAATCAACCACAGTGCGTCTCTCAGGTTCGTCTTACCCACAAGATTCAGGACGCCATCTAGCATGGGGTTGGTGTTCCCGCCGTGATCAGCACCCACCTGCACAACACGTATGCCTTTATCCTGCAGTTTGTCGACAAGCTGCTGCCACCGCGTCATTGACCATGCTTTAGTTGTGAAGTCTGACTTATGGCCTGGGACAATAACCCAGTAACGTCCGCTGATTGGCGGTTTGATCATCTTGTCTGGCGGTAAGTGCAGGTCACCCTTGCTATGTAGCACTGGGACCGCCACGCCTGTCTTCGCCTGGAACTCTCGGTGAAAGGCTGTGACGAAGTGCAGCTTTAGCTTGTTAGCTTGGGCGATGTACTTCCCGTACTCCACTTTGATCTGTTGCATACCCCGCGGCGGACTATCTCTTGCATGACTGCTCGCTACGTGCGGGTTATGGTCCCATAGCGTCTTGCAGTTCGTCGCCATGTGGATTTCATACTTACCTGGGTAGGTGGCGGCAATGTCTCGTGGCAAAGCAGACAGGCAGGTAATATCGCCAGGAGCACATCCTAGACGGAGGCACAACTGTGTGGGAGAATTTGATCCCATGAACAAAATCCAATCATGATAAGCAAGGCTATGAGCGTAGAGCTCAGTCTACTGGGTGCTAGGGTCCGGTGCTAGTAATCCTCACACCCGATTTTGCAGAAGAAGTTGTCGGCGTAGCAATTAATACCAGAGCTCCAATCGTGGGCTATACCCACCCATGTGCCCGTATCTGGGAACATGGCCGGCGTAGTGGGTTCATTAATCACCAGGTCGCCATCCGCCCAGACCTTGATTCTATGCTTACATACGCGGCAACGAAGGCTAAGCGATTGTTCAGCACTCAGCGACATTGAGTAGGTGTAGATATTGGTGTAAACAAGGTAACCACCGCCATCTGACACAGAAGAGACACAAATTTCATCTTGGGTTACTTCTGTGTGCACAGCTATAAAATCAGGCCTAGTGCCTGTGCCTCGCACGATCAACCCAACCAGCCAGCCATTCAGCACGAACTCACCTGAAACCTCATGCACAGTGCTGCCACAATCTACCCAGTACCCGTGATCATGCAGCGACGGGAAAGCACCTGATTCAATATCTAGTCGGCTACCTACGATAAACGCAGCTTGGTCTTCGACGGCTGTCCAGGAGTGCCCTGAGTCCATCGTATGGTCGAGGATGCTGGTATCGTCCTCGTCAGTGAAGGTATCGGCGATCGAACAGCCGCCAAAAGCACCACAAGATGACGAGTTAATTGGTACAGATGGCGATGACTCGCTGTGATCGCACGGGCAGTACCACAAGATCTCACCAAAGAATCGTCCGAGTATTGGCGGGGCGCCGTGTGCCAGCTGTTGTGGTTCGACGATGATGTCGTAATCTTCGTTGAGCTTCCACCGTCCTGGGTCTGTGTAGGGCACCGTGTTGTGTGTGGCACAGTTATTTGCCCGGCCGTCGCTACATTGGCACCACAACCACGCAGCACACCCGTAAGGTATCTCGCAACCCTCGCCACCAGTACCTAGGCCCACAATACCGTTATCAGGTGCTTGGTATACTTCAAGGTTATCGTCCCAGCCAAACCAAGGATAAGCAGGCATCGAGCAGGATGTGCTTAAACTGGACGAGGAAAATGACTCTGAGTCATCCTTCAGTGAGCTGGACGAGCCACAGCAGTAACCTACTGCGATTGTCTCACCGTAAAAGCGGCCATCCACACCATAATCACTTGGCGGGCCTAGTTGCTCCTGCCCGCCGCGGAACACCCATTTACCTGTGCCGTAGTCTGTCAACGACTTATCTGTATCTTCGCAGTCGGGTGTTAGCAGGATATTGCCTTCTGCGTCACCAGAGAGTGGCGTGTACTCGCCCAGCGGGCAGTCTTCGTTCTCTGGTGCCAGTATCCAGACATCCCCCGACGCTACGTTACACACTGCAGACAGTACCCAGTAATACCCGTTCCACCACACGCACCAGCAACCGTTACTGCTGCTGTATTTTGGTTTCCCGCCAAGCATACCGTCACGGCAATACGTGTCGATGATGTCGCAAGGTTCTTCGCGATTGGGGTCGTACGCGCGGAAGCATCGCCCCATACCGACATACGTCGCCTCGTCATTATCGTCGTTCGCACACCACGTCCAGTAGCCTTTTGAGCCTTCGCCCCACGGTTCTGGCGGAAAAATGTACTGCGGCACCTGTTCTGCTTGGTTTACAGTGGGATAGCGGTGCATATCCCACGGAAAGGGGGCACCCACAGGGAAATCTACAGGGCAAGAGTAACTTCCGCCGTCATCGGGAACCAATGACGAGCTAGAGTTATGCTGCGTGTTCGGGCAGCGGCATATCATCGACATTTCGCCAAAGAATGTACCTGCGTAGCCCGGAGGTCCGAGACACGCGTCGCCGCACACGTTGTACCACGCACCGTCCCTGTCGCAGCCTTCGTTCGTCACGTCCTCCATCGGACAGGATGAGGACGATCGTGAGCATATATCCCACTCGTACGGCCAACATGGGCACCATTTCCAGAATGAGCACTCGCCATTGGGGAAACTAAGGCTGGAATCGCCAGGGGTGGGGCTTTTCCAGTCGTAGGAAAATTCTGAGTGTGAGCAGGACTCTAGGTTGACCATTATTCCTCAGGCGATACGAACGCCAATCCTATCTGCGGGGGCACCACGCGGTGCAGTATTGCTTGCAATTCGTCTGTAACCAGTGGCGATGCGAGCTCAACTACTAATTTACTACTAATTTGTGACGAATTAGTAGTTGGGAGCTCAGAATCGTCCAAAATACGGAAACAATCGAATAATGGCGTCCCTGCGGGCGGCTGAGAGCCTGTTTTGAGGCTTACTACGGTTTCAGGCGTCATCCGCCTTATGTGCCGCGATGTCATCAGGAAACGCCCCCTGCGGTCCTCTCCGACGCCCTCTATGACCTCCTCACCGTCAGCCAGCGGAATATCCAGGTATGTGGCCAAAACAGCGGTCAAATTAGTGATTGTGGTGCCACCGACAGCACAATTTGTGATAGCGTTGGTGGTATCGCGGTATCTCTTCTGCGTTGCATCCGAAATAACGACGTTCATGGCGTGACTGATCGATCGATCGACGTATTTGCGATTAAACAGGCCTCGGAAGCCCCAGAGGTACACTGTATCGTCCATTTGTGGGATTCTGTCGTCTTCAAAGGGGTCTTTAGCGAACTCTAGACGATTAGCGTTTAAGCGGTAATCGATCCCCTCCTGCAGCATCAGCGTGGCGTCGGTCATCCGATTCATCATCACAGGCATACTTAGCAGTCCAGGCGGGGCTGGGAACGATTTCTCGGTGCATTCAGAGCCTTTGAGCTGAAATAGGGTCCAAACCTCGGTATGTGCAAGGGGGACTGTAAAGCGGCTCGCGCACGCGGCTGCTTCGTCCAGGTTCTGCTTACTTTGCTTAATTAACTCTAAATTAGCCTGCACGAGCGCAAGAAGGGGGGCGCGCCCCCCATAATAGAGGGTCCAGAGTGATCCGAGCAAGCCAAGGACGTGCGCAGGGTCATCGCGGGTGAGTTCAGGGTATTTGTACATGGTCACTGCAATTTGATCAGAATATCACGGTTTAAGTAGGCTGCACACGTCTTATCGAAGGCGTTGGCCATCTCGAATGACACATCTTCAACACCATCTATGTCTTGCACCGCCCGGACCAGTTGGAACTGCGTGGGTGGCGTGCCAATGGGTAATCCATTCACATATTTAGCTAGGTTTTCGTGAATGGCGTCATGGTCAGCGAAGCCTTTGGCCTTCACCTGTACGTCGACCTGCACGGGAGTGGCTGCCATGACTTTCACACTTAGCCCGGGCTGTCTCACATCTGGATTATCCAGATATTCCTGGATGTCAGCGATGTGGCGAGCCCAAGGCCCGTCGATCCGGATGTAAATGTCCAGGCAACCACCGACAGACACGCCATCAGCGTTATGGTCGCGGGTCATCTCGTCATCACGAGCTCCGATAACCGCAATATCCGAAACGTCGACGCCACTCTGATGTACAAGTGCCTTAATGCAATCTACGTTGGAAAATCCAGGGGTAGCGAGGCTAACTCTAAACTGGTCAACGAGTTGCTTATTTGATTGGGGAGTCACACCGCCGACAAAATCAGCTGTCGCATACGCGTCGACGAAGCCCGGCGGGCGTATCAAGGGCACCAGCTTGTCAAAACGATGCAGCATGGCGGCTGGGTGCACTTCATTGGCAATTACTGGGATTTGTACGCTGTATGTGCCTGCTTCAAGCTGTACCGCCGCGACATCATGCGGTCCGCGGACCTGTGGCTTAACGATAACCTTCTGTGTCACGTAAAAGAACTGCCCGTTCGCGCGAAACTTGGTATTCGTACCAAAACTATCACCAGACGCGCGATTAAGCACGACAGTGATGGTTCCTGTGGCTTTTCTGGAAATCTTACGGTGTACCCGGAAGTTAGACGCCAAGGCGTCGACCGCTGCGGGGAGTGCACTGCTGGGGTCTACCGCAACATCGCGGGCACATAGTGAGTGCTGGAGCTTGTCGATCGCTTGCATGCTGCAGCCTTGGAAGATGGCGTGCAGCTCCGTGACCAAAGACCCGACGACACCGCGGTCAGCGTTCAAAGAAGGACACTTCTCTTCGATCATCTGCAGGATTATCGCGTGTGCAAACTCCACATGCTCTGCATCTAGCTCATCAAGTCCCGGCCAGTACATCGTATCTCCTAGATCGGTATCGGTAACGTGAATAGCAGTGAGTCTGCTTGTGTCTCTAACTTGCAACGCAGCTGCACAGTCCCTGGCTGCACAACAATCCGCAGTATCTCCAGCGATTTGAACTGCCTCTCTGGTGGGTCCTCATCTGTCTCTTGGCTGTCCATAGCCATTTTGACTTGGCTCTGGCAGAGTGAGAATATACGTAACACATCTGCTTCGTTACTGATGTCACCCTGCCGCCAAGCAGACATAAACGCACAGGCCCGCTGAGCGTCGCGATCAAACGCATACCTGGCACTGTCAGTCTCGGACAACAAGATCATCAGCACCCGCTGCAGGACATCGAAAGTACCCTCAGCAAGCTGTCCATCATCATACTGCGGGATAATGAAGTCATCAACGAGTTGCCATGCTGTAATATCGGTGCTCATGCGTTGAATAAATCCGTAACGTAGTTTTCAACACCTGCCTTATGTACGCCATCTACCGTGTCGCCGTGAGCCATGCGTCGGCCAGCGACATGCAGCATGGCGCGGGTAGGTGTTTTGTGCCGCTCGCGAAACGATCGCTCCATCATGCCCATGTAACCAATTTGTATGTGTGATCCCATGATGCCTCGAACCTCGTCACTACCGGTACCATCATACTCTGCCGTGTACAGCCCATTAGGTCCGATACGATCGAAAGGGTCGCTCATATCGGACGGGTCGACGGAGTCGAGGGACCAGCCAACAGCGGTCGGTACCATCCACACCCGCTGTGTGCCGGCATCCTTATAATAATCCGCGATCGAGTCCGAGAACGTGCACATCGACGTCATTAAGATGGTGAATTGTGCGTCAACAGCTAGTGGCATTAGATCATCCCCAAGTCTTCTCGCTTGTCCAGTTTTGCTTGAATCTGGGCCATGCGATGGCTTACGGCGGCAGGGCTAATTTTCAACATCACAGCCACCTGACTGGGCTTGGTTGGCTGATGTCCGTGCATTCCGAGCACACGCTCCATAATGAACTGGTTAGTCTCATCGATGTCATCGTAGATAAGCTCCTCCCACGCGTCTGCGGGTTTTGCTAGCGATCGAACCCGCGGATCGTAGCCACCAAGGCCCTCCTCGCCACCACGCGAAATCGTACTCTCCGCGAGTGGGCGCTCACTCCCTCTGATGTATGCGAGGCGTTTAAGCGACAAATTCGTGTAATCCGCGAGTTGCTGGTCTGATGGAGGATAACCCAGGCTCTCTTCCAATTCACGTGTCGCAGCGTCCGATCGCATCTGATCGAGAGCTACCTGCTCTGGGACACGGATGACCTGCCGCTGCTGGGCTGCCACTCGGCGTAACCGCTGAAGGCGTGACATGAGGTGTGATTTCAATGTGCCCCGTGCTGGATCATACGAACTGAAGGCGTCGGCAGCCATACGCTTGGCCTGTGACTTAATGTTCGTGCTCCTGGCAGACGTACCCCCGTACGCTCGCACCGCTGAACTCAGCACCGGTTTGACAGCTTTAATCAGCTGCCCAGTGTTCGTAGGGGATGGATCAGCTACCCAATTGTCATATGGCAACTGGTAGTCAGGCTCTAGCATATTCTTTGGCATGGGTTTCTCCTGTTAACAACTACCTATCATGGACGGACAAGAAGCGCCGCCGAGATACAGATTGTAGTCACCGTCAAACGCCTGGCTATATAGCGGATGTGCTGTAACTGTGTAATTGTCGCTGTAATGCTCAGCTTCTGTACGTACATGGGTCAGCCGGAAGCCTGTCTGACACCGCTGGTGCTGTGCATCGAAGAAATGCGATACACGCATCACCGCACCGTACCTTTTCTCGCCGCCAGTAGGAAGTAAGCTACCTTCTGTGCCTTGGAAGGATATTGTAGACCCCGGTGAGATGTCGAACCGCACGGCTCCTACAATATCACCATACCGCTGCCTGAGTAACTCATTCACATACGTGGCGTGTGCGAGCTCAACGAGTAATATCTTCTGGTCACCCTTAACAGCATCAGGGTCCTTAGGGTTAGCGTCTTTAGTGCCGACCCCCGGGTGGTTGAACGCGTTACCTCGCACATCCGCGAGTCCCGCTGCATTACGCGAATATACGACGGGGAGCATGTATTCAGAGAGATACTTGGGTGCTCGCTTAATGATCACCATACCGTCATCTCTTCCGATGTACATCCCACCCATGTCACCATTAGTTACGCTGTCGTTGTGCGACAGATTACCGCCTGATTTCGCGCCTTGTCCTGCGAAGTACCCTACACCGCGGATAGGGCGTGGCAGGTGACAATTGAGGTCTTGATGACTCATATCTCTAGCGAGAAGCGTGGCAGCGCCGCCGCCGGGGTTCCACTCAGCCCGCAGACCAGGGACAAAGGGTACGATCGACGCCCTATCTGGAAATGGTATTAATTTGAAGTGGTATTTCCCCGACAGCTCGCCAACGATCTTATCCCAGAACGTGGTGTGTGCCATCGCGTTCATGGTATTACCGGCGTTGGACGGCGTTAGCGTAGACACAGCAATATCGTCAGCGATCGCCAGAGCAGCATGATTTGCGTCAGCACCGCCTACATTAAATGGTAATGTAGGGGCACCCGGTCCCGCGTTAATCAGGTCTAACGCAGCTTTGGCTTGAAACTTCGTACTATCGTTCTTATCCCCTGCGGGGAAATACAAGATGTTGATGCGATCTTTACACGCAAGCTCATCAAACCAGGGCTTCAATGCGTCACCCCAGAGGTCCTTCTGAATATTAGGGCCTGTGCAGACAGATTGTGCGGCAGTACGTACAGTTTGATGCGTCAACGAGCCACCACTCCCATCCATCTCGATCTGACTGTTGAAGATGAAATCCGCAGGGTTATGCGGGTGGCTTGTAGAGCTCAGTGTCGATGCAAAGGATAAGGCTGAGAGCCAGTGCGTGCCTTCGATCGTCATGGCGTAGCCGGTATGCGTACGGCGGTAGCCTACACCCGTAACCCAACCGCAGAATAGTTTGTACGTACCTGCAGGCCAGATACCTGCGGAGTCGCTGCTGGCCAAGGTGGATGTGACCCAAACAGTGAGTGGGACCTGTAGCTGCAATCCCGCTGTCGCACCGTGCGCGGTTGACGGCAAGTGCGGAAACACAGCTGTATACCCGACGGGAAGCACAGCTGTGCAGCTGGGAATGTTATTCATTTCGTAGTTGCAAGCGAACTGCACCAGCTCGACAACAGTGCCGTCGATATCTGCCCACAAGTTGAAATCAATTGAGGCGTAAGACATTAACGTGCCCTTTCTGTGGCAGCTACGACGGCCAGCATAAGCCCGCCTAGTTTATATGGAACTTGATCGTGTTTCTTCCACAACTCGTAGAATGTGCGATTGGGTTCGATCGACAGGTCGTCGAACAGTGCGATGTCGTCATCAGGTGTCAGTGTCGTCTGTAACTCAGGTATGAAGACTGTCAGATCTATGTCCACCTTCCCGAAGTACTTATCATCAAACGGCAGGTAAGTTACACGGCCGTCTGTCGCAAGCACGTGCTCTTCTAACTCTGACGCATGTAGTAACTGCATAACCTGCCAGATACGTAACTGACTGACAGGAGTGCGACCCCAGAGGATTCGCTTGATCTTCTGCACAACCGGCGGGCACGCCATCGGTGTGAAATCAGGTGGTACAAATTCGTCGCTAGGGTGTTTATGTGATCTATTCTGCAGCAGCGTTCGCACGTGGTTGATCATTGGGAGATAATCTTAAACTTAAATTGGAATTGGGATAGTCGATTTGTAGGGTCCAGGTAAGCAAATGACCCACCAACTAGGAATGCCCATAAGGTGAAACCTGCGAAGGTGATCCCGACGGGCGCTCCTGTGACAGAGATTGCGTATGTGTTGTAGTAGGCGATAGCGTTTGTCAGACCATTTGTTGTTCCAGTCGGGCATTCCTTAAGTCCTATGCCAGTAACAGTCATATCACCCATCTTCTCGCCAAACAAGTAAACGTAGGTGTAGTTACGCATTGTAAGGAGGAACTGGTAGTTACCTTGTGTGCTGGCGCTAATACCTGTAAGCACAGCGTTCTGTGCAGACGCACCGCTAGTCCAGCCGCCTAGCCCGAAGGTGAGCGTGCCCATCGTCCCTGACCCTGTAAACACTTGCATGATGCCAGGGTCACCACCAACACCACCGAATATAAATGCCATTCCATTGGCTCCTATTATGGCCCCATCGTTGAACCCATTCCCGACCCTGTATCGGGCACATCACCTGCACCGTGCACGACCACGGAAACGGTACCATCGATTTTCACCTTTGGAATACCGCCACTGCCGTCGCTGTCACTGCCGCTGGCATCTGTGTCTCCACTACCGCTTGCTGGTTTCTTAACGCCACCAATCACTTTGGCAAAGAACTCTGCGGCACTTTTAGTACCATCCTTGATACCGTCTGCGAGTCGCGCCCACGGGCCTTTTTGCCCCTGATCTGCGGTATCTGCTTCTTCTTGCGCTTTTGTTGCTGCCCTGCCCTCTTGATCGGCAACACCGCCTGCGACTTCATCCCCATGCAGCGACACAGCGTGGCCAATGCCGCCCTTATAGCCCTTCTTCCTTACCGACATCCCTGCAGCACTCACGCTAACACGTGCGGCGTTCTGGGCCTGCTGTTCGTTCATGCCGTCAGCTTGGTACTTAGCCGCCACTGCGTCTATCATTTCCTTACGCGACTTCCCGCCCATGCCTTTCAATGTTTCTGCGACCATAGCCCCAGCGTTCATCGTCTGCTTGGTCGAGAATGCTCCACCTCCGGCTGCACCCATCGCGTTGGCAACGTCACGCTGCATGGATGGCGCGATATCCGCGTTCCATTGGCTGCCGCGGACAGCACCAGCTACAGAGTCCCCGTGATTCGCAAGGTTCTCCTCGCGGTTGCTCATAATCGTACTGGCTACGTTCATATTCATACCACTCTTTTTAAGCATGCTACGGAAGGCACCGTCACCCATGGCCTCGTACTTACCTTCTTTCAAGGACTCATATTTTTTCAGTGCTTCGCCCTCTAGCATACCTGCCTCACCCATTTCCATCAGTGCTGAGGCGTTTGCCGCTGTATTGCTCCGCCCGGCCTGGGCTGTAAGCACAGCATCTTGCTGCAGCAGCGTATTCGAACTAACGCCAGCCGCCGAGACATAGCCTGCACCTTTATCACTGTTCAAGAAGGCACCGTAAGCGGCAGCGTGTGAGCCCCCTACTGTCCCTGACTGCATGTTACCGCCAAGCGCGGCCGAACGAGCGCCAGCAATCTGCATCAAGCCCTGGCCTTCCCCGAGACTGAGCCCTGCCGCCCTGGTGGTCTGCTTGAATTGGCGTACCTGCATACCGAGACCTGCAGCATTCTCGCCAGCGGACAACCTACCCATCGATAGCTGATCGAGCGTCGTCATTCGTTGTTCGGGGTTCATTGCAGCATAATGCCCACCCAGGTCACGAATAGCCGCAGAACCGTGTGACAGGTCCATCGTAGCCTTTGACGCAGCTTCACGGGCTTCTGTCCTGCCCATACCGAGTAACTGTGCACCTGTGGGTGCAATACCCATGTTGCCGGCACCGCGAAGCAGGGCACTACCTTCGGAGTACCCGATTCCCATGGTCTGGGAGAAATCACCACTGTTCCCGCCGTAGAGCTGGCTGCTGACGTCCTGCCCAAGTGTAACAGCTCGGTCTGTGAGCTGGCCCGAATTCAAGCCATTGCCTCTCATCATTGAGGCATAGTTGGAGCCCATCCCGCTCATCCCTGCGCCCGGACCCATCATATCTAACAGCTGTGGAGACGCCATCGACAGGTACGGCATGGCAGCGCCGACAGCCTTAGAAATATCCTCAGTCTGCAGGTTACCGGCACCAAATATGCTCTCGTCGAGCACACCCATCCCAACAAGCCCGCCATTCGTACTGCCGGCGCGGCCTTGGATTAGCTCTTGGACGTGCTGTGTAGCTGCAGGCCCGCCGAGACCCATAGCTGCACCCATTTGGCCTTGGCCAAACTCGCGAGCCTCTAAGGTGTCACCCAGTGGCTGGTTAGGGTTCCATTGCCCTAAGACCATACCGGGAGGCAGGAGCTTAGATCCAAACATTTGGACCATCATGTCCAGCATCGCGTTACCGGAATAACTCCCGCTTGGCTGATTTGGGCCCTGAAACGATCCCACGGCGTTGCTCCTTCCAGATGGCTAATTGTTTTGCGATGGCTTCCTTGCCCTTCTCGCTACGCGGAGCAGGGAACCGTTTTAAGTAACCTTCACGTAGTGCTCCAATCGTATCTTGCAGTGTGTCATCACCGAGCTTCTCCCACGGCATACGTTCTTTGGCCATGCTGCTCCTAAGCTGCTCCAACTGGCGATGATGCAGCTTAAAGGTGTCATCCTCATTGCTGTAGTCGATCAACGCCAAATTGAAGTCATGCTGATGTTTGTAATACTCCACCCACAGCGAGCTCTCGATATGATCGACAACCATCCTGATTCTCTGCCAGTATTTCAGGTCTAATATGTCGCCACGGAGATCAAGCACGCCCGTACAATAGGCGTGGAGCATTAGACCTGATAATCTCCGCTTCCGAAAAAATTAGGGTCACTCGCTTTAGCTTCCAAAAACTGCACCAAGTTCTTAAAGGTCACCCACTCCACGCCAACGATACTGCGAAGACTGTCGGTGGTGAACACCTCGTTGTTGAAGTAGTTGTATACCTCCACGATTGGCGGGACATCACCTTCTGCGATTTTACCTAATTCAGGGAAGGTAATCGGACCCGTATTTGGTCGTGAAACCATCTCGATACCGGCGACCAGCTTGTATCCCTCGACAATACGCGTGTATTGCAGGATATTTGTGATCTTGTCTTCCGCCATTTCAGCGTCAGCTTGCGAGATAGCCGCATCCACCTCTAGGGGGGTTAGTGTGCGGAACACCACGGTGATACGCCCACCAAACAGCGAGACTTCCTTGCGGAACCGCCCACCATCTAATACGCAAGCCAGGTAGCCAGCGATATCCAGCTCTGTGGGCTCAGGTACCGTCTTATTCAGATCGAAGTTGCATCGCGGGCAGTATGTTGTATGCCCGGTCAGGTCTGCACCGACATCAGGTGAATCTTGTTCAGGTGAACTAATTTCAGGCTGTGGTTGTGGCTGTGTTTCCTCTGCCTTGATCTTGAACGGTGTCGTAGCCTCACGCACGGGCATATCCCCGGTGGACTCTGGCAGGTCATTGATCAGTTTCATCACGCTCGGGTTGCGTTGTGCCTCTACAGCCGCCGCGTGCTCGGCAGCAGCAATCGCCTGGGCTGCTCCAGGGGTGGCCATCACACTGGGTGGCAATGACGGCTCCTGTGCTAGTTTCTTATCTTTGCGTTGCTTTCGTGCAGCGTTCACGCGGTCTTGGAGTTCATCCATCTCCGCGAATGTCTGCTCAGCCGCAGCGAGCTCTTCTGCACTCATCGCACTGACGTCGACAGGCTCAGGCGGATCAAGCGGAGGCGTACTTGGGTCCATCGGCACTATCCCTGCATAGTCCTCCTCGCTGTTGCGGAACTTATCCACTTCTGCTTGGAGTTGTTGCCCGACCTGTGTGCCTCGTAGGTTGGGCACAGAGTCACCAGGTTTCCACCCGGCTTGCTCGACCAACTCACGTTCACTCTCAGTCAGGGATTCTGTGTCCTTTACGTCGTCCATAGGGATACGCCCAATGACTGTACCGGGTGCTGAAGGCAAGAAGCCTGCAGCTGGGGTACCGACTGGAGGTGGGACTGGAAATTTAGCCATCACTTCACTCCTTAATTGCCAATGTGGTAATAGTTACCGTCAATTGAAACATCAGTTAGTTGTGCGTTCAGTGTGCATGGAGACTCGTAGTCCGACCCGCGGTCTGTAGCGTACAAATCGCTTGCTGTGCTTGTAAGCGACAGGTTCACCCGCTTAAACCTTGAAGCAGTAACCAATGGGTCCTTGCCAGGGAACGGATAGGTATCCCAAGCTGCCTTGTTGCTCTCTACTAGATTCTCACTCCACTGATTTATTGTATCACCATTTTGCCGGGCCATCTGTGCCCAGCGTGCCTCCCAGAGCGTAAATCCTGACGACCCGTAGTCACCTTCTATCCGCATATCAAACCAAGCACTAGCGACCACAGCAGGGTTTCCAGGTCTGTTGGAATCGTACCACATATCCTGGAGATCGATTGCCCACCGCCCTGAGCTCCATGTGCGTAGCGTGGCTTCGTAATTGTGGCCCTTGTTGATAGCAGCCGTTACTGTGGTTGGGTCAGCCTTGGTAACAAGACCACCACTTCCCGAGTAGAAGTGCCCAGTACCCACAAGCACGTTATCTTTGACCAGGTGTGACCCGTAGTTCAGGATATCCCCATCGACATAGACGTCACGACAGAGTGTAGCCCCTGCCTCGGTGAAGAAGTTAACCTGTCGCGTGTTTGCTGTTTGAGGCCACGCGTGCATGACTGCACATTGCACCCAGTGCTTAACGTACTGGCTGCGTGTGACAATATCACCCTTACCCTTGGTGTCGAGAACGATGTCTCCTTCTTTGGGTTGTGTGGCAAAACATGAGCTTGGGCCTGATGATGGCGGGCCTTGCGCGAGTGCCGCCGTGTCCATCTTAGTCATCATGTAAATGTTACGAGCCCAAGTAACAATCTCTGAGTTCTTAGCCTTGAATACGATACCTGTGTGTTCCGCATCCTCGCCAACATACGCCCACGCGTATTTCGATTTACCGGGACCTTCGCCGTAACCAACGGCGAGCGTGTCAGCATGTCCTCGGCTTTCGATGAAGACGCCGAAGGGGCCTTCACCATTACCGCCGAGCATGTTCAGGTTTTCCTCAGCTTTGATGCGAACATCTTTCTCGCTGGCTGAGATATCCACAGAGTTCCAAGCTCGCAGGCAGATGTCACGACCACCCCAGGCGATGAAGTTACGCCCCGGTGCCGCGAACACGTCGCCAGCACACTCTAGGAAGATATTACCGCCTGTCATGCGGATCTCAGAGCCCCAGCCATCGCCAATACATACACCACCTTCATCTGTGATGGTGAAATATGCGGTATTGCGATACGCCTCGACGCTACCGCCTGTGCGATGGTCAAACATGAGCGTGTCGCTTGTAGGTACGTCCAGGTACCATTGGTACTGACTATTCAGGTCTGACCAAGTGGGGATCTCTTGATTGTAGCTTACGTGGTCGTATTGGCTTTCCTCGGGGTAGTAGTAATCATACTCATGGTAATGGAACGCATTTGCACCCTCCCAGTTAAACAGGTGCGCATGTAGATCCTGCATCACGCAGTTGCGGTACAACGCCTTCTCGTCATCGGAGACAGTACCGCCGATGGCCGGAGTCGCGTCGACAAGGTGGGAGGAACCGCTGCCGAACTGATCAGATGCTTTGTAGTTAGTAGGGGTGTCCCCGTCTGCATCCTGTACGCGTTTGATGCGTTTAGGTACAGGGATAATGGGACGCTTAGCGATAGTGAAGCCCAGAGCAGACCTGATACCCCAGTGCCCTGACATGTTGATCTGTGACTCATACAGCCCGATCGGCCTGTAATCAGTATCTGTGTACCGGTGCTCGTCTTCCATCTGCCCGCCGCCACTCAGCGTTATCACAGGCGCACAGACTATCTGCTTCTGGGCCTGACCTAAGTACCCGCCATACGTGCGGAAGCGATGGAAGGGCTGCAGGTCATCATAAGTCGGCTCGATACGCCCGTAGTGCGGACTGGTGTTTTGGCTGAAATCAGCTGATTGCTCAGAGTGCACATCGTACGGCCCGGTGAGCATACCCGAGTGCTCCCACGGATACGTTGCGATGCCGTGATAGTACATCGTCTCGCCTTCATCGTCGTAGACTTCTCGTTCTGTAGGCCCAGCCCACTCCTGGAACTGCTGCCCGGCGATACGGCATAACCCGTCCCAGTAGAAGCACCAGATGCCCGTGTACTCGTCAGCACGGAGGAAGCCCATGTACGAGTCCAGGTGAATCATGGTACCCAGCTCGCTCGAGCGGTTGAACTCCCCGATCTCGAGACTGTCGAAAGGTGTGCGTCCAGACCAGTCGGTGATACCGCCATTGAGGCTCATGGTCCCTTGAGTACCACCGAGGTTAAATGGTTCATGGAAACCTGTCTCAGTATGCAGGCCTGTGTTCGAGCCTTGGCTGATCGCATCGCCAAGGCACTTAGCAGGATCCCACATAAATCCAGGTGCGCACGCAATGATGACGCCAGATGCAGCGGTGGCCGAGCGGATGAAGTACACGCCCGAGCCGACTGTCAGCGTGTCGGCATCGTAAACACCGATAGGGCTGACACCACCACTAACACTCTTAGCGCAGTCGATGGTTGGGCCACCGCCATCAGGCTGTACGCGATAGCAACGTACGAGAGGGAGAGCATCGACAACAAAGCCGAACTCCCACTGTGGTGCCTGGGCCAGGTCTGTCTGGGCGCTGAGCATAGCCCCGCCAGGATCTGAGACGTGCGTCTGATCCCCGTCTAGGTTTGGGCACATGCGCGCAAACCAATCCACGGACTGGCCAAGCCGCCCTACATTTTCAAGCCCTTGGGCAAGTAAGTCTAAAATTGACATGTTTGTGGTCCGGTTATGGGCTCCAGGGCCCTAGAGGACAAGCCTCCAATACCACGCCACCACCATTACGTGGTGAGTGTGTACGTCATCCACAGGAAGAGGAAGCCAATTTGTTCGTTAACGACCATGTCTTGGGACGAAATGGCACCGCCGTAGCTGTTAAGCACAACACCATTCATAACCAAGGTCACGGAGTCATTGCCTCCGCCCTGACCACACTCAACCTCAGCGTCAACGGTGAGGGTGTTGGTATCGGCGTAACAGACATTACCATATTTCGTGAAGAACGCAGCAGTAAGTGCTGACGGTCCCATAACACGGGCCATACTTCCTTGGCCTTGAGTTCGTCCACTCACAAGCACGATGTCAGTTGAGGTCACATCATACAGACGACTAATGTTCTGCATGTACCCCCACTGTAGTTGTTGGACGAGGAGTCCAGTGTACTTGGAGTCGAACGTAATGGAGGCACCATCCGCGGCGAAAGCACCACCATACGTTACGGTATTTGAAAAAATGTCGGTAGCCATGAACTACCTCCTTATAAAACAAGGACTGCCACTTCCCTGTGGTCTTGGCTTTATACCGTTGCCGGCCGGCACCTTATGCGATCACCGTCTGATGTACATCTATCGTGGGGGTGCTCCGATCACTTCCGAAACCGGTCGGGATCGTGAGTTTTACATTCAAAACCAAACTACCTTCGAGGAATACGTGTCGACGCATCACCTCGATATCTCCTGCTATCAGTTGAGCACCAATGGAGGTAGCCTTGCGTCCAATTAATCCCTCCATCGTCTTCCGTAGTTTACCAGCAACGCGGGCTTGGAACCGACCCGTAATTGCCACAGTTTGCATTGCTTTCCGCAGGGAGTCGCGTAATCCCCTGTTAATCGAGTCAAGATTCGTGACAATTGCCTCAGCACGCGAACCGGGATCGGTCAATCCGGCAGTAGTGATGGCACGCCGTGTGATGATGTTATCACCCTGCTGTTCCACGACCCACACCCCGCATTCAGCCATCATATCCAATTGATCGCTATCTAGGCGAGGGGAAGCTGGGATATGCGAGATACCCAGCAATTGAACACCCGTTAGGTCCCGGTGGGGCACGCAGCCCGATCGTAGCCCAGCCAACGCTGCACATAAGCACCAGCCGCCAGCGTACCTGTCGTCGTCATAGTTGACCGTCAGCGTGTTTGGCCATACTGCTCTGATACGTTTATTCCTGTAGGAGGCTGCCTTATCTGCGATTGCTGTGGCTACACCGTCAGCATCCAATCTTCGCCATATGTGGATAGCCACGGGGCCTGTATGGTCAAATTGATCGCCCTGTAGGCGTATGCTGTCGTCGTTAACGACTTCCTCAATTACGTACTCGTCGGCGCCATGTACGTGTAATATGTCGCCTTTTTCCACTCCCAGCGACATGAATCGGGCATTTCCCGCAGGCACCTCGACTACAGCACCGCCACCTGTGCTAACCAATTCCCCAGCCAACGGCTCGAAATCGACGCTGTTGCTGGCATCTGCAATCACACGCCTGTTGGGGGTCGCCAGCGAGAACCACGCCACACACTCTCGGCCGACTTCTGGTTTGGACCGTTGATCCACGAAGTCAGTGACTGCAGTGAGGACCTCGGGGTCTGTCGTGCACGGCACAATGCTGTAGCCATCATCTATACGGTTGAGAGCGGCAATCCATGATTGTGTGGCCAAGGGCTCGGGCACTGCGATGTAGGAGACAGGGCGTCCGCCAGCGTTGAGGAAAGCCAACGACGTAGCCATTTTCAGATCATTCTCGCTGACGACATCTCCGCGGATAGCCTGGAGATCCTCATCGCAGTGGATCGTCTTAACAGCGGCAGCGTCGGTACTGTACCAGATTTTGTAGGTGATCGCGATGTCAGCCTCGATAACAGGCAGAGCGATCGGTTTATTGTCGGGGGCCCACGCTGATGTCAGCAATCGCAGATCGCGAGGTATCGTGAATCGCTCTTTGGTACAGGAGGCCTGCGGTAGCGACACATTGTTTATCAGCAGACAGAAGTCTACATCAAACACAGCGGCTTCCCGGCAATCCACAGGGATATTGCGACTCAGCACCAGCGTAGAGAACCCATCATCGCCAGGCATGACTGCCATGATCTCAGCACTACGCCCCGGCAGTTTGACAATATCACCTACGCGGAACCCACGGGCACCTGCCACCTCAGTTTTAACACCTAGGTGGTTCGGCTGGGTTGCAGCCACGGGCGATGCCTCAGCTTGGGCGTATCTGAGCAAGACGTTTGTTGCTGTGACGCTGGCCCCGCGTGTGTCAACGATAGCGTCATCAGGCAGCTGCGGGTACGGATATGCAGCAGCACCCCCGGTATATGTACCGACAGGTTCGTGGCTGAAGGTTTGGGCATTCTCGCCGACAATGACAACGCGTTGTGAAGCTAGTACGTTTACGCCAAACGTGTGCCCCTCTCTCATGACTTGCTCATGAGTGAAGACAAAAGACATGTATCTCTCCTTTAAGTGTCCTCAGCGTCTCTGTATGTCTGGAAGAGCTGGGATAGTCGTAGATCCTCAAGCGGAGGAACGTGCTTACGAATAGTCCACTGCTCACTCCAACCATACGCCACCGTGATCGGTACAGCGTAATGGTTTGACGCTTCTTTTACTATAGTTACCGGTCCAACGTCGACTAACTCGAACAGCAGCAGCGAGAAGTACTTCCGCATAAACGGACCCCAATGCATCAGGAAGCGGTACGTCTCTGCTGCTAATGTTTCCGCTTCCCCGCCGTTTGGGGCTATACAGAACATTGTATGACTTCCACGCCAGAATTTCACGTGCTGGGTGTTACCATCGCTGTCGACACCTGAGTTGGCCATTGTGAGTCGTTTCAAGTGCTTCCAGGCGTTTCGCTTCACCACGATGGCCGGACGGTTCTGGGTGCGTGTGGGTGTCCAGACAGTAGCGTCTTCGATCAGGATGCCTGTTGTGTCCGACGCTGTGGTAGCTGTAGCTGTAGTTTGGGTGAACAATCGCTCACGAAATACATCGTGCTCAATGTTGTCTGCTGAGGAGAAGTGCTTGCGCAGCTCTGTGATAAACAGCCCAGTCATGATCTGGGGTCGTGGCCCGAGCGAGCACAGGTTGCTTTCTTGGAATGTTCTGTCTTCAGTCATCAGTTAGCCCTACTTTTTCTTGTGCCACTGTTCTGGACCCTTATCCTTACCGACAGCCTCCATGAATCGATCGATGCTCTCGAACACCTCCACATCAGGTATCCACTCATGGATACTGATCTTTTCCAGAAAAGGGTGCTCCACCTCCTGCTTCTTCTCTTGTAACTTACTTTGCTCAGTCATTAGCTGCCCTCAGTGGGGTCTATAGTGTAGATGACGTCATTGAACTCAGCCAGCCGTAGCTCGGCGGCGATAACGACAGGTACACGGTTGACTTCAGCGAGACTCTTCACAGCATGCACGACATAACGACGATCGCTATTCGCATCGATCCAGATGTCGTTCCTGTGCATCATAGGCGGTGCGACGAACTTAGCCATCAAACCGATATCATTGACAGTACCCGTCTGGCTACGCTTGGTGTCGTTACCCTCGGGCTGAATATCGATCATGGTATCTTGGACGGCGGTCCAGTACCCGTCTGTCATGCCTGTACCGTTGCATGTCGTACAGTCGGAGTTGAGGATACCCTTGGTGATAGGGTCTATGCAGACCGTACAGGCCGTCCCGTACAACTTACGCTTCATCAGATACCCAGGCAAACTGGTGAGCCCGCGTGCCTCTAGGGTAGCTCTACGGCGAATAGCACGTGCCTGTAACCACTGACGCTTGGACAGCTTGCCAAGCACCTGGGCCTCATTGCTCGTGTACGTGTCCTCGGGCGTCGTCAGGACGACCCGGTAGCCCAGACGAAGCGATTTACCATACTGCCGCTGCGTGTCATCAATCGCTGTGTAGGCGTTGACTACCGCAGAACCTACGTTAGACCATGTCTCGCCACCACCGTCCCGATTAACCTGCAACTGGAATGTCCAGGGCTGGGTATCCAGAAGGCTCTTACGTACCTCCCATGTCACCGTGGCCGAGCCGGGCACAGCGTAGTCGACATAGATGCGTTCAAACGCTTCAGTGCTGCGAGTTAATGGCATGATTTTGATCTCATGAACAAGATTAGTCTTCGAGCAGTAGCATTTTCACTTGCACATCAGCGGTGTCAGCCTGCCATCTGATTGTTACGCCAGGCTCGACTCTGAGGCACGCAGGCTCTCCAGGCTCAAGACGACCACAGGCCACCATGGTTCCAGACTTCGGACCCCAGGTGACGTAGTTAGTTTCGTCGATGTTAAGCAGGAAGAGCCACCCCATGACGGTAACGTCACCGACGGGCATATCTTCCTCAGCGGCAAAGCCCACGGATACCAACGTACCGTGCATACCAATCGCATCTTGATCGATCTTCACGGCTCCTGGCGAAAATGACTCAGTGACGCCGTTGGCTACCGACCCTGTAACATTGACGTTAATTACGTTAGTGGCCATGATTGGCTCCTATTACTGTTGAAAGCCGTAACCACTGCCCAAGGTGGAGAAGCATTGACCTGCGTTGATACGGGCCTTCTGGTGCATAACCAACTGACGGAAGAGCGCGAACTCCTCTCGCACAGCCGCGTTATACTCGCGATGCCGGTTCTTGTCGTCCGAGGTCACACCGCCAGAGCTGTGCTTGAAGTGATTACGCCGATAGTGTTCTTCTGCCATCTGGAACAAGAACAGCTTGGTACCCCGTGTCCAGATCTCCCGGAACGGGAAGGTAATTGTTGAGTACCGGGCGATCGCGATGATCGGTGGTTGCTCGTTCCAGTAGTTGATCGTACGGATAGCAGCGTGGCACATCTCCACGATGCCATAGTCGTACTCCTCTGTGAGCTCGTTCTCGTACGGGCTGTTATCCCGTAGTGCGAGCCGCAGTTCGTCGACCGCCGGCGGGCCGTGTACGTAACTGGATGGACTGGCTGTCCAGGCCGAGTGCTCAACCCAGAGGTATACTTCTTCTGTGAACATCAGGTTGTCATCAGAGTCCAGCGCCCCTGCTTCAGCGAACCAGATTCCCGGACGCGACATTACCTGTGTTGGTACGGTGCAGGAGACTAGTCCTGCCGTGGCCTCGACAATGGTCGCAGACACAGCATATGTCGTGGAGACAACCAGGGAAGCCTCACGGAAGCGAATCTGCACAGTACCGCCGAGCGAGCCCGAGCTAGAGCTTGAGCTCCCAGAGCCGATCGAATACTGCGTCAGGTCGAGTGCGTTGCCTACCTTGTCCCGCATAGTGATCTGCAGCGTAGGTACTGTAGCCTCGCGAACCATGCATGCTCGCTTCTTAGAGAGCAGCTGCTCGTCAAACGCTTCACTAACCACAGGCGCACAGATATCCATACTTTGATCTGTCGCGGCTTGTGACAGGTCAGCTGTTGCCAATTCGCCTTCATTGATCGTAATGTCAGCCATGTTAGCTCACCGTTATGGATGTGGGGTTAGTGAAGTTGTAACCGCTTTTCTGTCGCCATGCGTAGTACGTACCAGGATCCAACATGAAGTCTGCTTCGCCTAATGCATCGCTTACCAGCGTACCCGCTACAACATTCAAACCTGCAGCGTCTGTGGTAATCCAGACCTCCACGCCGTCGATCGGCAGCCCACTGACTTGGCAGATGATGGTCGTGGCAGATGCTCCGCTACCAACCCCGCCGTAGCCCACAGCGCCAGCAGCATACAACGCGTCGTACACCGTCTCTTCAACAACCTGGAACTTAGCGAATACTGGTAAACACAGCGACGCGTCTTGGATAATGATCGACAGATCGCCTATCGTGTTCGTGTACGCCGCAGTGAGGGTTAGGTCATACCACCCGTCTGCGCCCGCCACCGCCGCCATAGTACCACCACTGATATCAACAGTAGCTGCACCCGCAGCCTTCAAGACCTCTGCCTGGTCGGCAGCGGCTAACGCCAGCGTGGTGATTGGCGTAACGCCATCCGTGCTATTCACGGCTGGACCGACGCGGACTACCGCCGCTGTGGATTGTCTGATGATTGTGGCCATAATTATCTCGTGTGCATGGTGTTCAGGTGATGCCAGTATAACGCAATACTGCCCGCGCTAGCTAAGGGAACCACCGGTACGAAATCGATCACGGCGGGGCTCGGGCTAACGCTAATCGCCACAGATGGGGCCACAGCCGTGAAATCGATCACTGCGGGGCTTGTCGCTACGCTGAGGTCTAAGGTCGGCGTCACTGCTGTAAACGTGATCACAGCCGGGCTGGGTATCGTAATGGCCCCGAGTGCTGGGGTTCCTGTGCCTGCTGTAAACGTGATCGCAGCAGGGCTGGGGCTTACGCTGAGGCCCAACGAAGGCACTACGGCTGCGAAGTCAATTGCTGCAGCTGCGGGCGCCACGCTGACGGCAAGCGTCGGCGATACGGCGGTGAATGTAATAGCTGCTGGCGACGGTGACACGCTTACACTGACCGTTGGCGTCACCGCGGTGAAATCGATCGCTGCGGCTGTTGCTGTGACGCTGATAGAGGGTGCCGGAGCCACCGCTGTGAAGTCAATCACAGCAGGACTCGGGCTAACGCTCAGGTCTAGTGTAGGTGCAACAGCCGTAAAAGTAATCACGGCAGGACTGGGGGTGGCAGTTTCACCACCCGCAGCCGCTTCAGCACCTACAAAGAAATAGAAGCGTTCTTGAAGCATTCATCACCAACCTTACGTTGCAGATGAACCCTGCAAGATACCTTCTGTATCCCAAGTAACCGTCAGATCACCACCACCAGGGTTGATAGTAGAGGCGAACTCAATATAGCAAATGGGAACGCTGTCGGTGTCGTCTGTCACGTGCAGGTAGATCAACGCGCCTTCAATCTCACGGGCACCGTTGCCGAGGGCGGACCAAACCAGATCCTCAGCATCGAACTCCGCGCGATCGTTGGTATCGTCATCTGTTACAGCTTCCGAACTGAACGTCTTACGAGCGTAGTTCGTACCATCGCATTCATCCAACGACAGATCATCCAGGAACGCAGCGTCGACGGTGACGTTGGCATCTGTACTCGTCATCAGCAACGCACAGCGGATATCGTCCGATGATGCAAGGTAAGCCTCCATCATTTGCTTAATGGCTTCGTGGTAGACCTTACTGGCCATGATAACCTCCTTGTTAAATTAGCGATTCAATCCTATGATTTCGCAGAAGTCGCCACTGGTCACTGTCAGTGGGAACTCTTCATCAGCTTCACCAGCGGCACCTTCGAATGTGACCTGCTGCGTGCTGCCTACGTAATCCGTAATTTTACGTGCAATACCCCTGTTGTTGCCAGTCAGGAATACGAAGAACTGGCCGTTGTGGATATCGTTCGTACCGGTCAGGGTATCCACGTCTGTCAGGGTGAAATCACCATTGTCGGTGACCACGTTGACCTCACAGATCAAGCTTAGTCGCTGAGGCAGCACAATGAACCGATCGATCGGAACATCCTCGTCAATGGTGTTGACGGTCGTCTCGGCCCAGACCTCGTAGTATTTGAAGAGCTCATAGCCGTTGGCCTCGGTGATCGACTCAGACATGCGGTAGCGGCCGGTGACGGCGGCTCTTGCCGTGAAGTTACCGGTGCGGATGGCTGTATCGCTGGCGTCCTCATACACAGCCCATGTGGGCGTGGAGTCTGCTGCAACCATACCGCCACCCGCGGGATCGCGAGTACCGATGCCGTTTCTGTACGTATCATCCAGTCGTACTGTGGTCATGCGCCTACCTGCAAGGATGTGGGCTGGATCATCCGGACACCGGTGATCGGGATGGTAAAATCGGCATTATCTGACGAGAAGATATGTATGTCCCCGGAAAGCGATGCTGGATCTCCAGGTGCTATCTCTACAGTCACATCAAGGGTCGCGCCAGGGCCGAGGAACGCTGTATCATAGTCTACCGTGAAACCGGCTGGAGGTACGATACCTGAAATGGTCAATCCATCCGTCACGTCTGTGTTTTCAATTGTGAACGTCCACGTTCGTTTGGTGGCAATTGCAACATCGGCAGAAACTCTTGTACCGATGTGATAGGAACCAACAGCATCCGAAAGCACGCGACCCTCTTGTGTGATTTGTAAGGTGCCGGGGTCTGAGACTTTCGTGACCGTGAATACATCGAGGGGTTGGTTAATAACAGCCGGAGCGCTCGTCGTGAAGAAGGTGTTCCAACTAGACAGATAAGAACTTGCCCAAGCACTCTGCGCCGACGTCATTGTTTGCAACCAATCTGCGAAGACTGCACTTGTCCAGGTAGTAGGTGCGTTAGGATGTGCTGAACCGACACCCCAGCAGTTCCAATTGGCAACTGCAAAACCTGCACTCCCCGTGCTCAGAAGATTGATAGACATAACTTTCGAGCAAGAGCTACCTGTACCGGGGTAGGAGAATCCCCAGTAAATCTGCATACGATTGGTGGGTCCGGGGTCATCGTACTCCCCATTTTCGGACCAATAGTGGTAGGAGGAATCATAGTGGCAGGGTTGCAGGTAGATGATGTCGCTCTGGCTGTGTGGGTTGTCGTTCCACGCTGCACCCGTCAACACCGCCTTCAATGCTTTTGTTCCCCCTGTATGTGTTCCGAAGTAATTGATTTGCACCGGAAACACATAATCCCCTGCGGAAGTGCTGACAGTGATTAGCACACGATCCTGGTGCAGGTCAGCCGCGTCATCGTTCGTCCACTTAATGACGAGGTTAGCGGAGCTTGCCGCACCAATGAGTGTTCCAGTAGTTACAGCGTTCGTTCCGTCTAATGCGAAGTTACCCTTACCGTTATCCCCCAACGTCACTGAGTCAACAGCAAGCACACCTTCGCCAAGATTTTCCACTGCGAACGTGAAGGTTATATCGGCGTCACCGGAGTACATCGAGGTGGGGTGATCGTAGCCCCAATACTGCTCACCGTTCGGGATGATGTTTCCACCTTGCGTGACTTGGAATGTGTTGAGAGGTGCGATGGTTAGGGCAGACAGCATCGTTGTTGGATCAATAGACGAACTATCTAAATGGGGACTCCAACCACCCCAGGAATTCCCGCCATACTCGGCAGTCGTCCAGGCTTGTAGTTCCCCAAAGGAATAATCTGGACTGGTAACACCGTTGCCGTAGCCATAACCCAACCAGTGTGACGACGCTCCGGTTGTTATTGCATAAAATGAACGGTAAATGGTGTTTGAAGACCCGCTGAAATACACGCGTAATCGGTTCGATTGTACGTCACCTGTCGTGGTCCCATCCTCGGTGAAGTAGGCAGAATCACTATTGTTGTCGGCTCGCTGCAAGACGAGGATAGTGCCTAAAGTCATGTTGTTGTGTGAAGCCCATGCCGCACCAAGAACCGCTTTGAGTCCAGTCGAACCGCCATATTCTGGAAAGCCTACGAGTGCCATTACTTAATTGCCTCTGCTAATACCTTGCGGTCTGCAAGTGGGATCAACGTCACCTTGCTTGGATACAATCGCTGATGCTGCTGGAAAGCAAGCTCCCAGGTGGTCAGCACACCACGGTAGACGACCTTGGGCCGTGTGAGCACGCCATACCCGCCTAGGTCGATCTCGTACATCACGTCATGTGGTGGCCGCTCGAACTCTATGCTGCACTGCGGGTGAAGCCCACACATGATCTCCTTGCGGGCACCGGTGCAGTATTCATTGCAGTACTCTTCATCGCACTTCACCTTCTCGTGCAACGCTGAAGGGCCAAAGCAGCCTGTCTCAGGGTCGTAATAGCGGGTTACTTCCTTGGCTTCCATGACCGCCAGCTCTCGCCCCTTATCCACAGCGACGACAGCCTTGGTGAGCTGGCGAGAGACGATACTCTCCCGTAGATCGTCTGCAAGCGTGGCCACAGCGATGTTACGCCCCTCCCACTCGGTGAACTTCTTAGGACTACGGCGTAGCTTGGTGTCGACGTTGTCGGTCGCAGCTTGTCGCTGTTCATCAGTCGGCTCGTGGCCCAAGAACTCGCACAAGCGATCAATCTCTTGCTCTGGGTTGGCTGTCATCTCGTCATAGTCGACAACAAGGCAGTCTGCAAAGCGGTCTGGATTGTTCTGGAAGAACTCAGCCAGCCCGCCGTTGTTCAGCACAAACTGCTGTGGCGACAGTGGCTTAGCTGGTCGCTCCCACTCGCCGTCCTCACTGACCACCTTGACCTCAGTAGAAGATGTTCGCTCGTTTTGACTAACAGCCACCGACGAGGGGTCGCGGAGCATCCAGATCCATTTGTGGATCAGGGCAGGGTCTGTGCCCAGTCGCCTGCTGCTGTCGTGGGGGTAGCTGCTGGCGCTGACGATCTTGATCGCCTTGCCGCCGTGTTCGCCAATTTCCTTGAGCCCCTGCATAACGGTGCCTGGAACCTCGTAGAAGCCCCGGGGATTCATCTCTTTGGCGTGTTCGAGCCTCTTTGCGTGTTGCTCGTCGAGCTCTGCTCGTCTATCTGGGTCTGCATGCTCACGTCGCTGCCGATCCTCCTGGGGCCACTTATCGCCAGCCACAGGGATGCCCAACAACTTCACGGTTTTGATCTCTAGGGACGTACCACTACGCGGATCACCTGTGATACACAACACTTTGTCTTCTGGAATCTCAAACATGCTACACCGATACTATTGATTGTTGGTATGGAAGAACTAATTCTGCAGGTGGATCGCCCAAGGCCAGATAGGATACTGGGTAACTACCCGCGTTGTCGAGATTAACGCGGAAGCCGTCAGACTCCATCGCATTTAAGGAACACTCGTCGTATACGGAGGCAGCGCTGTAGTTAAGCCGTCTGAAGCACATATCGTTAGCGTTCGAGCGGAACACATCTGTGTATGTCATATTATCTCGCAGGCTCATCGACTGCGCCCACTGGTCGTTCTCGCTCGCGAACCCTCGCCCATTCTGTACGCTGGTGGTATGCCCGTTTTCCGAGCCTATACGCCCACCCAGGAAGAACACCATCTTAGGCTTGAAGCCAGTAGTGACTTTGATCGTGCTGTCTGACGCGCGGTACACCCCGTCTCCGTAGTCGCTTGATGCGAGCTTGAACCGGCCTACCTTGCTGTTGGCGTTCTTGCCTGCCAGGATGTTAAGTGATCGCTGGGTGGTGTAACTGGTCTGGAAGTCTAATTCGATACCAGAGTCATACCACGTGATCGAGTCAAAGGACTCTGCGTACGCAGCTCCATTCCACCAAGGCTGGAAGAAGGTGCCGTCGTTGTAGTAGGCGGTGCCGTTGTCACATGTGTTTTGGTTATCTTCTGACCAGTAGTTCCAGTTCTCTACATCACCGTCGCGGTGGGCAAAGCTTTCGCCGTAATAGGCGTGGGTCCTACTCCAGTTACCAGAATGCTCTGAATCAGCACCCAGGTGTTGCGAAGTGAACATCCAAACCCAGTCAGGAGCGAACCCAAAATCAACTTTCCAATCTGCATCAGTTGCCGCGGGTGTGCTGACGCTCAACAACTGCCAAGGCATCGGATTGAAGCGTAAAGATGTGTAACACGTGTGGTGGTTGTTTGTTTGAAGGACCACATCCATATATATGGACCGCCCGTCATTGAGGTAGCCCCAACCGTTTACACGAGTCATTTCCTGATTAGCGGCACTACGCACTGCCGCATAAGGATACGCACATAACTTACTGCGATAACAATCTGAATAGTTGGCATTATCCTCGTGACGTTGGTAGTTTGAAGGCCACTGCCGATTGGTGAAACCCATACTCTGCCCCCACATCGCGTCGCCCTGTGCAGAGGTGTAACCAGAATGCAGCACGGTATTGCATAGAATCAGCTCAGGCGGCAGGGTTGTCTCCCCGGCGTTCTGGAAGGTGGGCGTGAACCCGTAATCAGTGGTACCGGTCACGCTCTTCCAATATACGTCTGAGTCTAAGGCCATCAATTAAACCCTTAGGATCGAGGGCTGATATGGTAAGACGAGTTTCGCTGGCGGGTCGCCCATCGCTAGGTACGATATAGCATACGAGCCTGCGTCGTCGAGATTGACTCTGAAGCCGTCATCCTCCATCGCGTTGAGTGAGCAGTAATCGTTTAGGGTTGTAGAGTTGTAAGCTAATCTCGCGAAACATCGCTCGTTCCACTGGCCACAATACACATCAGATGTGTTGTCGTTATCTTGTATGCTCATCGCCATCGCCCACTCATCGGCCTCGCCCGCAAACCCCCGCCCCATCGTGATATGGTTCGAGATACCCTCAGTCGATCGATTCCCACCTATGAAGAACACCATCTTAGGCTTGAAGCCTGTGGTGATCTTAATTGTACCGTCTGATGCGCGATACTCGGCATCATCGCCTGGGGCTGAGGTCGATAGTATGAAGTTCCCGACCTTGCTATTCGCATTTTTCCCTGCGATGAAATGGTATCTATAGCCGAGGGTGTTATTGCCGTTTTCCCAGTCGGCTACAACACCGTTGTCATTCCATGTTAATGTCTTGATACGTACGGCGTAATCCACCCCGTTGACTGGTATTTTTCCACAAGCTGATTGTGAATATAGTGTTTCAGAGTCGGTGTAGTTCTGGTTATCTTCATCCCACATACCCCAGTTCTCGTACGTACCGTCTCTGTGCGAAAATGATTCCGTCCACGTCGCACTGGTTGCATAGTATGGTGATATCCACTCATCACCACCATATACGTTAGACCATATCCATATCCAATCAGGTGCGAAGGGCATGGCTATCTGCAAAGTGGTCTCATCAGCCTGCGGTACGGCTATACTACCACTCATCCAGGGTGCGTCACCAAAACGTAGTGACGTATGGCAGATATACGCAGTGGCGTCCTGATCGACCATATTTACACGGAAGCCGCGTCCGCCGCTATAACCGCCCCAAGTCTCTGCACGACATTTCGTCTCAACATCTGCATTGTTGTAGATGACAATCGGCGAATTCGAATTGGTGGTGCGTGATACATCGCTAGTGGGTTGGTTATCTTCATGCCAGGAGAACGCTGATCTCGCAATGTTCTCGCCATGCGCACAGCCATTCCCCCACGCACAAAAGTTGCTGTTAGGTGAGTTTATGGTGGCGCGTATAATCGTATTGAACAGCACTAACTGCGGAGGTAGTGTCGTCGCGCCTGGGGTCTGGAATGTGGGCGTTACATTATACGAGGTTGTACTAGCACTCTTCCAGTATACGTCGGAGTCCAGCCCATTATCAGCCATAGTTTACTCCGGTTATACGATCACAATGTTCAGCCACACCCGCCACGTAGCCTCAGGGAAGGTGGCACCAGACTGGAGGAAGTCCAATGTGGAGCGAATCTTCTCGACATAGGCCATGCGGCGACCGTACTGTATGTCTGGATTCGCGTTGGTGATAGCGTCGATGTTATTCTTCATCGCCGTCAGGTCTACGATGTCCTCAGCAGTCAGCTGCTTGTACAGCTCCTCGGTAGGGTCTTTCATCAGCACGTGCTCGTTGATCGCGTTGATGATCTTCTGGGGAGTCACGTCGTCGCTCCCTGTGGGGCCCAGGTCGCTGACGTAGAGAGAGAAGCCACTGCAGATCAGGTGAGCCCAGAGACCGCCTGGGCCTTCGCCTGTGCGGCTTAATCGATCGAATAGTCCAGCCATGTCATTGTTCCTTTATTAGGGAGTGTTTCCCGCAGTATACCAAAAGAAAAGGCGGTGGCGTAATGCCACCGCCTTAAGACGTTCAATACACAGTTGGACCGGTTTATGTACAAGCCAGTGCTTCAGAGCTATAAGAGCCCCAGCACGGGTCTGCGTAAACAGCCGAGCCGTTGACCAATGTAAAGATACGTGTTTCGTCAAGGGTGTCGTCGAAGACGTGTACCGAAGGAGTCTTGACCAAGGCCAAAACAGCGGCGTACGTGCCGTCGCCACCCAGGGCGATTTCGAGGGATCGTTTGGCACGGTCATTTGGTGTGAACCGCGTGAGCCAGTGCTGAATATCACCCCAGACGGTGATTTCTTCGCCACATGCCAACCGACGACCGTGTGGTGGCAAGAAGCCGAAGAACTTCTCCGTCAATGCAGTATTACGGACAGTCGAGTAAAGGCACTCGGTGGCCGTAGGTGTTGCGAGAAGTGTCATCGGGGTTATCCCCTATATGAGGGTTACATTTCAGTGTCAATCTTGTTCAGCTAAACAAAGTTCAGCTGCTTAGGATTGTTCAGTTTCTGCCAGCTCTCCGCCCGAGACTGCATGGGCGTAAACCAATGCTGCCGTTTGGGCCATAGCGCTGTTACCAATCATGTGGTCAGCACTTTGCTTAACCAACGAGCCGACGTTAGGCTGTTGCGTAGGAATCGCACGGGACATCACATGGTTGAGGAAGGGGTTACCCGCCTCAGCCTGCTTAACTTGCCCCTCAGCGTATGCCTGAGACAAAACAGCACCCAACTGCAAGAGTTGTTGTGCTTCTGATTCTGTCTGTGGTTCCAGTCCATTCGCAGCAAGCTTCTCGAAGAAGGCTGGAACGTGAACCTTGTCGACCATGAATGAGTAAGCCTGGTCGGCTTGCTCTCTGGAAGGAAGTGGAGTTGTCATGGATATACATTCCAGTTTCAGGAAAATGAATCACAGAACAGCCGGGGCTTCCCTGGGCCTTCCAGGGAAGCCGCTGGCCGTAACTATGGCTTACGCGAAGTCAGCACGAGCGAGGCCACCCGTATGACCGATTGTTCCGCCGCATGTTTCATATGCAAAGAACTCGATCATGAATGCCTCTCTCTTGATGTGCATCGTCGTATCTTCGAGAAGATACGATTTCCCGATGAACCTAGGGTCACCGAAGAAATACATGGTGTCGTCAGGAACCAAGTCACGCTTGATTGTAACGACCCACTTGACACCCATCAGGTCGATCTCGGACCAACCATTCTTCAGAAAATCGCCAGACAGCGATCCACCAGCTTCGTCGTAACCCCACTTTAGGATTTCGCGAATGGTGACGTTGTTGACCAGCACAGTATTCGTCTCGAGGTGAGACGGAGTCTTGGGCATGATCTTCAACGCTTCTTGGACAGTATCGCGGCTGATACCACCCCAAACGGTTTCCCACTGGATAACACCAGAGGTAGGCACAATTTGGTTGGCGCCAACAAGAGCGGTGTTCACGGCTGTGAGGAACTTACTGTCCTCTTCCGCGAGCATGTCCTTGATAGCATTGTCGGAAAGCACTTGGCGGATATCCATCTGCCATGTGCGTAGTTCGTCAATATCCTTGACGAAACGCGGTGTCACGATTCGATCGAACATCACGCGGTAACGAGGACCACGAATGTACACGTTGATCGGCAACGTGGCGAAGGGAATGCTGATAGCAGCAGGAGAACCAGGCTCCTTGTCCACAACGATCACGGGCTTATCCGTGTCGACCTGACGGTCGAGGTCATCATTGCTGACTTGAACTGGCGGGATGATCTTCCGGTAGAAGCCATCCTCACGAACGCGAACGCGGGTGAATTCGTTCACCGCGTCTAATGCATTCTTCTCCATCCCCGGCGTTTCGAGCTGCGCGAACAGCTCTTCGTTCAGGACTTGAACGCTAGAGGGCGAAGACATCGATCAACCTCCTTGATTGATGTTCATCCCCAATTCCCTGGGGATGATTGATTACAGTTTATGCGACAACTAACAGCTCACCGTTATTCTTACGCTGCGGCTGGTAGGAAGTAGCTCCAGAACGTGAGGGTAGCAACGCCGTGTGCGTTGACACCTTCGGGACTTGTGGCCGCAGTGTCGCCCTGGGCGCCCTGCGCGTGGAACGAACAGATACCGCAGATCCAGTTTGTATACTGGACAGCAGAAGCGTTCGTCATGATACCAGTGGTTGCTGCTGTGAGCAAATCATTGGCGACGTATGTCTGAGTGGCATCGAACTCAGTGGTTTGCAATTCGTAACCACCAGTTGCGACAAGACCAGACATGACACCGGTTGGTGCGATACCATACCAGTGCACAGTACTTGTGACGCTGCTTGTCCCGTCGTTATAAACGTCGGGGTGATCTGAACCGTTCCACAAGTAGATCGGCATTGCTGTTTCAGTATTCGTGATACTGGTACGGTCCGTTACGAACTCACCAGAATCATTGATAACAGCAACACGACCAGCGGGGACGTCCGTAGACCCAAGAAGCGTGCTAGACAACTTCGCTGATTTGTCCAAGGCAGACAGGTGGAACCAACCTTTGATTGGGTCCATTGCTTGCTCAAACATTTGTGCGACTTGACCAGGCATCGTGTGACCTCCAATGTCAAGACAGAGTAAATCGTGCTAAGCACGATTGAAGTTTAGTTTCAAAAAGTTACTGACCCAGCAACTTTCGACGGAAAGCGTCTCCAGACTCCGTTTCATCGAAGTCTGCTACGGCAGCACCAGTGATGGAGCTACCGGCTGAGGCTGTCTTTTCCTGGCCAGCAGGAGAGCCGATGGAGTCAAGCTCCGCGGCGTTCCGATGCTTAGCCAAGTCTCGGATCAACTCGAGGCAAGCCACGTGGCTTCCCGCGATCTTCTCCAAGACAGCTTCTTGTTGATGTTCGAAGACACGCTCGTTAGCAACCAAAGCTGCGATAGCTTCAGGAGCTGCCTGTCGCGCGGCTGCGGAGACTGCTGCTGTCTTTTCCAGGTGATTCTGGTGACGCTTGGCAATCTCGTTAGACATGCGAAGGTGAGCTAATACCTTCTGTGGTGCGGAACTTGTGGACATGTTTATCCTCCATGTTCACTCAGATTAACCTATTTCACTCGATAGTGAGAACAGGGTTTTGGGTGAAACTACTTACGACTGCGGTTGTAGAGCTCCAACACGAAGCCCTTCATGTAGTCGCGGACTTTGCGTTGATCGGAACCTTGCTTAGCCTCACTGAAGGCAAAGTGGCCCGCTCGTTTGTAATTGTAAACTGCCGAAGCGATCTTCTGACCATCACCGCCGGCCAATGCAGCCAACTGTTGTGGATCGATTCCTGCTTCCATAAGTGCCATGGCGAGCTGCTGCAGTGCATCTTGGTCGCCCATTCCGCCCATTTCTGGAGGAGCGCCACCGAGTTCACCGCCCATTTCTGGACCGCCCATGCCGCCCATTCCTGGGTCTCCGCCGAGGCCACCATCAAGGCCACCGCCTCCGCCCATCTCTCCACCGCCCATTGCGGCAAGCAGGCTTTCAGCAGCTTCCGGAGGTAGCTCTTCGCCACCACCTGCCACAGGAGGACCGCCGGCTTCTTCTGTGCCGTGGTCTTCCCCTTCACCGGCACCGCCGGTTGGATCTTCACCTTCAGTTTCCTCTTCGTGGGCTTGCTTTTTCAAGATAGCCAACTCGCGGGCAAGGTGATCAGTGACAAGATCAGCCTGACCGTAGGCTTCCTTCACCACTTGCTGAACAACACCAGAGGCAACTTTTTCAAGTTGATTGCCCATCGCGCCAGCTTGCGCAGCAGTTCGCTGACCAGCTGCGGCTGCTTGCTTCGTGGTAGGGGTGCGACCCGCCCCGTTAAAGTTTTTTGCCGTTGGCGATAGCAAGCCGTTGGCGAGATCAGATGTCAGCTCGTTGCCGAGATCACAAGCACTCTTGAGCAGAGCTTCGTCGGACATCGACGTAACTGCATCAGCTGAGTACTTTTCGCCATAAGAACCGGTGGCTGGGTGAGATGTCCCACCTTGGTCACCTTGTCGCTTGTCGCCTTCCAACTTGGCTTTGTAGTCACCTTCAGCAGAAGGATCGTCGCCAGTTGGCTTAGCAGTCTCGCTGCCCAGTTGCACGTCGGTTGCCTTTGGAGCACCCTCATGCGTCTCGTCCGACTTGGAGTCGACAGAGTCTGGAACTGTTTCTTTGACAATCCGGGTGTTATCCGCAGATTGCTCTCCTTCAGAGGCGGGCTGCAAATCATCATCTGTCTTTTTGGACGGATGCGAGGTAGCGCCCTCAGCGCCACCCGGATCAGGAATGCCGGTCTCGGCACGCTTCTCCGCTGCAGCAGCTGTCTTCTCGGCACCAATCTCGTCGCAGAGACCAGCAACGCGATCGAACAATGAGGTAGGCATTAAGTTATCCTCCGGTGAACTTCGGGCTTTTGAATTTGCACCCGTCGTGGTTTATTTTGTCGTAAAAGCAGTCATGCCGTCAAGGCATAACCTGCTACTGGTTCGTTAAATGGCGATATTAGACCGTATTGCCATTTCCTGCATGAACGTAGCTTCGGGTTGTTCAGCGTTAGCAGTGAGGAAACCAAGCTGGTACAGAGCGTACTGTTTGGCCAATGCTTCGCTGCTATCCTCCATCGCAATCTTCAACATTTCCCGGTTACCCTTAGGGGGTGCCGGATGTCGTAACGTCGAGAGTTGAAGCCTTTGAACGACGCTACTCTTATCGAGCGACCACTCAGAGGCGTGCTTCAACACCCAGTGTTTTACGCGGCGAGGAGCTGGGGGACCCGGTAAATAAGGGTTATTCCGCAGATCGTTCTCCAACGTAGGGTCCGACGCCAATCGATTGTAGATTCCGGAGAGTCGTGCTGTGACGGCGTCAGCTGCTGTTTTCACATTCTCGTTGCCCGCCAGCATGGCGATGAAAGTATCCACCGGCAGCATGCATCGTTCTGCAGCCAATGCTGTCACAACGTGGGCAAGTTTGAATGGTCCCTGTCTTACATCCGGGGCATCGTTTCGCAGAGGTTGAACCTCTGACATAAACGCCCGGGATGCTCTTGAAGGCGTTGTATCTTGGTTAAGCTCCTCTTCAAGGTTGATGAGTGCGTTCGCCATCTTGAGTTGTCCAACAATCTTGGGGTCAGCCCAAGGACCGTCAGAGAGCAACCAGAGCGGCGGTGTCACACCCATCTTGTCGGCAAGTGCAGCAGAGCTGCGATCGGCACCGTACATGTCACCTGCTTCCTTGAGAAGCATTTGATAGTCGGCTGCTGCCTTTGCCATACCTAGAGTATAGGCGATTCTGTCTGCTGGGCGAAAGACCTTACTGATATCGAAGAACCTGGGATCGGGGTTGTAGACGCCCAGGGTCGTGCCATCGTCGAAGGTCTTCGCGAGGTTATCGCGGCAACCGCCGTACTTACACATCTCTGGACCACAGTATTCCGATCGATTCTTAGCTTTGTTCCCGCAGCCAGAGCAAACGTCATGACTGACACGGCAAGCCATCGATACAGGGATATCCTCGTCTTTGGCGAGCTTCTCCAGCTCTTCGTCGGCAACCAAGCCACCATTGCGATCAGCAGCCTCTTTGGTGCCGTTGAGGGCTACCAGCAGCTCGATACGTCGCATGTCACCATTGTAGGCAGATGCCTTGATGATACCGCGGCCCTTGCTCACATCTTTGTTCTGGTGGTCACGGTACCAGCGGGCGAACTTCTCGAAGGTAGGATGGTACTCCTTGCATACAGCCTCTTTGAAGCCATCACCGTTACGATTGAACCCGTAGTATTCCTCAGCACCGACAGCCAATAGGTGTACAGGTACCTCGCCTGGTTGCAGCTTGACTGATGCAATCTTATCGATGAATTGCACAGATGCACGCTTAACGAAGTCTTGGAGATCAAGACCGCGCAGCCTGCCGCCGGAGATCTTCACACGTTGCGCGATAGGCTCGTGGAAGTTCTGCGATCCAGGTGTGATGAGTTTTGTATGTGCCATGTGTTATTACCTTACGATTAAGGAATGGTCCTTCCTTATTGCTCCGCGGCCGCAGCCGCGTCCGCTATTGCTTTAGTTCTCGCCGCGGCGCGTAGTGCTTCACGCATCACCGCGTCAGGGCGGTCCCCATACATGTCTTGGGTGAACCGTATACCTAAGTGTGCGAGTAATCCGTACAGCCCCGCCTTGCGTATCTGTTTCCACTTGGTGGCTTTGACTCGTCGTTGCCGCTGCACCGCATCGTCCCAGTTAGGGTCGGTATGCGTGGCTCCAGGGTAGTCCCCCTTCAACGCGGCGGCAGTGCCGGGGCCTTTGAATATCCGCCTTAGGAATGCTTTTTCCTGCTGTCCAGCCGGTGTCAGTGTGCCGTCTGTGTTAGGTTTCCTCTGTGCTTTTTCATGGTTAACTTTGGCAGTGCGAGCGTCACGCAGTTGGTGGGCTGTCAGTGTCGCTTTCCCATCCGTAGCGCCATCCGGAACAGACATGTGGCCTTGCCCTCGATTGGCTTTTTGTAAGTCCTTCTGCACCGCCTTGTAGAACGCTTCTTGCCCAAAGCGTGGGATATAAGCCGCTAACCGCCCGGGCCGGTGCCGCCAGCCGCCAAGATAAGCACCCATAGTCGCACCTAGGTACGGTGATGGGTTAGCGAGGGGGCCCGCCCATTCATCGTCAGCAAACTGACCAAACACAGGCGTAGATTTCGCCCACGCTTTGTTAGATTCATCGGTACCCGTGCCGGTGTATAGGTTCGCTAGGTACCGCCCGCCGCGGGTGGTTATATCGCCCAGCTTACCTTCGACGTCTGAGTGATCGCGCACCCCTACGTACGCATCACGCCCTGCGTTACCTAGGTCCATAACTATCTGCTCCACCGTCAGGGGCGGGCTTGGATTATTCAAATCTTCGAACGTAGCTATGTCCACCTTATCTTGCTTCGCTTTTGTATCAGCCGCCTGGTTGTCGGCGATCGTTGTATCAGTTGCAGCCGCGAGTCCGAGCCCACCAAGTGACCCGAGCATACCGCCAGTCAGCATACGCCCCAGCGTGTTGCGTCGCTTCTTAGGCTGGAACCTCGATGAGACGGCACCAAGTCCTGCCCCTGTGAGAGCACCCAGACCTGCATGCCAGGGGATCCTGTGATCTTGATTGTTGAAAGACTCCACAGCAATATTGCCAAGGTCTTTAGCGCCTTGCACAGCCGTATTGCCGAAGTCTTTAGCCCCCTGGGCTAAAGCTTGCATCCAGTCGCCGTCAGCTTGCTTGAGCATGCCTTTGGCGTCAGCGTATGTGAGATTGTCGTAATCCATTACGGACTCCATTAAACCTGATTTACTACGTGGGGAAAATACCCTGCTCAAGGTCAGACTTCTCTTGTTGTCTTGCGTCTGCGTTCGAGTCTGCGAACCAGGCGTCGAGATCCATTGGTGCAGGTGGTGGCGGTAGCGTAGCTTCGGGTTCTTCCGTTGCTTCTGGTTTCTCTGGGCGCTTGTCACTAATTACAACCCCAGGGCCTGAGTCCTCTTCTGGTTCCTTCTTCTCACCACCAAAGAGTGCTTCTCGCCATCCTAACCTATCGTACTGCTCAGCGAGACTCTTGCCGTTCGCGGCTGGCTTTTCAGTGATACGTTCGTAACCACTTAACGCCTTAGCCAGCGGGTCGCCATCTGCCCCTTTAGCTGTGTCGGTACCGATTGCAGGACCAAGCTCACGGGCAGCACCCGTCTGGTGTGTCTTCGACAAGGCTTTCGGTGAGTTTCGCTCAGTGATGCCCTTCTCTACACTCAACATCTCGTTTGCATCGAATGCGTCGAGTGCTGACGCTTGTTCCAGGTATTTACGCAGCAAACCCTGCGCGGTAATACGTTGCTGCATTACCTGCGGTGATACCTCAGCAAGGTGGTTATACGCTTCCAGCACCTCCTGTGGGTCATAACCGCTGATGATTGGATCCGAGTTCATCAATTCGTGCAGCATAGTCCGCACCCTGATAGCCCGCAACTTATCCTCATGCTGCGGGCTAGATAGCTCAAACAATCGATCCTGAACAAGATCTTCACGTGTCTTCGGTGACATCTTTTGTGCCATGCCTCGAGCCATACCACCGGTCGCTCCAACCAACCCCAGACCAAACAGGCCAACAGCCTGCTTCTCAATCTGCGATTGATTGTCCCATAGCGAGCCGGTAATCACGTTCTCGAGGCCTAACCCAAAAGGGCGGAGTTCCTCCGCTTTCTTTTCAGCCAAGCCACTCGCATGTGTATCGAGCGATGCCCGCTTCATTGTGAAGTCAGTCATGCTGCTGAGTGCTTGTTTGATCAACGAGTAAGGTGTAGCATTCCAGTCAACGGGTCGTGCCCTGTTGGCTACTCGTGCACTTTTCTGCATGGCACCAGCGTGGGTGACCAGCTTATTCGCAGGTTCCCCGTACATGTAGGCAGCGTTCGTAGCCACCTCTGCAGCGGGCAATGCGTCTGGCCGGCGGAAGTATTCGCCAAGCTCGCTGACGTCAGCAGCCACCTTGTAAGCAGCCTTGATCGCGGCGTCTTTCACGCGATCATGCTCCCGGCGGATATCAGCCAGATTGCTGAGAGCCTTACGCCCGTCGCGGTATTCGTACGCAGAGGCTGGTCGTTGCTTTGGCGTTGCCGCCGCGGCTGTCTTGACCATCTCTGTGCGAACCTTACCGCCTGCGCGTCGCTTCAGCCAGGCTTGCGGCGATCGAGAGTAGTCTGACCCGACAGCGACCGACGCCTGCTTCTCAGCTTGCGTTGGAATCTTAGACGGGAACATACGCTCAAGGATCTCACCGGCATCTGCCAGGGAAAACGATGCTGCTTTTTCATGGAGTCCGCTGTGTTCACGGATATGCCCCAGGCTGCGGCCGTTGTTAAACGCTCGCACCATGAGTCGCACGTGTCCAGCTGTGATGCCCTTATCAGATGCAACCTTTACGATCGCATCGTTTGGACTCTCACCGCTGTTTGTGCGCTCCGTTACAGCAGACAGTGCGGAGCTGATTAACTCCTCGCTCTGTTTGCTTAGTCTCGGAATGTTGCTCATTTGTCCTCACCTTGGGAATCAGGGAACTTAGCGGTAATGAAGTGTTCAAACCCAGACACATCGTTGCCTGTGGCAATAGCAGCTAGCTCGTCAGAGCGTAACCGTACACCTGTGTCTTCGATCTCATCGATAATACCGCCTGGTGTTGGATCCACGCCGTGTATGTGCTTGTGCAGTAGCGGCTGGAACCCTTCAACCAAAACAGCGACGTTCTGCATCATCACTTCAGTACCACCACTAGCTTGCCCGGCCATCTGCTCCTGCCCACATATTTGCTGCCATGTGCCCAGGATCAACTCATTGTTCTGCCAGTTAGCTGGTAGCGTCAACGCAGTGACAGCTGCCTTTGACATTATGGTATCTTTTGCAATTTCTCGGAATGCCGTCCGCACCCCATCTGCACTTTCAACGTGTTTCACGCCATTAAACTTCCAGATATAGGCGTCCAGCACTGGGATACCGGCGAAATAACTAAAGAGCTTCCATAGGCAGTCGTACTCGCGCTCCGCAAGGCCAGTCTGTACAGACCGTCCGATCACCACATGGACCATTAAGCTCGTAGAGTGTCGTCGGCTCAGTACATCGAAGAACACACGCTCATATGTGAAGATCGTAGCAGGGTCGATTCCCAGCTTCGCTTCGATCGAGGCTACAGGTTCGCCGCCAAGCAGTCGTGCTTCCAGCTCCCACTTAACCTCGCTCGCATCATCTTCACCCATGTAGATCGTGTATGCTTCGAACATCGCGGGTTGTGCGTCAAGCGCCTCCAGCTTATCCTCGTCCGATTCACATCGGTCCATCAGACGACGAAATTTACTGGCAAAACGCACAATCTCATCATCGCGACCGCGGACTAAGCGTGCTCCGTCTGCAAGTTCGCACGCTCGCATCCACCGCCAGTTTGCTGGACGCCTTTTGTTATCAGGTCTGTTTACCAGGATGCTCATAGATTTTGTTCAGCTGAACAAGATTGCTTAGTTAAGTTCACCACCCATTTGGCACTCGATAGCTAACTCAAACTGCTTGCCATCAGCGTTGCCTGCATCGATGTTCAGGAAGAGGTATACCGCACGCACAGGCACAGAGAAGCTGCCTTCACGGTTACGGTAACTCCACGGCCCGCCGTCATCCAGGCCCGCACGCAACGACAATGTATTGCCGGAGGTTAGCGTTTGCTCAGGGAAGATCTGTGCTAGTTCGATAGCCATAGGATCTGCCGCAGACAGACTTGCGGAGCTGCCGCTACCGGCCTGACATACCTGCCTATCAAGCAGATTCACCGTGGCCCCTACGTTTGAACCAGCTGATTGCTGCAGGATGAAGCGAGTGATCTTCCCTTCAGGAGGGAAGCCAATGGCCCAACACTGCTCAGTGGTACCGCTAGGTAGAATCAGCTCTGTCCCTTCAGACTCGGCAAATTCGCGTTTGTAAATGTGCATGTTTTACCTTTTACATTTCGCCTTCGCCGAAGCCCATGTCAACACCTTCATCTGGGTAAGGCTCGACAGATTTCTGCTTGAGTTCGAGGGTAACGTCGCCCAAGGACTCAAAGGCATTCCGCATGGCGTCGGTCATTTCTGGCAGGTTATTGCCGCCATACCGGTCCTCGAACTTGTCGTGGTGCCAGTACATGTTGAACAACAGGCGACCGAGGCTATCGAGCCCCTTCATCAGGTTCGACAGGTGCTTGTCGATAAGCGTCTCATTCTGTGTCCCCTTCAACAGGTTCGACATCATCGCGGTATCGAGTACCTCCTTCTGGCCTGTCTGGGCAGCCTCTTGTATCTGTTGGCCCATCTGTGGTTCAACAGGGTCCGACATCAGTTGTCGGTTAGGTGAACCCTGCATCCCTTGGACGGGTAGCTCCATCTCATCGCCTTGGAAGCTGTTCGTAGTGGGCACGTTTGAGCCCATGAACATATCCGTACCACGATCAGGTTCAGGGAACGCTGGCGCTGTCGGGGCATGCCCGAGTGCCTGGTATGGCGACGCCATCTTCACACGACACTTAACACCCCGCTTGAGCTCTGCTTCTGTGAGCAATGCCTTGGCTGTTTTTTCACGCAAACCGTAGTCGCGCACCAAGTGTACGAATGCACCAAGCGGAGTCATGTGTCGGCCATCAACAATAGCTTCAGTGCCGTTGTTGAAGACTTGCAGTTCTTCCGAAATCTTGTAGATGCCCATCTGGAGATCGACGTGGTTGCCAGGTCGTAAGGCTGGAGGATCGCTTGATTCCTCGTGATCGCCGACATATGCGAGGCCATCGTGCTTCTTGGGCTTCTCCGGACCTTTGATCTTAACGGCCTTGGCACCCTCAGGTACGTACAGGCAGTTAAGACGAGCCACGAACTTGCGGCCCTTGATTCGATTCATCATAACTGTATCGGCACCCGCACAATCACTATCATACTCATGGCGGCGTTCGGCAATTGGGGGCAGATGATCCGGTCGGCGGGCACCCCATCGGTTACGCCACCTCACCTCGTAGCTTTTTTCCTCGCCCTCGGCCGGTAGCGTACTCTCAACCTCAAACACACTTGTGCCTTGGCCGTTAGGGGCAACCAGGACGTAAGTCGATCCGACGGAGAGGCTCTTTGCCTCAGGTTGCTTCTCGAACCAGTCGCTGTACGTATCGCCGGTATACTCGTCAGACGTGTATATCGCAGCTGGGTGTGTTTCTGTCCAGGCTTTGTCGCCATCGCCGATCCGCACCAACACACCGTTGGGCTTGGTGCCGCGGGCGTTGAAGGGGCCATGGATGTACAGGCACTCTTCGAAGTCATCAGGCTTCGTAAGTACCTGGTAGATGCCGCTCGCGTCCGGGTTCATCAGGCTGAGTGGCTCTTGGACTTTGTATGCTTTGCTGACCTCGCCCTCGGTGCGTTCGTCCGAGACGTAGACACCATCACGCTTGAGGTTCTGAGCCTGCTTCTCTGTCAGCCCTGCTGCACACTGACGGGCACGCGTTGGCGAGCTGTCGTCGTACTTCCAGATCTTGAGCTTACCGGCAAGTTGTTCTTGAGCCAGATCGCTAGCAGACTTCTCTGTGAAGATGCTGCCGGTGATGTGGGTAGACTTGCGTTTACGTGGCACACCCGTGGGCGATACCGTATCCAGCGTCTTCGCTGTATCGATAGCGTCCTTGATCATCTGCTTCCCGTAGACCTCTGTGACTGGGGATACCAGTGAGGGGTGCTTGTCCAGGAGCTGCAGGAACATGTGCGCACAGTCAGCGTTCTCTTTGACCAGCCCGTGACATTGCATCTCTGGGCGGATAGCGTTGCCGAGTACGTGCATCAGGCCGGGAAGTGCCGGCGCCAGCCAGTCTGCCTGATCTGCCTGATCTGCTGCGTACTTGGCGGGCGACTCACGAAAGACATCCATGTTCGGTCGATCGACGCCTGCGTTGGCCAGGTTGGGGCCCAGCTCTTCACCGATGATATTGGGTTTGCGGTTCAACACGTAGTTGATCCAGTTCTCCTTCATCGGCACAAAGGTATCCGAGTCCTTCAGATACAGGAGCTCGTGACCCTTCAATTCACCATTGAGGAAGAAGACTGGCGCATAGAGCAGTTGACTCCCGACACGGAAGCCAAAGATACCGACCGCGCGATCATTGTCCTCGTTCTTCTCTAAGAGCTGGAAACCCAGTTCGTGGTCGAGAAGCTGCGGGGCGCGATCCTTAAGGTAGGCGTGTGCAAGATTGGAAAATGCTTGCTCAAACGGCACGGATTGGCCATCACCACCCAGGTCAGCACGCTTAATATTTGGCGTGCGAATATGCGATTGACAAACACGTTGCCAATGAGCAACAGGCTTTGAGAGCTGCGTAGTGCTCATGGGGTACCCTCGTCCTTGGGAAAATTTGGCGTCCAGCCTAGCCGAAGCGACTTGTTATTATGGTAACAGAACCGCAGAGGTCAGGGCAACGGCTAGGTGGTAGGGGGCTTCAATATCGATTGTGGCCACGTCTTCCCGAAATCTAAGCCTTCCGCCATTGCTGGCACAAAACTCGTATTCTCCGCGGAAGATGTAGCACCTCTGTGCGTTGCGTTCAACAAGCTCTTCTTCTGATTGGAACCCAGGAACCGGGTCATCCAGTCAGGGTCGTGTCCGATGGATGCCATTGCTCGCACCATATGTGGTTTGAACGGGGGCTCTTCGTCATGCACTTCCAGGTCATTAACACCGAACTGTTTGAATTGTGGCAGCATTGATGGCTTTACCTTCGTACCGATCGTGTAATGCAACACGGGGCGTTCGAGGTACTTGCCCGTCGCTTCATCTGGTTGTAGTCGTTGAGAGCCGTCGCGGGGCTTCCAGTTGGTTTCCAGCTGCTGGTATCCAACTACATCGCCGGGTACGTGGTCGTCATCTTCGTCCATCATCTCGACATGATCGATCAACCCACGAGCCACCAGCTCAATATTGCGACGATTGGCATACATGCCGCCAGCACGATAAGCATCAGCAAAAGTATCAACGAAGTATCGACGCCCTTCCCCAATGCCTTTGTGTTTAACGATCTCCGAGGGGTTGGGAATTCCCTCGGAGATGACGTCTCCTGCTTCGACATGGTCGCCTCGCTTAACTTTGAGGTCAAAGCCTGGCGCCACGAAGTGACGTTTGGCATTAACGGTAACGTACTGCCCGCCAGCCGGGGCTTCTTCCACGTTTGTAACCTTGCCGTCGATCTGTGCGTGGGCTGCTCCGCCCTTAAAGGTCTTGGGCACCTGCACAAGCTGATTGACGTGCTGGAAGCCTGTCACGCTCTTGGCTTCACCCTTAACACCACCTGAGTGCTTGGATGACAACTGGCCTTGGGTTAGCTTCTCAGACAGTGTCTGTGCTGCGGCGATACCAACCATATCCCCTATCGGGGCCATACCGCCTCGTTCTCTCACGCCAACGTCTCGGGAGTAGACACCACCACCAGGAGGGCCACCAACGATAGGGCTTCTGACCAAAATCTTCGCAATGCCCTGGTTTTCCAGGTCCTGGAGGATCTTGGGAGTCAGCGTGGTGTTTCGTGGATACTCACCAACCGGTGCGGCTAACAGCGATCCTTCGCTGTCGCCATCACTTACATCGACAGGCATCCCTCGCACAGGTGCCGTAGGATCTGCTTCGTTTTCGTCGTCATGATGGGTAACGAGCAGTCGATGTGCCAGTTGGTTGAGTTGTTTGGAGAAGAACCCTGCGTCCTGTGTAGCGAACTTCACGTCGATCAAGCCCTTACGGGCTCCATACGTCGACGCCCAGAAGTCGGCCGGGCCGAGGCCCTCAGCGAAGCTACGCTGGACAGGGAACGGGATTACATCCTCATGGTGATCGACATACATCATGTCACCACCGATCAAGCGTTTCAGTCCAGCGGGGTTACCACGGGCACCAGATACCACCTGATCTGCCAGAGGGTTCCCAGACTTCTTAGCCTCTTCCAGGATCTCTTTCTGGAGTCGCTCGTGTTCGACCGATGTGGCCTCAACAACCTTCTGCTCTTTGATATCATCATCCCATTGAGGGTTGGAGAGGATATCGCGGAGGCGTCTATTCAACCGCTGACGGGACATCAGTACAGAAGGTGTAGGACGCATATGCTTAAGACCAAAGGAGCTTCCGCCGGTAGTGTAAGCAATATCTCGCCCCACGTCTGAAAGCTTCTTAGCCACTTCGCGGTATTTGTCTGGGTGTTTCTCGGCAAGAACACGTAATACCTCCGTGATTCCTTTTTTATCCATGACCCGGGTGTAATCGCGCATATCGGGAGGCAACGCCTCGTTAGTCATCAACTGTCCGATAGTAGTACGCAGCACAGGTTAACTCCCCGGCGTCCACAGCGTGCCTGGCGGCTTCGGCATATTTTGCATATCACTGATGACGGTCTCATTAATACCCAGCGAGCGTAGGGATCGATTCATGTCCTCGTCCCCATCACCACGGTGTGTGATGAAATACTGGCCAGGCCCCGCTTCCACCGCCACGCATAACGCTTCCCCGTTAGGGGAGCGTATTACGATGCGTGTGGCTTCAATACGCTGGGGCTGTCCTAGCTTATTATGCAACTCAACGATCATCAATTAGCTTCCGTTGAGGCTTCGTGACAGGTCACATAGTGCGTTGATGCGTTGCTCAGCCGCAGCGTAGTTTGGCGAAGCATCGTCAGCAGGTGCTGGCCCACGGAACATTGAAAGCACATCACCGGCACCCTTCTCAGGACCGCCAGGGCCTCCAGGACCACCAGCAGCAGCGATCGGATCGATCGCCGGCGACTGCCCGATGCTTGGTAGGCCACCCGGTGCTCCCCCTCCTTCAGGGGGAGCACCCTCGGCACCCGGCTGCCCGATCGGTTGACTCTCTGGCATCTGGCCGTTGGCGATCATCGCCGTCGCACCGTCGTCGAGGATATCAGGTGGCATGTCGATGCCTGTGTGCTTCATCATGTGCGTCAGAAGCTTACGCACGCGGCTCAGCTCCATGTAGATGAAGGTTGGGTCAATCTTGGGCTTGCCGCCCGCTGCTGGAGCGCCAGGGGCCGCGGGAGGTGCCGCAGGCGGAGCTGCTGGAGGCATGCCCATTGCAGCTGGGTCCATTGGAGGTGCACCAGGAGGCATGCCAGGGGGAATCCCACCCATTGCTGGGTCCATTGGAGGTGCGCCACCCATTGCTGGGTCCATTGGAGGTGCTCCACCGCCAGCGGCGGGGTCGGTCGCTCCTTGAGGGACGAAGGCTTGCTTCTCTGCCTCGCCCTGCAGTCGCCACGCGGCGACATCAAAAAGCGTCATGTTCATTTCGTGTTTAGCCATGAGGCGAACTCCATTTGGGTCAGTGATATCTTACCAGCATATCTGTAGCTGATTGTTTACACAATTCCGTATTGGGTTTTGACGAAAATTTTGACAGCACTACTGGCATGGCTTACTCCATGATCTCAACACGCTGTCCAACATCGATCGATCCTTTGCGGTAAGCAGCGATCGCGTCCTTCTTTGTCTTAAATACTCTGGGTGGTTTCTTCGAGTCCTTCGTCGACGCTGCCCATAACCCGCCTACATACTCATGGCTCGGCTTATAGTGTACATCGAAGTCACCAGCAGCGTGTAAGTTTCGTGACGGCATCAACGTTGATTTTGCTTCCTCAACTGCTCCCTCACTCGCAGGGATGTGAAACTGCATCGCATCACCATCGAAGTCAGCCCCAAAACCCCCGACGACTAGCGGCGGAATCTCCAGCGTGCTCGATGACGTAAGCTGTGGCCAGAAGCTCATAACCCCGTAGCGGTGCAATACCGGTGCACGGTTAATAACCACTGGACGCTCTTTCATCTCGCCCTGCAGCTCCTTCAACGCTAAAGGCGATCGGGCCTTAGCCTCCTCCATTGCTTTGACTTTTCCCATCCCACGACGAACCAACCTACGAATAACAAACGGCTGATACAGCGTCCACGCTTCCTCGATCGGTAACCCTACTTGATCCATATCCAGGTTAGGGTTTGGCGTAATAGTAGCCCGTCCGACGAGGTCGACAGTGCTACCAAGCAGCTTCTTCTGCACTGTACCATGCTTAGGACTGGTTCCGAAGACGTGCTTAAGGATACCTTTGACATCTTGTTCCTTGAATTCAGGGGATAAAGGGTCGCCCAGGCCGGTGACAGCCTTGAAAGCCTTGTAGACCGCTAATCGCTCCTCAGACACATCATCACTGATCTTCCCGAGTGCCTTTAGGTTCTCGGCGGCTTCGAACGCCTCCTTGTAGAGGTAGTTCGAGTCATCGACCAGTTGCGTGTTAGTCTCAGCGAACATGCTCACTGGACGGAAGATCGGCGGTAATACCGGGATTCTGTCCATCATCCACTCACGAGGATGTTGCTTGTTCTTCTGGGCAGACTTGAGGAACTCTAAGCGTCGAACTGCTTTATCCCTGTATGTCTTACGTCCTGACTTGATATCCGCGCGGGCTTTGACGATCTCCTTATCGAGGTTGATCCCCTCTAATGCCGTCTGAATACCGATCGGCCCAGTTAATCCTTCCTGACCAGGCACGTGGTCTGCGCCACTTAAGATAGAGGCGTACTGTTTCTGCGTTAGCCCGAGGATGCGTCTGATAGGTTCTTCCATCACTGGGTTAGGTAAAGGCTCTGGTAGCTTGATGTAACTCCAGCGATTACCTCCGTGCCCACCTGTAAGGGCCTCGTCGAACAAACCCCCTTTAATAGGTGAGAGCTTGTTTACACGCCAGTCGACGGTTTCAGAGCTTCTGATCTCCCTGTTACCAGTAAGCTCTTTGGCCCCCTCGCCAGTCATAGCCAGAATCTGGAGCTTGGACCCCTCCTTGATTGGATTGATACCAGCACCCTTCAACTGTGCCATGAACTTCTGGTACATGAAGGGAACTTTAGGCTCTGGGGGTGTATACCCGGACATGAGCATTCGCCAGTGATCTTCGTTTCGCTGACCGCGTACCACGTTGGCATCACGGATAGTCTGATAAGCTCCGTGAGACAAAAGAGCGTTGAGCTCTAACATACCAACTCGCTTAGATCCCGACTTTCCGCCCTTAGCGGGTGCCCCCTCAGCCGTATAACCACCAGCAGCACCACGACCGCCGAGCTTAACCTCTGCAGTGTGGTGGAGCTTCATCATGAATCGATTCCCTGCTTCGATGCCTTTGAGCGTACGCCCAGTCTTAGGATCGATCAGGTCCTCTGTGTCGTTGAGCCCGTGCTTACGCAGCTCTTGCTCGGTGAACTCACGAAGATCACGCAAGTCATCGAAGTCAATCAGTTTGTACGGTTTGCCCGTGATCGCGGCGATCTTACCGAGCTGCGTTTCGATGATTTGGGATGGATTACCTCGGCCGATGACGCCCAGCGGGTTGAGTAGCACTTCGTAGGGCCTTTTATCCGCCCCGTGCGGCATGTCTTCGTCGGGTACGATCGCTGCGACAACCCCTTTGTCACCGTATCGACCCGCGAACTTATCGCCGACCTTGGTTGGGTGTACGGATTTAACGACGACCGAATAGCCTTTTTTGCCTTTGTGTACATCGGTAACAATACCCTCCTCATGGTGTTCCCACTTAATCGATGCATCGCCCCAGGAGGCTTTACGTCGCCCAAGTCGTGGACCCGTCTGTCGTTCTTTCACTGCCAGCACCAGTGCTTCGTCCATCTGGACTGTCTCGCCAATCTTGATAACTCCGTCGTCATCGTAGCGATCTAGCTGTTTGCGATCGTATTCACCCGGGAGGATGGCGGTGTAAGCGTTTTTGCTAGCTTTAACGCCCTCGCCAAGATCGAGGCTGTGTTGGTACATGTGTTCGCTCGAAGCCCGCTTGGCGAAGGACTCAGAGACGACGATTGCGTCTTCGAAGTTGTATCCCTTGTAGGGCAGGTACGCGACTCGGGCGTTCTTGCCAAGCGCTGTCGTACCTCCATCATCTGTGAAATTGGAAGCAGCGAGCAGTTGTCCTGCTTTGACTGCATCACCCGCCTTAACGGTGGGTCGATTGTGAACAAAGGTTTTCCGGTTATACGGATGGTTTTCGTAGAGCTCGGCGTAATGAACACGGCGATCCCTCCCTCGTATTTTGACGTGACTGGGTGTAACCTCAAGCACAGTCCCGTCGACTTCGCTCTTCACAGCACCCATATCGGCGCCAAGCAAGTCTTCGAACGACGTGTCCTTCATACCAGGGACACCCGATTGCACGAGCGGGGACTCTGCGTTGACCAACGGTAGCGCCTGCGAAAGAAATCGACTACCCATAGAGATACGCTGCCCGAAGGCTGCACCCTTCAGCGGGATCATCGACGCTAGGGGCCCGAAAGCCTCTGTCATATGGCCAAGCTGATAGTCAACTTTGTTCCTAGGAACAAATTTCAGCTTGCCTTTATGCTGCACACGAACATGAGGTTCGCCCTTTTCTAACTCCCCTGGAAACGCAACGATCGCGTCAGCAACATCTTGGGGAGACTTCCAGATTGGTTTGCCATTCTTAGGATCGGTGAAGCGAGCGTAGAGCCGGCCATCGTTGCCCTTGAGGGTTCTGACAGCAAAGCGTCCGTCGATACCGATCTTGCCTGATTCTGGTGTGTGGACTGGGTCGACGAAGCCCAAGTGGCTTGGCTGTACGTTACGTGCCTCGTCTGGCACTGAGTCGTTACTAGGGATACCGCCTTCGCCCATGCGTGTCACTCGTACGCGTTGATCGTACAGTTCCGCAGGGTTGATCTCTTCCAGGGGGTTACCCAGGCCTGTCTCGATGATAGCCCCGCGGACAATCTTGTCCATCAGGCCAGGGGGTACACGCTTTAGATTGCCTGGAAGCGTGGCTTTCCATAGGGCATTCCGCATGGTACCGCCAGCTTTACGCATACGCTCAGCGAATAGATCCTCTGGACCCATAACCCGCTGATACGCCATAGCATCACGATCGTCGGACTTCTCCTCACCCTTATGCACCCGCAGCAGCTTGGCAGTCGAAGCCAAGATAACCTCTGGGTTCACAGTGGCGTATGGTTTACCGAGGGTTCGAGCAGTAACCTCGGGATCGAGCTCCATGTCAGCGAAGGCGTTCCGGATAGCCTGATGCATCTCTTCGTCATTCTCAGGCGACTTGTTCCGGGTAACCTTGCGGTAGAGCTTCTTGAGCGTAGTCGGGTCCGTCTTCTTGGCGTTGGCAACGAATAACTCGTTGCCCCACGCCTTACGGAGCTGACTGTCCGTGGCACCCAGTGCTTTGAGCACTGGCATCAACGGCATACGTGCTTGCCCAAACTGGACTCTAAAGATGCCAGTCTCTGGGTCCAGGAAATAGCGATGAC